TCCACAATGCGAACAAAAGCGTGCGCTGCTAAAGCAAGACTTCTTGCACTCATCGCACATGATCCGCATTTCAAACACGTTCCAATCCTTGGATTCCAGGTACTTACCCATCTTTCTTGCAACTGTTTCTTTCTTAGTCATTTTCATTCTCCAAGTGGGACCACTGGGAATCGAACCCAGGTTGTCGGATTAAAAGTCCGATGTTCTGCCGACTGAACTATAATCCCAAAGTCGGGCTACCAGGAATCGAACCTGGATTCCGAAGTTATCAGCTTCGTTTCTTAAACCATTGGAACATAGCCCGCATGCAACGGAACCACACGCAAAACCTCACTGGCTAACGTCGCCTTGAGAAATAAAGCCGCTTGCACTTTGCTATCGGCCGAAATTTGCGTCTTCCGCTGCTTTCCATCTTTCTTTGACTTATAAGTCACCTCAAATCTTGTATAATTTCTCTTCATCATTCTCCTAGTAGGACCGAAGGGAATCGAACCCTTATTGCCCTTTCGAGCCCAGATTAAAAGTCTGGAGCATTCCAGTCTGCCACGATCCCATATTGGTGATCGTTGCACGTTTAAGCCTGTTAAAATCCATCTTCCATTTCCTTAATCATTTGTTCAAGAGCAACTTCTTGCTCTGTAATTTTTTGATATTCTTCCGGCGTCATATCTGCCGCACAGTTGTTGTTACACAACTTCACCAACTTTTCATGTGTCGGTGACTTCCATTTCTCGGCTAACATTTCCTCACCACCGCCGATCAAGTCAACCCATCCCATTCCCATCGCATTTTCAAATGCGTCTTCTGCGCCACATCGGGTGCAATATGCTCCCGGCCAACCACTCCAATTATGTGCCATGTTAGTTCTCCTTTGGTGTCTATTATACCGTAACTGATCCAACTTGTGAACACCAAACAAAAAACCCCGGTTCTTCGAACCGGGGTTTTTCCTAAAACTTATACCGGTTCGGGCTGTCCCGACCGGCGTATGCCTTGGTTCAGGACGTAGTGTGGCTAATATGACCGTGTTTCGGCCAGCATTTACCACTACGTCTTGTAATCAAAGCAAATAACATTTTCGTTTCCTTTACACCTTAGACGCACCAAGCGTCCAAAAGGTTCACTAAAAAATGGGCCGGTCATATAGACACGGCCAACCTCTCACCAAGAGAGGGGAGTCGTAAGTGGCAGACCCAGGTTCCGACCCTGGAAGCCTCGGCTTATGAGACCGAGAAGGCGACCACGCCTACCATCTGCTATAAGTGGTGGGGGCTGGGATCGAACCAGCGATCTTCAGGTTATTCTAGGGCTTGTCTGAGCCAAGAGCCTGACGAGATGCCTCTTCTCCACCCCACGTCATGTATTCTTATATATCTATTATACGCTGAAATTTTCGTTTGTCAAGTCGGAATTTTTCAGAAGCTCATCGGAATTTCTCTGCCATCCAATTTCAACGAAGAAATCAACGGTAATATATAATTTCAATGAAACAATCAGATTTGATCATCCTTAGCTCTACTCGGAACAAAACCATAGAGAATTTTGAAATTAAGATGCTTGATTCCTTTTGCAGGACGACTCCTCAAGAATGCAAAATGTTAGTCATAGAAAATAATTCCAATGCAGTGGATCATGCTCAATGGAAAGAATGTGTCGAATCAAAAGGCCAAACATTTATGTTTTTTGATGGAGAATTCAACATAAACAAAATGTACAATTTGGGGACCAAATTAACCACCAGTGAATATGTGATGTATGCTAATTCAGATATTGTATTTCACACGAACTGGTATCGTAATCTTTTGAATTGGTTTGATGTCACGCCCAATCTATTTGTCGTATCGCCTTTTTCTAAAGCCCTAGTTCCTGACGTAAATAGACATGGAGTATACAGAACCGATGTGATGCCCGTCAGATATATTCACGATACCGTTTACATACCTGGATGGTTTTATTGTTTGAAGCGATCAAGTCATTTCGTGTGGGATGAAAACTTCCGGGCACATTTTCAAGATGTGGATTTTGTTTATACGCTTGAAAGAATGAGAAAGAAAGACAATAGCATTAAAAGCGGAATAGCCTACAACAGCAGAGTTGATCACTTGTGTGGCGGCACGGCTCACAATGCATCTCAATACTATTACACCACACAAGGCGAATATGCTTGTTTCGCCAAGTGGGGAGTGGGCAAGAAGTGGAATTAGTTGTGCAGTACCACTTTTATATTCCTGCTTTCCAACTGCTTGATCAATTCTTTAACTGATTCATCAGACTCAGTTGACACAAATCTCTGGTGAAATTCGACGTGTAATTCGTCGATCCAATCGGCTATATTTCTTTCTAGCAAACTACGCAATACACGGAACTCAGATCCTTCAATATCCATTTTAATCAAAATATAATCATCTTGATTAAAATTAGCCGTAATGAATCTTCCTAAATCTATTTTTGGCACCATAAAGGTGGCAATCAAAACATCACTGATTGCGGTTGACTCGTTCTTAAATTTGCGCATAGCTTGACCGGCTTGCACTGCAAAGTCCTGATAAATAGAAGATCCGCCGTCATCATCTTTAGAAACATGAAACGCTGCGTTTCCATCTTCTATACCGATCACTGCATTCAACAAAGAAACCGTTACGCCTTTGAACGTAACTTTACCCGTACTACATACTAAAGGATTGGCTTCAAATCCATAAACCTCCCAAGTAGAATCAATTTTATTTTGATCTATCATCACACCCATACCGTGTCCACGATGAGTGCCACAATCTAAGAAAACTTTTTTATTCATTTGAAACACATTAAAAGGTTGCCTACTAAAATGAACGTGCCAATTATGGATATTACAGCGACGATGCCATATCCTATTTTAGCATCAGCACTTTGATGCCTACTTGAAGTCCACAATCCATAAGTAGCGATGGAGCCGCCGAAAATCATAATGAATACGGCGGCTACCAATCGCATTAAATCTATCGAGTTGTTTTCCATCAGTCAATTCTACTTATTTTGACGGCTCAACTTTTTTCTCTTCGAGTTTAATGTCAGCTTTAGGCTGTTCGGCTTTCAATTCCTTTTCCAGCTTTTCCAGCTTGTTCTCAACCTGCGGCTGATCTTTAATTTCCGGCTTGGGGAGTTCCGTCTTCGGTGCTGGATTCTTGGGTTGAGTTTCAGGATGCAGTGGAACATATCTCCAACCGGCAATTTGTCCTGGGCCGTGATAGATGTCGATCTCTTTGCCCCACTGCTTGTCAATTGGAACGACCGCTACTGACCAATTTTTGCCACTATGAACGGCTTTTTCCACATCAATCTTCGCCGGTTCAGTCTTATCAGATGTTGCGGCTGAAGCTGTTTTTGGTTGTGAAAGCCCAGAAATATCGGATTCCCACTTGCCAAGATACTTTCCAATCACCATGCCTAACACCAACGATCCTAAACATCCCCATGCTACATAACGCTTATTCATTGTACTACTCCTAACAGAAAAACTACTCTCTTGGGGAACACTCCCAAGAACATTGCCATAGTATAACATTTTCACAAGGCTTGTCAATCCCTTGGTCTGATGTATTCTTTAAGGGGGTCTTCCCAATTGACCCTTTCCCCTGCTTCGCTACGTTTTTGCGCATCCTTGAACCGCCAACTATTGACGAACTGATAACCATTCATGCACATCTCCGTATGGCCATCGTCGCCGTGGTTATACCATGCTTCGCAAAGCCATACATCAGGATGATGAGCCGTACCCTTGAATTGTCCTTCTGACAATTTGTGAAATTCTTCGTAGTTGCCAATATAAAACAACTCATTATCATCCTCCGGTGGCAAGGCAAGCATTTCAGCCGGTGCCTCCCACACTTCTGGGCCTATCAACTCTACCCCCGGCTTGTTGAACAAGAAAAGCTCGCACTCGTACACCCGACCAAAATCTGGAATACAGAATTCTGGTTTGCAAAGCACTCTCTCGGTAGGCAGCCAGAACCGACCGCATGGAAATTGTAAAAATTTAGCCCACTCTGGTTTGAGTTCCCGATAGAGTTTCATCAACCTAATGTCTGTATAAGTCATTCGTCATCATCCGCTAATGTTTTTTCTTCAAAGTGATTCAATTCCCGCATAGACCAAATAAACCCGCCGTCGCCGCTTCCAGAAAAGATTCTATGATCCCATGTACACCACCCTTGTCTCGGATTCCACTTGCTCATAGCAATCAAAGTTCCAGGTCGTGTTTCAGAATAAAGCATTCCCGTGCGCCAACTCCCTTCGGCAAAAGGCAAGAATCCAATTCGTCGGATGAGCTTCATCGCCTATACTTTCTCGACCAAGCAGCAGCACGCTCATCAGCAAACCCAAGTGAAAATACCCCTCTAGAGCCTACACTGCGGGCTCTATTAATGGCGTTTGCAGAATTCAATGATGCATTTCCCATATTACAAGAGAACCCGCTAACCGGCCTATGATCTCGATGGCTCTCACAAAATGGGAAAAATCCAATTTGACGTATGAGTTTCATTCGTAATCACTTAATTTGAATACATTGGATTCTTTAGGAATGTAATGTCGGCAATCATAGCTCAAAAACCAATACCAACGTTCGGGCTTCTCAGGTCGAACCGAATTACCCATGCCATCCGTAATCAAAAATACGGCTTCTGGATATTTGCAACCTTCGTTCAGCATCGTCTTTTGAATAAATGCTTCCAGAATACCGAATGATGTTCCACCACCGCCGTATATCTTACCCTTGGCAAGCTCCACTTCTTTCACCGCTGTATCGAAGCAGAACAGTCTTACATCGAACCGCTTTGGATCAAGACTACGAGCCGCTTTGAAAAATCGATCTTTGAGATTCCAGCACGATCCACTGGTATCTTGAAACAAAAATACCATAATCTTGCCTTCGGTTTCGTGCTCGATTTCCATCTCCGTGGGCAGCATAAGCTTCTTATCCAAAGTGACGAATCTTCGATTCACTCTAGCCCACTGTTCAATGTCCTTCATTTCCGGCCGGTCGTATTTTCTGGACCACTCTTTTATTACAGTCTCCCACTTCTTCTTCTTTTTAACCGGCTTCACATCAATGAAAGTCCAACCACCCGTGCCTACGCCCGCCTGTGACTCTTGCACTTCCGCTTCATAATGCTTTTCAATCGTGTCCTTGAGAGCATCTTTCTCTTCCTTGGACAACACCCCATCTAATTTACCGACTACCTCATCCCAATTAGATGTTCCCAATCCAGCATGATCATCCAACGTGCGAATCACCAACTTGAGTTTTTCTAAATTTTTGGGCATACGGTTGAAGTAATACTCAAACGATTTATCGTCAGGCATATCTTCGCCAACAAACACCGTATCGACCCAACAGCCCTTCTTGTTGAGATCGCCAAGAAGGGCTCGATCAAATCCAAATCCTCGCACCAAGGCATGATTCACAATAACATCTAGCAAATAATTTGCAACCTCATGATCCTGAGACCCCAAGGTTCTAATGCCATGATTCAAAATGATGTGCAAACATTCATGGCAGATTACAAATAGCCGTTGATACTCATTTAACGAATTCCAATACTTGGGATTGAACACGAATTCTACCCAATCGCCTTGAGAATCAAAACTAACCGCTGCCGTTTCAATCTCATTGGTGAAAACAGGACGACCCATTTTCCACAACTGATAAAAAACAGCATGGTATTCCTCTAGCTTCAAGCTCAAAGCCAGAAACTCATCGGCGCTAAGCGTCGGTGTTGGGATACTCACTACTTGCCCACTCCCATTACGGCCACAGCCGCTATGATTGAAACGATTACACACTCTACGATCAAAAGCGTCAATCCAGCATTAAACGACCGATGTTGACACATCATCACCACCGCAATAATTGCCGCTGGCAAGCAAGTCAATTACCCCTCCCACAAGGGGAGGGGCTTGGGATTTGTCAAACTAATGTTTTAACTAATCGCTTAGAAGAAGTTTGACGAATTGCTTCAATCCTTATTCTTCTCGGTGTATTGACGACACCACTATTGAGTTGAGTAATTAAACTCTTCCCTTTACCTTCTTTTAACATTATACCCAATGCTCCATTTACATCTGCATTAAGCACTATTCCTGTTGATGACTTAAATAATCCTCTTGGGTATCTTTTTCCCATATATTCATCATGATGACACATTACTTCACCAGCAAGATGATCGCATTTACTTGTGTATGCTTCTTCCCTTGCTTTGAAACTAATACCATTTAACATTAGTTTTGATTTTAGTTTTTGAACAAACTTAGCAAAAGGAAGATTTACGAAGTTTTGGTTGTTCTTATCGCCGTGATTAACACCATTTTGTGCCATCCATCCTTCGCCAATTACCACATTACCAACATCATTATTCAAACAATATTGAAGAATGAAATTAGAATAATTATTTAAGTAATCATTGATTTGTCGCCCTCGTCTTGCTCCAAGCCAACGAATACGCTTACTGCTTTTCTTTCCTTGCTTTTCAAGTATTGATTGTAATTCTGCTTTTGTTTTGTTATATAATCTGTTTAGTGATTTAAGTTCCCGACCATCCATAATGAATGAGCGTCCAGATTTTTCATCAAGACAAGTAGCAAAATTATTTACACCAATGTCAATACTTAGACAATTCTTTCCTTCACTTGCTTTCGGTTCTTCTACTTCATACACATATTCAATCTCAAAGTATTCAGCATCTAATTTGGGAATAATGCGTATTTCTTTAATTTTATGTTTTTTAATACATTCGGGTATTAGATATTTGAATTCTTTGAGTCTGTATTTGCTTTTGAGAGTTGGTGTAATCCTAACTTTGATTTCAGTTTTCCATAATCCTTTATTGTTTGGAAGAATGAATGGAAAATATCCATCCTTGTCCAAGTATCCAGGTATTTTAACTTCTCCTACATAATGACCCAATCTCTTACTTCGTAATAATCCAAAGAATGAAGCGTATGCTCTATCAACCATCATCATTGACTGCTGACTTGCTAATGTTGGCATTGATTTGTATGAATGATGGTTTTTAACTGAATGATATGCTGTTGCGTAAGTCAGGCGTTCTCCACACTTAAAAAAATGTTGTCGCATTGCGTAAAGAGTGCTGTTGTAAACATCCTTACTTTTACGGCACATTGACTTCAAGAAGTAATGTTCTTTTTGCGTTAGACCTTTGAGTTTGTTTTTCAATACAAGTAGCATACTAAATTATATAGTATGCTAAGTTTATTTTTTCATAACTTTTTCAAAATAATTTTCATTATGCGGGCTTACATCCCCCACCACAAGGGTTTGACCTAGTTCGCATTTTCGTTCGCTACGCTCACTCAACGCTCACAGGTCAAACATTCCTGCGGAATGTGGAGGTTTTCGCCCGCTTTCTATAAACCAATAGCGTGTCAATATACTCCACACGCACAGAAAGAACAAAATAATTGCAAATTCCACTTCATTATCTCCTATTTACGAGTCCAACTTTTACCACCAAGCCCTCTGTATGTAGAGGGAGCAGGCACAGGTGTGGCTACCGGCACTTTCGGCGGTCTGCCACGACCACGCTTGGTTGGCAAAGCAATAGCACTTCCATTAGACGTAGATACGCCTGTAGCCCTGGGACAAAGGATTTTGCCGCCATGACCCGCCGCACACAACTTGTTCAACAGATCGGGGAAAGCCCCACCGTACTTTTTATAAATTTCCGGCCAATGAATATTTTCATTCTTGGCAATTTGATCAATAGCGTGATTTGCCATTCCCACCATACCATTCAACCGAATTGAATTTTTCAACGTGGTTAAATGTGACTTCTTACAAATTAACGCCAATATCTTCAACACTTCTACGGCTTCTGCACTTGTCATGGTCGGCGGCAATCGACGAGCCATATCCTCCAAAACCTTCTTACGGTCGTAGGTCTGCTGTCTCTTGCCAAGCTGATTCTTCCAAAGATCGGTCGCAGCCCTAAACGGATTGCTCGGTGTATAAATTGCACCTGCGTGCGTATTAAACTTCGGCTTATCTGGCATGCTATGCCCGATCATCTCTCCACCACTGGTAATAAATCCTACATTTAGAGCATTCAAAGCATCGGGATGACTCGCCAATGCCTTCTTCAGCTTCTTGGTCAATGCTTTGTTTTGATCGGCTGTCAAAATTTCCGCCACTATTGCACGTAACGACTCATTCGTATCTACATGCTTCATTGTCCAATCAAACACTGCATCTTCGGCAACGATCAGCGAACTAATCTTTTCATCAGACATCAGCGGAAGAAAGTAATCCCTAAACACTTCCTCATTCACAATATAATTAACGGCCGCTGCATAGGTATTTTCAGTCGTTACAAATTTCCTAGCTTCGTCCTTGTTGTTGGTAGACATCAATTCCCGCAAACGATCCATCACAGGACCAGTCTTAATGATCGTTAGCAACTTCGATACATTGGCCTTAGGTGGCAACACATCTCGTACATCCCCTTGCTTGGTCAAAATATCCAGGGCATAATCCAATCGCCGGGGCGAACAAGCATCCTTCATTTCAACTGGCAATTCATTCCACCAAGAAATTGCCGCTCTGGATGTATCGGCACCATAGACCTTGGTAAAATAATCTAGATCCGGCTTATAAGGAATGTCCAATGAAACGTGGAATCGGTCCTTTTGCGCCGGGTCCAATCGTTCAACATCGTATTCATCTTCATCGTCTGGGTTGATCGCCGCCCACACGATACGCAAATTCTTAAATTTCTTGCCGTTAATGCTCTTGAACTGCATCAACTCCATTACAGCATTACGCACCTTCTTATGAGCACGATTGAACTCATCGAAAAATAACGCCTCGATCTGGTCCAACTGAAATTCCAATGGTCGCACCAAATCAATATAAGGCACACCCTCGGCAGTCACTTGCTCTTTAGGAATTCCAATAAAATCTACCCACGGGTCCATCGTAGCAGCAGAGAAATACTTCCACCGCAAATTGGCCTTATCAAATGCCTGGGTGATTATAGCTGTCTTACCGACACCGTGACGACCAACAAACAATACGTTATAACCGTGCTTGATCCAAAACTCTAACTTCGCTTGACTAATCATTATCGCCCCTTGTTATTCTGCTTCTGTTGGTTTGCCATCTGCCATTTCGTCTTTAACTAGCTGCTCGAATCTGCTTTGCAATAGTTGTTCTCCATGCAGTTTCAATTGACGCACTCGCTCTTTTGTAACCTTTATTTTGCTACCAATGGCTTCGAGCGTCATTTCTTTAACATAATAGTCAAACACTATTTGCTTGCAACGAGCATCCTTTTCAGTATCCTCAGGATGTGATTCAAAGAATCTCTCAATCAACCATGTGGGCATTGCATGATCATTACCACGATAATCAGGAATGTCTACCGTATCCCGACGATTCATTCGTTCCAATGATTCAGTCGGCAACCGTTCAGAACGCTTGCGACTACGACCAGAATGAATAATGGAATTTTTCATACACATAAATGCCCAAGTGCTGAATTCTCCCCACTTAGGGTTATATGTCCTAATGGCCTGTGCAAGACCAAGAAGGGCATCAGAAAACTCCTCTGTGTCCATAAGCTCTTGCCCACGCCGACGACGAGCAAATTTCTTCGTCACTTCGATTGCCAAGCCGAAATGATCCTCAGCCCGAATTTCCACTCGGGGAGTATCTTCTAACATTGGCAATACCTGGGCTACACACACATTAATGCTCCTGAATCCATCCTACAGATACATTATTGTAGTACAAACCCCGATCCATGTAAACAAAAAAAGCCCACCCGGCTCTGCCGGGTGGGCTTCGTGTATTAAAGGTAGAGTCACAACTAGGAACTTGCTACTCAGTCTCGGTTGCCCTTTGTTTTTGTTTTTTTCCCAAGCTATTGAACTTAATAATTTGAAGCTGGGATGAACATGTAACTTTCGGGGCCTATGAACTGAAGGCCGACATTAAAGTAATTGGTCAAATTGACCGGACTCTACCCCCCCCCATCCCTGTTGGCTAAGCCAACAGTTCAGGATCGACCGGAAAACCGGTCTTGTTACCTACTAGGACGCCCTTCAAATTGGCTTGGGCAATAGCGTTTTTGATGGCAGTTGTATAACTGCTGCTCGTCACCGCCCGCTTCATCGCCTCATTGATAGTAATCGTCCGTCGAGCATACTCTTGTTCTTTGCTTCGAGCCATCTCTCGTCTGGAATAACCGAATGGATCGTGCGTGTCGTTGGTCGCTTGTCGCCACATGTTTTCGACTCGGCTCGCTCCGTCCTTCAACTTGATAGCCAAGGCCAACGTCATTTGCTTGCCCATGATAATAACCGGCACTTGCTGGTTGTACCATTCCTGCAATGCTTGCAGGGTGCAAACTTTTTCATTCGCCTTCTCGTAGTTCTTCACCACTTCGTCTGGAGGCGATTTTTCTTCGCCCTCAAAAGCCGTCAAGCAATTGGTAAACTGTTGCTCTGCAACATGACGTTCGAGATTTGCCCGTGTCAGAGCATCTCTAAGTTGGTAACCATTTACTTCCATAACTTCACTCCTGTGTGTTTGGTAGCCATTAGGATTATACGGAGAAAATCCGAAAAGTCAATGGCCATGATGATCAAAAAAAATGCGGCCGACAAGGATATGGGGTAGTCTTTACGTCTTTACTTGATGTAGACCACTCCTGCATTCGGCCGCAATACTGCTGCGTGGTAGACCTTTGATGGACCTTGCATCTATCCCATTGGATACGCCATCAGAGGTGGCCACTCCCACCCTATGGTGGTTATATTTTGGCTCGACAAAGAGTGACAAGTCTTTGTTATTGATGTAGACCAGTCGGCATTCGAGCCATTTGTATTTACTGTTTTGGATTTTAATCTTACCAGACAAAAATCGTAAAGTCTATTGTACTGGGAACATTTAACCCAGTATCTCCGATTGATGGTGGGGATGTAAACCTTACAAGCATTCTGGTAAGATTGAAATCCAAAATAAAAAGTGTGGGTGCCGGGAATTTCACCCAGACCAACGATTTGAAAATGTAGTCCCATCCTGCATTCGATCTAAACATTCTTTTGCAAGAACATTTGGATTGACAAGGGACGGCGAGACGAACAGCCTTTCGGCATTCGCTGTGCTGATGTTACACTACACCCACATAAATTTTCAAAAAACAAAAAATAGAAACCTGACAAGAAAACGGCGTAGTCATTTTCATTAATAGTGATGTAGACCACTCCTGCATTCAGGTTTCTAAGTGTCGAGGCCAGGAGTCGCACCTGGACTGGTACTTCCAAAAAGTAAATGTAGTCCCATCCTGCATTCAATCTAAACATTCTTTTGCAAGAATATTTAGATAGACAAGGGGCGGCGAGACGAACAGCCACCTTGCGGTGGCAAACCGTGCTTCTAAACACTCCCTCGACAATAAAATTTCAAAGATCAAAAATCAAAATTAAAACCAGACAAGGGTTCGATAGTCGTCATTTTTCCGATGTAGACCATCTGGCATTCTGGTTTTAATTTTGAGTCCGACAAGGGTTCGATAGTCGTCACGTTTTTGATAATGTAGACCATCTGGCATTCGGACTCAAGAGTTGAAGATGGGATTTGCACCCATAACCTACTGGTTGGATGTAGTTCCAACTACATTTGGGTTTTAAGGCCCAACAAGGAACGCTGAAACGTTTTGCCGGTCGCTCTATCTAATTGAGCTACTTCAACTTATTGTGTAGACCCGCTTCTAATTCCTTTCGGAACTAGCCTACCCTATAGGCCGTCCACACACAGGTTGCCAAGTTATCCCCAGTTCTTGGCTGTAAATTGCTGGGGCAATGTACTCTTGATCGCCCGGCCCTGCGGCCGGGCGATCCCACACTTTATTTACTCGGCTGCCGATTCCTCGACAACTTCTTCTACAACCGGAGCCGCCGAAGCGTCGTCCAGGCTGACATTTTCAATCACCTTGACCCAGTGATCCGCATCGTCGCCGCCTTCCATGAATCCGGCAATAACCTGGAACACTTGATCACTGAAGCCACCCACCTGGAGGATGTCCTGGTGCTGCTTCACTTGGCTGCTTCCCCTCGGGGTGAGGTCGATACAAACCAACTTTGCCCGTGGATTACGCTTCTTGAACGTCTGCCACTCGGTCATCAAGCCAGTTGCATTACCATAGGCATAACTGTAACCGCTGTCAACCCAACTTTCGTTGTCGCTGATGAAGACTACAAGGTCGCCCTTTGCCTTCTTTGCATTCAGTTCTGCCAATGGCAAGCTGCAATTCGTTCCACCACCACCATAACGAGCCAACTTTTGCGCATTCGTCATGATGCTGTCCCTCGAATTCAAGTCGTGCTTGTAGGTTCGAGTGTCGAACGGAATTACATTTGCCTGCTCGTTAGTACGCAACATGGTCACAGCGAACAGGGCCGCTACGTCCACGCACGAAACCGCCGAAGATGCACCCATTCGGTATCCCGTTGCCGGGCTACTCATTGAGCCTGAAGTATCGACGCAGACATACATTTCGCCGGAAATCTTCGGCACATTTTGTACCGCAATTTCCATTGCGTCCTGCAACGCCAAACTAATCTGAGTCGGTACGCCAGTCGCCGCCTTGAAAGCCATCAGCAGTTGGTACGGGAATACCCGTGCCCGCTCAATTTGCTTCTTGTCACGGAGACGTTCAGCAATAATCTGAACCAATTCCGGGTCACTCAATACGTCGTGTCGCTGGAAGGTGTTCAAATTCATTCTCGTCATCTGCCACGGGGCAGTACGAGCAATTTGCTTCCACTCGGCTGGGCCGATGCCCAACGAGTCCAACATACGGAAATCAACCCTCGGCACAGTGCCTTCCTTGGTCCGCTTGTAATTTTCGTAATCCTGCACCAACTGCGGAAGCAGGCTATAATCATGTTCGTAGCAAACGCCTTGAGCGTTTACATATACTTCGCCATTCTTAGCCAAAGTTACGAGCTTACCGTTGCGAACTTCCGCACCCTTGAGGTATGCGAACATCGCAGCCTTAGCTTCACTGGACGGACGTGGCCGTGCCATACGAAGAATGTCACGCATGGTCGGATCGTTACCGATAGACGCCTTGAACAAAGCTTCGCCGTTCATACGGTCGAACCAATCACGGATTGCGTGCTTGATCGCCCACGAAGTCATATTGATCGGCTTACCGGTGATGGCACCACTACGGCCCATCTGAATAAAGTTTCGCAGCATCTTACCATTGTCGATTACTCGACGGAAGACCTTACGGAACAACTTCGGATCGATCTGCGACAATACAACCGTCAAGAACGCTGGCATGTCCTTCATGTATGCCTTGTCACGGCAATAGACCGCAGTCTTCGCCAGGAACAACGGATCGTCAATCAATGCTTGCGCAGCATCCTTGGCAATCTTTAGATTGTCTTCGGCAGATACGTAGTAAGTGCCGTTGAAGCAGTTAGTCGCTGCAATTTGAGCCAGCGCATGCTTCGAGGAAAATGAATACGCCTTGCCACCAGCCGCATTAACGGTATCCGCTACCGGTGCAATCGGGGTACGCTGAGACGCAAAAAGGTTCTTGTTAGCCATAATATAGCTCCTTTCATCACTTCGTTGTTATTTAAGGCTTCGTTGCCACGCTTGGACAAACGTGACATTTATTCCTTGGACTTAGGTATTATACGTAGCCTTTTTAGAAAGTCAACACCCTAAACATTATTTTTCCGAAACTCATTCCTGATGACGTAATTATACTCTGGCCTAAACCACTTGTAAACTACTCACTGAAATATTCCCTACAACGCTGCAAACTAGACCATGACCAACTATGCTGCCAAGCAATTTCCCAACATAGACCAATAGAAAAATCCTTGGACATCATCGTGCTATTCATCAAAAAAGACCGTCTGACTATTTTCATTCAGTCGGCTTCGGCGGCTGTGTATCGTTCCGATGAATTGCATCGAAAACTTCACGACGATGGACAGGAACTTCCTTGGGGGCCTCAATGGCAAGACGCACCTTATCACCCCTGATATCTACAACCGTAACCATAATGTCGTCATTGATAACAATACTTTCATTCATCTTTCTGCTCAATACCAACATGTCATTCTCCTCCTGATTAAGCTTGCCCATTTCCATACTTTTACCATAAATGCATGGTTTTGGCAAGCGTGATTTTCGTCTACTCTATGGGCACAAAAATAACTGGTGGGGATTTCCGTGTAGATTCTGGAGCGTCCCCTTTGATAGAATTCCACAAAGCTGCTTCCAAATCGGGGACCGCCCGTACAGACGAACATCCAGGGCAGTCACAAATCCAAGGAGTGCCAGCATTGTAGGCATCCATCATATGCATAGCCGCTACAAGATGCATTGCTGCATTCATTTCAATATCCATAATATGGGGTGTAGCAATTATTGAAAAATACGTTATACGCTCGATTGATAGCTGTTGCTTGAGCGTATCCTATCCAATCAGGATTTTGATTATAATAAGTAGGTCTACGACTCATACTCATTCGCTTTTGTCGGATCAAAATGTTTTGAAAATCATCAATCCTCTTCCTGATTGTTCGGATCTCTTTCAAAATTTCCTTCTTTTGATCTGGATCTTCTGTTTCCGCCAATTCAATCAACTTGTCTTGAATCTGATCTCTCAAAGCAAAAACCATGTCCACTGTTACCGAACCCTGTTCGGCATTAAATTGCGGTGTAGTTGCCGTAGTGCCTGTTGATGATCCATCAACATATCGCATATCCCCAACGCCACAACGACCAGTGGTACATTTGCCATTTGCACACTGAGAATTTTTAGGAGTCATCGGGGCATCTACATATTTCATATCATCGTCAACAGTTGCACCAAGCAAAACCAATGCTAGAAACATCGTATTCATTTTCGTCTTTCTGCATACTTGTTTGTCAACTCTATAATTTTTTCTTTTCGCCGTTTTCCGTTCAATTCTTCAAGCAACTCTTCGGGATACATAGAAAAATAATTACCCCACCATCTCTGCATTTTGGATTCAAAGATCCGCCATCCCTTTCCTGGTTCTGCTTTGGCTACGTATCTTCGCATTACAACATTTTCTTGAGGGCATCAACGTCGATAATCGGGATATTCAATTCCTTGGCCTTATCACTCTTAGCACCGGAGCCATCGCCTGCTACCAAGAAACTAATCTTCTTACTCACACTGCTATGGCATTTGCCACCAAGAGCTTCGATCTGCTCCTCCCAGTGTCGCTTGCCTTCATCAAATCCACCCGACACACAGAAATTCTTGCCAGTCAACTTGCCAACCTTGGGAGACTCCAATTCCACATGTTCCAACAGAGCATCCAATTCCTTGTGGTGATCACCCAAATAATCGTAGACAATATGTGCTGTTTTCGCACCAACACCCTCCACGGCTTCCAACTCGGCTTCGGTCGCACTACGAATTTTATCAAAATTTCCGAAATGGTCAACCAAAGCCTTGCCTGCCGACTTTCCAGCAGTCTCAATCCCAAGTGCCGCAAAGAACAGAGCGGCAGAGATCTTCTTCTTGTGTTTACAAGCCGCAGCAATCTTGTCGGCCAATTCACCATCATCTTCGATCTTTTCCGGGTGATCAATTCCATGAATTGTGCCCACGATCAATAAAGCCTGCCGCAAACTAAGATCGGAACGATTTACAATCTCAGATTGACTAAGATTATAAAAATCAGCACGATTCTTTACACCTACCGCAATCAACTGTTCCATCTTGGATTCGCCAATACCAAGCACGCCAAGAGTAGCAAAATAGTGACAGAATCCAGTGATCTGTTTGGCCGGGCAATAATCACTGTAACAAAACAATTCCCACATTTCTTCTCGACCACCACTCGCTGGAGTGTGTTCAAGTGTAGTGATACCACCACAACTTGGACACGTCTTTGGATATTCCGGCGTGCCCTTACATTGATCACTGACAACTCCAACCACCTTGGGAATAATATTTCCCGCCTTCAAAACTCTGATGGTTGTTCCAACATCAATTTTATTGCGGATCATATAACCCGCATTATGCAATGTTGCACGACCAACATCTGTATCTGCCAACCGTACCTTGTCTTTGAAAATAGCAACAGGCTTAATCACCCCAGTGCGGCCAGTATTCCACTCCACTGATTTGATAATCGGCTGCGCCTCTTCCTCGGCAAATTTCCAAGCAATTTTACCTTTGGGGTTTGCTGTGACTGCACTGCCATGCTTACCCAATTGTTCTTGAGCATCCAAATCGTTTACACAAATAACAATCCCATCAACCCGATAATCCAATTCAGAAACATGCTGTTCAAGCGTATCAAGCAGATAGAAGTTAAAAAGCGAAACACGAACGAATGGCACACCAAGCATTTGATTTACATACTTAGCCCGTTCAATCTCCGTTTTATACGAAGGCTGAGCAATACCTTCAATACCGTGGCCCATGAATGACAACCGATGATGTTCGGTCTTGGACGGATCAGTGATCTGTTTAATACCGCCCATCGCAGCAGCACGCTCATTAGCAAATTCTGGTTCGCCACATTTCTTCTTCCACGCCTGCACCTTCGGAAGATCGGCCCTTCTGATAATCAACTCGCCAGTAATACGACAAGTAATGGGCTCTTTTAATTGCTGAGGAATTGACTTAATGTATTTAACGTTCTCGGTCACGTCTTCCCCTTCAATGCCACGTCTCGGCCGCAGACCAGCCTTGACCAAAATCCCCTTCTCATAATACAAACCAATTGCCACACCGTCCCATTTGTAAGACATGCAGAAATACTCACGGGGATATGTAAAAACTTTGCCGTTATATTTGCGCTCGGCAACATCCACCTTCTTATCTTCTACTGGCTTAACCGTCACGGGATCAACCAAAACAATTTTCTTGGCAGACAAATCATAGACCGGACCCTTCTTGACGGCATCACTGGCCTCGGCTACACAGTCCTCCATCCATTTGAAAAGCATACCTTCCTTAACATCCAACTTTTCATGACTAGCCTTCTCAATAGAAGTCATGGGAGGATGATGCTTGACTTTCTTACCAACCGCATCGTCCTTACCGGCAGTAATATTGTCAAATACAGTAGAATTGGGCCGGTCGTCCTTCAACGCCTGCCGCATGAAATCATAGCGAGGATCAGGAACAGGATGGACACGATCAAGCTTGAATTCTGTGACCAACCAATCCGGCGTACTGACAGGCAACATACAATCCTGCCCATCGTTGTAAAGTGAATCCAGGCAACCAATTACGGATTCCAATTCATCCAACTGATCGTTCGTATATTTCGTCTGTTTTGACATAGTTTCTCCCTTTCTGATAACATTATACTATGATGATCGGCAGTTGTAAACAACCTATACGGGCGCATTCCCAATCGTAAGATGCAGATAATATTCAGGATGTCTTGAAAGACCCAATTCCATCCGAATGTCTAAGGCTCGTTCACATTGAACCGGTAACCAAAAATGTTTTCCGTTATCTTTTACTATTGGTTCATATGCAAATTCAATAGACTCACCATCATATTTTTTCCATAAATTCTTTTTATGATCTAGCGGCTCTTCATTTCGTATGACCGAAACATGCTCTGCCCACGCTGGTCGAAGCAATTGATCACAATTAAATGCCTGTAATTTATAAAGAGCACGATACAATTGACCAATACCGGGATCGGCATCTATTACCAACCACCAATTAACAGAACAGCCCTCACCTAAAAGCTGAGGGCTGTATCGAAAAATTCCAGATGACTTAATTATCGCCATGATGATAACCACGTTGACTCAATAAACCAAACCCTGTACGCTTAGCCATCATTGCTTTAATCTCAGCAAATGTAAATGGCCGATAATCCCCAAGCAACTTGAACGCATTATCTACTCCCACGTCCAACGACCAGCGACCGGGCATAATCTCATCTAGCCACTTTTCTGCATTTGAATGTGAGTGCCCATAAAGATTCCAGGCACCATGATGTCGCTTATCCCAAATGGCAAGAGCCTCATGATTCATTTGAATCTTTTGACCTTGCACAACAGCCGTCGTCTTGTCCCAACATTTGCTGAACAAAACTCGTATTAAATTCCTAGCTGTTGAATCTTGCAATGGATCATGATTTCCCCAAAGCATCATCACATTCTTGCAATTGATCCTACGGCGATAGAAGGAATAGACTTTGAAAACATCATCATCCGTATCCCTCCTGCTACACATGTACCAATCACCCAGGAACCACAAGCGATCTTCTGGTTTTACTTGAGCGTTGATTTTGTCGATAAAATAGTCATTCATCCTATCTGAGGATTCACGACTAATTCGCAAATTTTGAATGTCTCGGTCTACCCCAGACTCCATTACTTTTCGTTCTTCCGGCGACATGAACATAAGCCGATGGCTATGCTTCAGAATATTTCCATGTCTGAAATGCAAATCGCCAGTGAAATGATCTTCCATAATTACACCTATTGTACCCCAGCAAACCAGGGTTGTAAACTACGCCCCCCTAATGGCGTCTTCTAATACTGCCTTCTTTTGAATACCTACAAATCGTTTCGTCTCACTTCCATTTTTGAAAACTATAAATGTGGGGATTGCACTGATGTTATGTTTGGCGGCAAGCTCGCTGTTTTCATCAATGTTTATTTTCGCCACATCAAATTCCTGAGATAGTTCTGCCATGACCGGAGACATGGCGTGACAAGGGCCACACCAAGGTGCCCACCAGTCTATCAGTACCGTTTTATTTGCTGTTTCGGCCGCAAAATTACCTTCATTTAATGACAATATCATAAATTTCTCCTTTTCATAAAATTAGTAATGCACAACTAAATCCGCTAGCCAATAGCAATAATCTCTTAAATATGGTCCCATTTCACAAATCCAAACTTCATACAAAGTAACAAAGTTTTTAGAAATGAAAACCAAAGATTCTTGCAATGCCATAAATCGCTCATCTACATTGAATGTAACATCTGTTGTATGGTTAAATTGGTTTTGGTATCCCTGTTGCTTTATTGCATCATCGCAACAATAAAGCAACATATCCCAAGCAGCAAGATGTGCCTTTTTTACACTAGAGGCTATCTGATTACCACTTAAACTTGCCGCCCATTTCATTATAAACGATTCATATTCATCCCAATGAATAAACAAATCCTTAGATGTTGATTCAAACAAAGCCCGTCCACGATATCCATCGTGGACGGGCTTGACTGTCTTTATATGATACGTCCCAGGATGAACCGATGGCAATTCCCAACGAATACTTAAAATTCTCCATGTAAAATCGTAGTCGGTTTTGAAAAATATCGCCCCACGATCTACATGTCTGGCATATTGAACATTGATTCCATGCCTGTGAAAATACTCTTCACACAAATACATCAGTTGTCAGATCCCTTGACTTCTGAAGGATGCTTTAGATCTAAATCCGGCGTAGGCACTACAATTGCTGGAGCCGAAAGCGTCTTCGCTGGAATTCGTTCTTCCAAAGCCTGCATTCTCGCCTGCAATTGATCAATTACTTGCATCTTCTTATCTACCATCTGTATCTTACTGTCTAATTCTTTGATCGCTTTCAGCAATTCATTATTATCAGACTGAATAACCTTAACATCAGTGGTTTTAATAGAAGCCGGTGACGTAGGCGTAGGAGGAACAAACACAGGCGTATTTGCAGTTTTTGTTGTAACAATTGTTTGCCTTGTAACCGCTACCATTCCGGCTTGATATTCAGCCATCTCTGCTTTGGTACGATATTTAATCGAACCATCAGATTCTAAAGCACATTCATTAAACGCAAACCCTTTTCCATAATCTAAAATGATATGTGACACACGATTTTTATGGTCACGATAAATGGTGGGTCTCGGCAAAATGCCGTTAAGTACAGGGGTCTTAACCTTATAATCACTAGCAAACTGACATGCCACGTATTCTTTAGACGTAACACCTGCGCAACTTTTGTATTCTACAGTCACAGTTGGAGGTTGATTATCTGCAACATAATTCCAACCAGAATCGTCAACACAATAGTTACCATTACATTGCCCCACAAGGGCAAAAACAACCAATAATTGTCCTAACATTACAGTTCTCTCCCTTTGTAAAAGTTAAAACGGTCAGACAACGACAAGTCATCACTTCCTTTCCAGCGATGTGAAGCTTCATCCCATGCAACAGGGTACTCCGCTGGAAATGTTTCTAAAATGGTAAACAAGGCAGCCACGCTTTCTGCTCGCTCCACAGATCTATGAAACGCTAACGGGTGCATTGTCGGAAATAAAACACGTAATTTTTCTATGTTTTCTTGATCAATCATTATATTCGGGCGGCAGTTTTTTCTGATTTTCTGCCAGTTGCCGCATCTTCTTGCTAACAATGCGACCCGCTTCAAATCTATTGTACAGCCAACACACTAAAACGCTTCCCAAGATTCCCATCACCAATCCTGATCGTGCAAGGAACTCGCCTCGACCCAACAGGAATTGTATGAATCCTCCAACATAGAATCCCGCTATGCCAATCAAAATGGTTGGCAAACAACCTTGTGCTTCAGGCACCTTTATTACTGCCTTGGCAACTAATCCCACTATCATCGCACATGCTACAAAAAAAATCAACCACAACATTATTTTCTCCTTGCTTCTACAGGTTGGTAAGCCGGTACTATCTCTAAATAATGATCCGGCGTCTTATTGGTAATAACATCATTCGACAAATTAGTCATATATCGCTTGAACACAATATCGAAACTTGCATAATTTTCAAAACCCAAAACATCACGTAATGCCCCATCGGAACCTCCAGCCATCAACAATTTATGAAAATTTTTCTGGCCAAACTCCTTGCGAAGCATCAAACAAACAATGGCTGCCTCTGTATCAAATAACTCCTTGGTAGCAGCGTCATACTTTTCGAACTTCACTCGATCCATCGTAAAAATTGTTTTACTAAAAAACATCTTGTTGTCTTTAGCAATCCTGCTGGATAATGTAGAAAAACGGGCTCTTATTTGTGGCAAAGTCATGTTTAACACTGCCATTCCACGATATGCCCACAATCCAAATTTCACATTGTTCATTCGTTCAAAATCTGCCAAAGAAAATCGCAACAATGCTGCCGGTAACGACTCGGCAGCATTGCCATCTAACAGCAACCACACAACCCTATTCTTTTCTCTACCTGCTTGATCTAACTGTATTTCAATATGCGTATCATTTAATTGAAAGAGCTTCTGCATTAACTCTTTGTCAGGAACAACTTGAATACGACATTCTGTTTGATAAGAGTAATCAGGCAGCCCCCAACGACTAATGGACCACTGCTTGATTCTTGGAAGATCCCTTCGTAGAAATTCTCCTTGACGACGATCAAGGCTTAAAATCACAAAATTGTCTACCGTATATCGATTCCAAGTTTTCCCTGCGATTGCGGGATCAATAGAAGATTGTTGTGCTTCTAGCGGCATCGCCGCTAGAAGCACAACCACGAATACAAACTTTTTCAATAAATTTGCCATCAGCCAAACCTTACGCTGCTAAATCGCATAGCGAGGCAGTATTCTCCTCTTTCGTTATCTTATCAGAAGAACAGTCGATTTGAAACCCCAAATATTCGCCCTGTTTTTCAACCGTATCTGCAAGACAGAAACCACTATCATTTAACGGTCTGTCTAACGATATGGGTGTAAAATAGTGATCACGTGCCCCCCAACTTGCCTCTCGGAGGTAGTCGATAATGGCACCATTGATTTTAATGATTGCATAAGCCTTAAAGCTTTCTAGACAGCCATTAAATTTATTGGCTGCATCTACTAAGCCCAAATACGCCGCTGAAATCAATTCATCAGGCTGCACACTTCGGGGAACGCTTCTGCTCTTATGCAGAGCAATTCGTTCAGCTAATTTCATGTGTTCGTAAATCAGTTCGTCTCGTTCTTCAAGTAATGAAGTTCCCATAGTAAATCTCCTTTTGTAATAGTGATTATGGTAAACATTATTCGTATATTTCGTTAAGTACATATCGTCAGACTATCGTTAAAATAGTTATACTATTTACACATTCTAACACACATTTTAGACGTTGCCAATGCCGTTATCTTTCTGCATTAGGATCAATTAAACCAGATGTCGGTCGCATAGCCACTTGCCTCATAAGAGCCGACATACTATCTTTAAGAACCTCAACGTCAAGTTGTGTTTCTTTTGACAAATTTGCCTGTTTTACCAAGAAATTAGACATGGTGATGCAAAATGCCAAATTGATTAGCCCTACTATTAATATCACAATCTCAATAACCATATACCATCCTTTCTAATACGATGCTGGAAAAATTGAATTAAATTCTACGCTTTTACTTGTTGTGTTTATCTTCACCTCTGCAATGTTCAATCTCAGCATGGGATTTGCTCTCCAAGCGGAATTAAACAGTCCTATTTCATCATAAATGATACTATAATCTACCACTAACTCACCAGCATTCATAGTGGCAAATCCTGTCAAGGTATTTACGCTAAAAGCCACATCTGGTGTGACGCCCGCACAAACGGTGCCTTGCGGTGTAGCCAATATGATCTTAGAATGCTTGGATTCACCAGAAGTAACGCTTTTTTTCATAATTTGTATGGTTAATTTCCATATCTTCTGACCCAATAACGCTCCTTCTAATTCATTAGTGTTTTGAAATTGGAATGTCCAAGTCCAAGTTTCTCTACCTCCTGTAGAAGATAGCCCATCCATATGAACCGTACTCTGCCATTGATTGGTAGAGGTTGTGTACAACATGTTTATTGGTTCGGTAAAGTTTATAGAGTTCTTCAACGCAAACTGCCTAAATATGTTTGTGCTATCGAAATTATGATCCATAGCCAACCTCAAAGGCCAATTATAATTATTGCAGTCACTTACGCCTCGCACCGTTTCTGTATTAATACTAAGAGGTGGAATTGTGCTATCGTCCCAGGTATCAATATCGGTAATATACTTCCAATCCCATGTTGGCAATGTAAGCCATGAGATGTCTGTAGCCTCTACGTCTGTAGTAATAGACTGTACATCAAATGATTGCGATTCAACATATGGATTGTTGATCGCTTGAAATGCACGATCTGTTAATCGCAATGCCATTGAAGGAGCAGAAGGAACAAACTGCGCACATTCTGGAATGGATTCAAAATCCTGTTCTTCCAACTGCGTACAGCCAGACATTTTGCCACCCATATCTGACAGTCTTTCTGTCAAATTATATTTCCTAATAGATTTAATCGCCCAAGTACCTAATGCGGGCACATAAAATGGTGGTTGTGGAGATTGCAGTAATTCACATAAATGTGCCACACTTTTAGCTGGAATGACTTGCACATACTTTGCTCCGCAATTCAATGGCTGCCCTTGGATGGTTCCCTTACAACCACTGCACGACGGATCTCCGGTGTCCAATCCTGTAGCGCACGATGGTGGCGTACATATACCTTCGATACGATACCAAGATCGCTTTTCACTTTCGATCTCCCAATCTAAATCAACAGTTTGTTCTACCGAATAATCTGCCATCAGTGTTATTCCTCTAATCGCTCCAAAATAGCTGCTACCATAGGATGCCTAACGATAGAATCGCTACCAAATTTAACTACTGCTAAACCCTGCACGCTTTCTAGACGAGCAATAACATCAATCAATTCTACATCTCGCAAATCGCTTTGTTTAATGTCTCCATTAACGATCATCTTAGTGTTCTTGCCCATACGAGTCAAAAACAGCTTAATTTGCTTTTTAGAAGCATTTTGAGCCTCATCTAAAATACACACAGCATCGTTGAATGTTCTACCTCTCATATAAGCAAGAGGAGCAATTTCAATTACACGATTAATAATTTCACGCTGCGGTGTGCCTTCTCCTATCATTCTCCCCATACAATCTACCAATGGCATCAAGTATGGATTCACCTTTGCCTCCAAGTCTCCTGGCAAATAACCCAAACTCTCTCCCGCCTCTACTACAGGTCTAGTGAGAACAATTTTCTTCTTAGTCCGCTGCAATATCTCATAAATGGCAAATGCCATCGACAAGTGGGTTTTTGCTGTCCCAGCCGGTCCTGTCAAAAACAACACATCATGTTGTTGATAGGCCGCATACGCCAATTGTTGAGACGTATTCATAAATTCAATATGGAACTTATTGGGGGGTGGGGCAGTGGATGTAGAACTCTTAACTCGTTTGGTTTTATTCATAATGGTATTTATCCTCCTCAATATAAAAGAAACTAACTTCAGAAATGCTAAATAAAGCATGCGATTTACAGAGTGGCTAATATTGGAGAAATATATGACGGATGAATCGGCCTTTTGCGGATATTGCAAAAAGCCACTCGTAGCCAATGTTATTAGCATAAACCCCAATGAAAAATCACCAGGGCAATTAATGCAATGTAGTTGCAAAAAATCTAAAATATGGACCAATAGAATTCGTAATGTAGATAACCTTTTAAGATTTGCATCTGGACAAATGCCTAAATACACTAATGGCTTTTGCAATGATAAATGGTGTGCGTACTGCTTTACATGGCCCGCATCTATAGATTGTGTAAAGACTGGCATACCCAAGGCTGTTCTTAAACATCGACGAGATTTAGATCAATACGCATGTAGAAACTGCGACCAAAACAACTTACTGTACATGGATACGTCATTAGAGGGTAGTGAGTTAGACACTAAACCGATACTTGATTGGTATAAAAATCACCTAATAGAACTAAAACGAGTGCTTGGTCAAACCTGAGGTATAACATGGATTTCAAAAATTTCTTATTAACTGAAGGTTATGAACAAGACCTCAAGAAAACATTGGCAAAAATTCCTAAAAAACATAAGGCTCTCATCCGAGGTTATAAATTCAAATTCCAACCTGGGAATGAACTCAAAGGTGAACACGACAGTATTGGTCTAATCAATCGAAATACAAAAGTAGTAACCGTAGCAGCCCCGTGGAACTATGGTCGTGAATATACCGTTCTACATGAAATTGCACATCTAATTTGGGAAACCCTGAATGAAAAACAGCAAACAAGGTGGCGAGAAATTGTAAAGAAACATCCTAGTGAAGATAAGCCAAGACAATCGAACGAAGAATATTTTGCTATGGCATATGCCTCAGCCTATGCCCATAATCAAATTAAGAAGTTCTGTATACCTGCGTGGCACAAGTTTATTCAAGGCTTGTAATAGTATAAATACCCCAGCCAGCTTTCGTCCGCATCTGAGTTCCATTCTTTTAGATGCTTTTTACAAGTATATCTCATCAACCGACCCATCCAACTAGTGGTAAAATGCAATGCTTTAGCAATCTCTTCAGATGAGTTGGCACCAACTTGATATAATTGAGGCAACCAATCAATATCTTGCCCTCCAATAAAGGGTACATCATTATCCACAAAATCAGCAGCTACAATATTGAATGATTCGCTATAACTGACTTGCATGCCTATATCCATTGTCCTCACAAGATGTACAAAATCATGATGTGGCATCCAAGGATGTAGGATAAGTTCATGCTTATCTTGTCCTTCAAAAAACGCATCAACATTCTTAAATACCTGTTGTCCATTTTGTTCACATCGATTGCCATTCATGTGAAACATTAAATTCTTTCCAAGGCTATTGGCATATTTAACAGCAGCAATTGCTTGTATCAATTGATTTTTCATTGGTCTAATAGCCCCAAAACACCCTATATCAATTGAATTATCTCCATGTTTCTTCTGAGTGTAATATCGATGATAAACAGGTGGACAGTACACGTTTGGAAGATAAACCGTTCGAACACCCAAAGTATCAGCAAGATCCACTGTTATTTCTTCTGCGTTGGGAGCAATAATCAAATTGTTAAACACTTCTTGCAACTCTTTGTATTGTAACAACCACTTGAAAGCAATACCCTCGTTAGCAAGAAATGGAACTTTACTGTGAAGTCTAATAGCCCACTGTCTATTCTGATGCCTCTTGAGATTCATTAATTCATATATCTTAGCTGGCGTTACCCATATTGCCTCTATGAATACATGCGTAGGATCATACTCAGTCACAAGTTTATCAATACAATTACCATCAACAGCCCTAGCAACACTAGCAGTGATATGATTTTTGCGTAACGCATTAGCCATAAATTCTGCCGAATTCATTAGACCGTATGATGGATTATAACAATCGTAAAAATCATTACGTAGCTTGCATATAAATAATACCTTTAATTTAGGAGACATGATATCCTCGCATGTGTTGACGTGGAAGGCCCAACAAACTAACGAACCTTACCCTATATATTCATGTCTAAGAAATAACTATCCAAACTAGGAGTTCTATAGTACAATGAGTTGTAATATATCTGCCAAATTGCACTTCAGGAGATTCCTAATGGAAATGGAAACGACCCCAGATCAGAAGGACCGCATTCGAACCATCATACAAAAGCTTATGGCTGATGATAAAAATTGGTTCAATCAGCAAGAAATCGCAGTCGGAAACAAAGGTCCGTACTGGGTGCTGAACTATATGCAGGGCTCCCGCAATGAATATAATCAACTTGTCCGTGGTATGATTATTCGTAAGCCAAATGGACAAACTATTAATGATCCACTCGACCTGATTGTTAGCTTCCCATTTATGCGGTTCTACAATAAAGGCGAAAAAGAAGCTGCCCCTGTTGATTTTTCAAAAGCAGACATGCTAGAAAAACTAGATGGGTCAATGGTGGGAGTGTTTTTCCCAGATGGCGATCCCTCTAAGCCACAATACCATACTAGAAAAATGGTATCTGCCCATAAACCCGACATGGATATGATGATTGGCGGCTTTGAAACAGCCAAATCCGGCCCACAGCCATTCATGAAAATCATCGGAGAATACGTGAATAAACTACACTTCACTAAAGAAGATGTAGCTATGACCTATGTTTTTGAATTTATCCATGAAATTAGCAAGGTTCTAACCAGCTACTCGCCAGAAAAATATGGATTACACCTATTAGGTGCAAGAAACATACGCACTCACCGTGAATTAACAGAAGATCAATTAGATGTAATAGCTCGTAGAATAGGTGCCCCACGTCCACGTCGTTGGAATACTACTGGCGACGAGGCAGAAATCCGTCAAATGATGGATGAAATTGGCAAAGATACCGAAAACTTTGAAGGGGCTGTGTTCCGAGACCCGGAAGGCAACCGAGTGAAACTAAAACGTGATGATTATGTCAAGCTACACCATTTGCTTGACAAACTATCCTTCAAACATTTAATCCCCAAGGTCTTGGAAGGGGAATCCGAGGAAATCACTGCTTACTTCCCATCAGCCAAAAAAACCATTGAAACTTTCCAAAAAGCATTTGACGATTATATCGACAAAGCAGTAGTGGCTGTACGTAAATATCATGATCAGAAATTAGATCGTAAAACCCTAGCCATGAAGATATTTCATGGAACTGGGGAAGATCTAGACCAGTACATGCGATCCCTGGTGATGAAACATTACGAAAATGGTGATGAAGATTCCGTCCGACAAATAATCACAAGAGATCTTAAAACGGTTGCCCTCGGTCGAAATGGCGTTGGCGGCAGTCCACAAAGATTAATGGAAATTATTGGTATCCATGATGACGAATCGGACGAGAAACAAGACAAAGAGCCTTAATCTCCAGTCAATCGTTGTTCTAGAATTTTTTGAAGCTCAAGAAGAATATCTTTACAATCCTCTAATTCGGGTGGTTCCATGTTATAAATCATAACAATGGCATCTTCCAAACGCTCTCTAGCGTTTTCGGGATTGCGAATTACATCCTGCTCTTTTAGATAATCTTGAAAACTCTTCACAAAATATATAGTCCCTTTCGGCACAAATGTGCCGAAAGGGACTGTTTTATTATTACAAACGCTTTATACGCTTGCACTAACTGCTTGTGCTTGAATTCCTCTAAGAATCTTAGGAATAGTAACCATAGCTTGTTCTGTTAGTCTTTCGTAATCATTAATATCTAAGGCAAAGATCCGATAGTGATGACAAATAGGATTTCTCATCACCTGAGGCTTATACCCTGCTTGCTGTGCTTTAAGCGTCATCATAAAGGCATGCCCCACTTGTGGCAATTCTTCTAGCCACGGACCACAATCTCTCCAACAATCTTTAGTCATCATCATGCAATATTCTTCTACGAAATCTACTTTTTGCTGTTGCATGTAATAAGATTGCAAGCTAACCCCAACAAATCCCGTACCTTGTGCCTCAGACACATTCACCAACAAATCAATCCATGCTGGATTAGTAATGACTATATCATGATGCAAGAAAATAAAATACTTCGAATTCTTGTCTGCTGCTTCCATTCCTTTATTACAAGCGGCCGACCAAAATATATTCTTCTCACATCTTACAACCTTTACTTCCTTATCAATTTCATTTAAGAATTCTTGACTGTCTGGACCTGATCCGTTATCAACAACAATGATCTCATAATTGTTGTTGAAACTAGTAACAGCTATAGACTGAAGACAAATATTAAGATATTCTGGCCTATCCTTATGCACCACAATAATAGACACTTGTTCTTCACTTCCGTCATGAAGATTGATGGTTAACTCTGGCTTTTCCCCCTCCAGAGGATTGTGGGGAGTGATAATTTTCTCTGCCATATTTCTCCTTATTCTAAATCTAATGGTACTGGTACTGATACTATAATTTTGATTAAGCCCAGCCACTTAACCAATCCTTCTATATCGTTCTCTTCACTAAATTGAGGACAGCACGTAAGCACTTTGTTCAAAGCAGCAATAGGCGTGTCTGCCTCTACTATTTGTACTTCTGCAATCATAGTTTCCGTAGGAGTGTTGATTCCAAAATATGACATGTCATCTCCGAATCCAACGGAATACCCATGTGGCACTTCACGAATTCTATTTACGGATACTGCATATTTCATTCCACGATCTCCAACTCAAAAGCTCCAACTTCACAAAAACACTCTAAATCTCCTTGCGGAGTAGACACCTTAATAGGTCGTATCTTACCTTCCGGTGTTACGTATGTCGCCTTTAACTCCTTCAATAAAGCATCAGCTTGTGAAGCTTGAGAAAAAGCTTTTTCGGTTTTTATAGCAACATACTCACCAGCAATTTGACGAGCCACTGTAATGACGCAAAAAATCTTTTGATGGTGAATGCCCTCGTTTTTATCGTTTTCTGCCATAATTTACCTCTACTTTAAGATAGTTATTTACCAATATTATTTCGTGCGTTCGTACATCGAAATAGGTTTTGTCGAAATAACTGTCTTTTTCGCTGTCGCTATTTCTTCTACCGACCGTTTCTCGATATAAAAAATTACATAGACAATGCCATTTTCATCACAAAAAGTACGAGCATTGTCTTCCAGATTCATTTCGTGGTGTTTGAAGAAAGGATTGCTTGCTTCGGGTCCGTGATTCATGCAACCATTGACTGTTTTCCCTACAATTTTTCCAATAGCTGTTAGCATTTCTTGCGATCTGCTTGGATAACAATTTTGTAATTCCTGCCACGCATCAAGATTATCAGATGAAACTACAGAATGGCTTTGATTGTTTACTTTGGCAATATGATGTTTTGAAGCATTTTTGGGAATAAATGCTGTCATTTTTAGATCAGGGTTTGTGCCTTCCTTAACCCGAACACTACTTATACGTTCGGCTAATTTCCCTTTATATTCGTCATATTGAATATCTTGGGCGGCGAGTTGAAATTCTGCCTTACCAGCATATACTCTTATTTTATGTCCAACAATTTTTTTTATCCGTTTCCGTAATCACTGCGAATACTTTCATGGATTAATCCCTAGCATCTTTCCAAACTCAGTCAATGTGATCCACTCAAACGCATAAGATGGTTCTACCCACATCTGTGCAATCTTATCGCCATCATTAATGACTACAATTTCTTTGCCCACATTAGTTACTGTCACTTTAACTCTAGTGGTATTGTTAGGACCAATCATACTGGGACCATCTGTGATGATCAATCCTTTAGATGCCCAATCGGGTTGAGCTTTTACCAAAGCACGATAGCTAATGGGTAACTTGATACTAAATCCGCAATCTATTACTACGGTTGCTCTATGGCTTAATGCCAGTCTTTTACCGCCTGTGTGATCAGGTTCTAAATTAGCAATTAAATCCACCACTGATACATTTTTATCATTACTTACAGGGATGTATTTAGGATCATCCGCAACGATCTCTGTTGCTACCTTTTTTAACTGTGGCATCTCTAGATCTTTTAACGGAGATCTTGGCATTACACTTCGTATGGTCCCTTTTTTCTTTGGTTCATCAGATTTGTTCTTAGGCATAATATTTCCAATCGTTGCGGCCACTGGCCGTCAGCACCATAACATAGTATGATTGAAAATAAATTAGTCTTTAACACTTACTGTGTTTTGTGCCTCTGCGATATGCCTTGTGATGTCTGCTAAAAATCTTGGTAGGGCTACTGTGGGATAAGACGAAGCTCTTCGAATAACCTCCGATTCCAGCCTTGGATGCAAACCATATGCATGTATGGCAGCCACAATACTTTTCATAGATGGGGAGCGTGGTCCCAATCTACTCACGTCTCGACCGGGTACGTCTATCTTGAAATTAATTTGTTCTGGCATTTTATTCCTTTGTTACGTAAATACAAGTATACTAATATAGCCTCCCTATGATAACTTTTAAGCAATTCATACAACTTTCGGAAGATAATACCATTGGGTATCATAACGACGGTCCAGGCAGTGGACTAGCGTATGGTAGCGGTGCGTTGCTTGGCAGCGATTTTACAGGAAGCGAAACTGCTGGCAAATTCTTGGGAAATCCCCTTCATTTACCAAGTTTAGACATGACGATTCCTCAGGTAGTTCGCTCTGGAGTAGTGCGACTCTTAGAAAAAAACAAAAATCCCATTCACATCTTGCTATCAGACGGAACAAGACTTCATTTAACCTGGGATCAATATAAAAGAATAGAAGGTACTGAACCGGCTATAGGCAAACTAATGCATGTGACATTTCAAAGAAACGTCAATAACGGCCCAGATGAAACATCTCAAATCACACAATGTCGTTGTGATTAATGTCTCTGTGATTCCCACACCTGTTCCCAAGTACGAGGCTGTTGAGGCTGTTCACCCGATTTCTTGATATATGGTAAATATGCTGCTGGTGGTCTTCTGGGATCGACCCGATCTGGATCAAATCCTGGATTGTACGGTCCTGGAGCATAATCCCTTTGCAATCTTTGCATAACCTTGTCGGCAGCCTTGTCGGCCGCTTTGTTGATCATTAAGGCCCCCACTCCAAACAAGAGAAAAATAGCCACGCTAACCGCCACCAACAAAACAGTAATCTTCTTTCCATCTATATTCATGATTGGCACCCTTTTTACTACAATAGTTGATTGAAGTTTTTTCTTTTAGACCCATAACATGTTTTTTCTAAAGCCGCTAATTCTGACACCTTATTAGTATAATCGTGTCCACCATTATCTGGCATATCTAAGTCTACTACTACCAATAAGTTGCCACGATTGTTCTCTCCCAAAAAAGGGAGACCCTGTTTAACCAATCTTAGCTTAGATCCCGGTGCCGTTTTAGATGGAATCCTTAGTTTAATTTTTCCACCATCAAGCGTTGGAATATCTAATTCTGTTCCAAACACAAGCTCAGAGAATGTTAGAGGAATCGAACATAACAAATCTGTATTGCCTTGTCGTATAAAAAATTGATGAGGCTTTACGGTGACCATTACATAAAGATCTCCACGATCTCCATTTTCCTCATCTCCTTGACCCTCTAATCTTAAATGCATGCCATCTACCACTCCAGGCGGAATATGAACAGATAAGGTTTCTTTTCTATTGGTTTTCCATCCCGCACCATTACAATCCGTACATTGTTTTCCTGGAAACTTTCCGCCGCCACGACATGTTGGACATGTAACCTCAAATCGCAATGGATTAACACTTAAAACCTTTCTTCCCGTCCCGCCACAAGCGTCACATGTTTTCCAATCAACTGCCCCTTGACCCATGCACATAACACATTTAGAGTGTCGATCTACAGATATGTCTTTTTTACATCCAGTAAGCACTTCTTGTAAATCAATAGCCACATCTACTTTAATGTCTCGTCCTTGTTTACGACGTACATTGTGGCCAAACCCAAACATATGGGCCATCATATCGTCGTATGCATAACGACCAACAGATGGCCCATGTCCCCCAACCTTACCATGAAGATCATATTCAGACCTTTTGGCAGGATTGTTCAAAACTTCGAAAGCTTCATTTACCTTTTTGAACTGCTCTGTGGCGTCTTCACTAGGATTTACATCTGGATGGCATTCTCTGGCTCGCTTACGATATGCCTGTTGTATCTCTTCCAATGAAGCATCTTTTTTAACGCCTAAGGTCTCGTAATAATTCATAGCTTGTTACAATACAAAGCCTTTATAATGGCATTAAAGTTCTAGAGACGATTGTTCAAACAGAATAGCTTTCACAGCATGCAGTTCAACCAAACCTAATAATCGTTCGTTATCCCGTGGATAGTCTGGTACTGGCGTGTAATTTCCAGATAACAGTATTCGCTGCCCTACTTTAACCTGTCCCTCTTTACCTTCTCCGTATACATGTGGACCAATCTTCAACACATATGCCTGAGGAGCCCCCACATTGCTTTTACCCTCTACATGCAGCCTTGTGCCCAAAGCCTCCTGTGAAGAAAGCATTTCTACCAAAATCTGCGAACCTACCGGTTCGACGCCTGCTACCTTATTCATTATTATCTCCTTGTGATGATATAACGTCTATACAGAGATAATAGTGTGCTGTTTTATTTTTTACTTTTTCCAGGCTCTAAATGACACATCATCATACGACCTTCTAATCTTGGTTTCTGAGTTGCTATACCTACGTCTTGTAAAGCCTCTAAGGCTTTATTAATCACTTCCAAACCTAGATTTTGATGCGCCATTTCTGCACCTGTAAACTTTAATTTTAAGCATACTTTATGCCCGTCCTCTAAGAACCCACGCATTAATCTAACCTTAGTTTCTAGATCATGCTCAGCAATCTTAGGACTTAATCTCATCTCTTTAAGTTGAGACTGTTTAGTGTGTTGCTTCTTCTCCCGTACACTTTTTTCATACTTGAACTTTCCATAGTCCATAATCTTACAAACTGGTGGACGAGCGTGGGCCACCACTTCTACCAAATCTAACCCCGCATCTTTTGCTCTCTGCAAAGCGTCCTTGGTTAGCATAACTCCCAAATTATCATCTCCCTCTATCACTAAAATCGGAGACAGCTTAATCTGGTGATTTACCCTAGTAAAATCAGACTGGCCACTAGGTTTAGCATATTTATTTGCCATGTGCCTCTATCATTCTCCTCAAAACCGGTGAAATATCGTCCTTCGGAACGACTACGTTAATTACAAATAGTTTACTACTTTTACACGCCTTTGTAAATGCCTCTTCCAACTCCACTTCTGTCTCTACCTTTACTCCTTCACTGTGCGGAATCATCTGAACGATCTGCTCATAATTCCATTCTGCTGTTTGACAAAAATCCACACCGGTCTGCTTTTTAACAGCAGATCCATGATTATTTAAGACCACTACTATTGGGTTTAATCCCATAGCGGCAATTGTCCCCAACTCTACACAAGAAAATTGAAATGCTCCATCTCCCACAATCACTATAGGCCGAACTTCTGGCTTAGCTAATTGCACCCCCAAAGCTGCCGGAATAGCAAATCCCTTGCTGCCGTGGTATAACGGTGAAAGAAAGTGGTTGTGTCGGTGAGTCACTAAATTTATAGACCCGAATAAACTATCCCCCGCATCAGCTATGATTGCCATTTGCGGATCTAAAATGGAATTGATCTTGTCAAATAGTCTCTTCACAGTAATCTTAACATTGTCCTGTGGAAAATAATCTTCATGTTCATAAGACTTTGCCCAAGTAGAATCATACTTCTTATGAGAAACTTCAAGCTTAGAAAGTCCTTTGATTACATCACTAAATGCAATGTATTTATACCAATGATGATTCACTCTAGCGTTATTTACAGAAACCGATACTTCAGGGTGTGCTCCCTCAAATTCTACTGGCACCCTTCCCTCTGTGTCTGACATAGCATGTCCTAGAACCAGTACGCAATCAGAATCCTCTACCATCTTTCGCATGAATTCAGAACTACCCTTGCCAGCATATACTCCCAAAGAGAGCGGATGGGTTTCACTAATAACCGATTTGCTCAATGGAGTTGTAGCGATTGGAATGTTTGCCTTCATGGCAAATTTCAATAATTCATTACCCAACCCAAATCTAGAAATCTGCACACCCGCAATGATCACAGGCCGCTGTGACTTTTCTAACAAGCATTTTATTTCACCAAGTAATTCGACCAACGGCCCTTCTTTTGTTTTAGGAGCCTCTGGCGTTCCCTGTTTGTACACATCGTATGTGACTGGTTTCTTGAGCAAGTCCCGTGGAACTTCGATATAAACAGGCAATTTATAAAAATTCAATTTTTCAAATGCATAGTCAATCATGTATCCTACTTCTGATTGATTCAACACAACATGACTACAAGTAATTTCCTCGATACTTTTCCAAGCATCGAAATCTAAAGCGTCTTCTTTTTCTCCAGGTGCTCCACCAATTACTATCAATGGAGATCGTTCAGTGTATGCACACGCCACAGCATCGGCTAACTTCCATAGTCCAGTATTGAAGTCTATACAGACACAACCCGAACCAACCACTCTGGCATAAGCATCTGCTGCAAATCCCGCATGTAATTCGCTAGTAGTACAAATAAAATTTATGTCGTTAGCAGCCGCAATTGCTCTACATAAATCTACATTATATCTACCAACAACTCCAAACACATGTTTGATGCCAGCGCCTCTAATTCTCTCGATGAGGAAGTCGGTAACTGTTGCCATTTATCTTATCCCGCCGTTGGTGAATCGATTACTTTAATTAGGAATCCTTCGCCATCAACAGGGAACCGTCTTACCCACTCCGCTCCTAAAGTCACACATCCAAAATCAGCAGTGCTTGGAGTAAAACTGGGTATAACACTTATATCAGAGCCAAGGGCTGTTAATGCCTGAAGCGATACCTTCAACACCTTAAATTCTAACATAAAACAACCAGCTAAGCAAGTGTCACTTGGCATCCAATTGTACACTAAGAATGTGTTCATTAATTGATCGGCTGTAGTGGTGCCATCTACATTTAGAATGTCTTCTTTTTGAAATTCAATAGTGCCCGTAGAATTCCCTTCCCCCTTCAAGATTTTTAATGATGAACCTTTAGAATAACTACCAATTGGCGTACCGTGATATCCACGTTCCACCTGAATGAAATAATTGTTTTCATCAAACCCTATAACCCGCATATGTTCTGGCAAGCGGGCACGATCCATAACAATTACATCACCAGCAAGAATTTGATTAAAGCCAATGTTATCAGCTAAAGCAAAATAATTGTCATCTATAGAAGCAGTTAAAGCTTTTTTCAGTTTGCCTTTAGCCCACATGTTGACTTCAACCACAATATCTGGATCTGTCAAATCTAATGGTCCATCGCAATCCTCAACCGACACCTTAAAAGCAGGTACAGTGTCGTGTCGTTTAATAGTAAAATCTGGACAATTTGATCCGCATGGATCTAGACAATCAGAAGTTGTAATAGAACCACATGCTGCCCCGGTTTGTGCGCCATAAATAGTCATGTAATTATATATCTTACCTACAATGTATTCCCGCTTGCAACGTCATAAATTTGTAAACACATCTGATGTCGAGCCATCTGAATACACTCTCCACCATATACAATGCAACTTCCGGTCCTTGTGTTCCCCGTATGTTACTTCCACATGATGTGTAGGACATAACGATGCAATGTCTTGAACCCTATTCAATGTTCGATCAGCACATATATGATGCAATTCAATATATCTATCATAATTACATAGGCAACACCTTCCTTTTGCTGATCCGCACGCTATAGCTCGCTTCAAAGATAAATAAAAATTATTACTATTGCGAAAATCACTAAATAAAAGACAATCATTCCTAAACATTCTAAACTTGTTGGCCCTTAATCTAATTGCATTAGCACTTCTGTTCATTTTTTTTGCAATATCTTCCACCGATAGTGCTTCAGCGTATAACAACCTCAATTCATTATCATCCTCTTCTTTCCAAAAATGTTGCGTCTTACGTTTCGATGGCAAACCAATTTGTTTAATTCTGTGCCGCACCGATTTTAGCGACCTGCCCAAATTATCAGCCAATTTAGTTAAACTCATATCTCTATTATCTTCTAGCCATTTGATTTCGTCAACAGTCCATGATTTTGGATTAAATTTTCTCTTTGGATCAGATAATTCCAAGTTCTCAATACGATTATTTTTTTTATCACCATCTTTATGAGAAACTTCTTTGCCAGTATTTACAAAACCATATTGCGACAACCATATGGCTCGACATACGTAAAAATGTCGTTGTGCTTTATCGCCAATTTTAATGCCAAACAAAAGATTGCCGTTCAATTCCCATCCCCGAGCAATATGATTACCAATGGCGTCCTTTTTCCCAGAAAAAACCACTCCATTTTTAGCATCAACTATTATTTCTTTAGATCTGATTTTTAGTAAAACAACTTGATCATATTTTCCATTTTGAACCGATTCCATAAAATTACCTCCACTATTATATAGTTATGATAATTTTGTTTTTCCAGTAAAAATTATACTTGCTTGGAATTTGATCTAAACACACCCATATTTTCCAATTGTTTTATTCTATTTGACAACCAATCCAGATTTCCACTAAACGCCTCAACTATGACCCCACCCTTCTCAGCAATTTCATCTGCGTCCTCGAATATTTTTTTATCAAGCATCATAGATCCACCATCATAAACACGACCGCTAAAATACACTACTTTTGCGATTCCTGCTGCGACTATCTTCAGCATACATGCCGCACATGGTTTCCCAGTCACATAAATTATGGCTCCTGTCAATCTATTCCTATCCGAATGATCAATAGCATTTATTTCACTGTGAATAATATTCTTATATTTATAAGGTCGAGACCAATCCATTTCTACATCATCATATTGCGCAGGAGGTCCATTATACCCCGATCCTAATGGATAATTATCGCATGTCACTATTTGTGATCCATGTTGTGTATTAGGATCTTTAGAAAAAGAAGCATGAATGAACGCTAATCCCATATACTTCTCATCTCTTGTTGGCACCTGTCTAGGCGCTATTTCACTAGTATTTCCGCTAACTTGCATTTGTCTTCAACCTCTCTTGCTATTACTATTAAACGATTAGATTCCAACCACGATTTGGCCGATTTGTCTGGACTAGCTATTAAGTGTGGCAAATGGAATTGAACCAATTTGTCGTCATATTGCGTTCTAGAAATATCAAAAATATCCTTGCCCTTAAACCAAACTCCAAATCTCCTCATGCATCTTCGAAGCGCTATATCATTATAATGCTCTCCTGGCTGCGTTTGCTTCCTGTAATCCAGTCCAGAATCCAGATCATGCCTATTATAAACAAAAACGTCTAATTTTGCAACTAGCTCTTTTACCCGATTGATATCCTGGCGAAGGAATAGCCAATAAGCGTCCTCGTACAATTGCATTCCAAGCTCATATGCAAACAATTGTTTGCCAACCTTGAAAACCCAAAACCAATTACCTTTTCCGGCTTTTCTGTTTACCGAACGTAAAAAGTCTTCACGATCTCTGTCTATGCCAAATGGGTTTATAAAATTTAACATTAATCCACCGATTGTAAATATTCTATTCTATAGCAATCGGCTTTATATGCTGATTTGAAACGATTTAGATCCGCCAATTGATCTGTAGATAAATACCCCTTAATAACTACTTCTGGAAGTGGAATGTTGGCCGACCATCCCTCGGAGCTTTCCATATTTGCTTTACAAGTTATGGGGATAAAACCCAAACAAATATAATCTATACACCGTACTCCGAAGAAATCGCCAACCGTATCATAGATGTATCCACCTATTGGCATTCCTTTCCCAACTGCAATCCGAAAGACTTTATTGCGATCCACATGTTGTGCATCTATGGCCATTGCTATCACATAGGTGCGAGCAGATAAAACATGTACTTGAAGATGGTGTTTGATATCTGCTACGTCGGTATTTGGCGTCAAATCAATTACTCACTCTTCTTGTGTTTCTTTTTTCGATGTGTTTTATGCTTTTTGTGCTTCTTGGGCTTGTCATCACCAGCTAGTTTATCTACTTGCCAAAACACTGCCGTACTATGTGCATTAACCCCAGCGGCCGGAATTGGTGGCATTAACCCCAAAGCTGCATTCCATCGTAATCTAGTAAATGGACTAGATTCTTGTGTTTGTAACCAATCTCTAAAACCTAATAGACTCATATTAATATATATTACAATATATCAAATAAAAAACCCAACATGGACTTTGTAAAAAGTCTATGTTGGGTGCCAACTACAATCTAATCGCATTACCGAACTTTATACTTGCCAGACTTGATAATCGCCAAAGGTTGAAAATCACCTTGTAAGGCTGCCTCCTGGGCTGCCTCATGGGCTTTTTCAAGTCGCTGCAATTTTACTTTCAGCGTCCTAATCCATCGGTTACTGCAATAGTATCCAGTATGATCCGTAAAGTGTAAATAGCTTCGATAGGTAAGGTAATACTTGATAAATTGCCGCTGTAATATACCTCGGAAATACTTCCAGAGGTATTCTTGATCTTTTGGCAATTCTAAATCAAATATTCGACCCGAAATGAATTCCAGTTCTGGGTCCAATTCAGGTTCTACCGATGACATTCACGCCCTCACAAATCTCAAGATACATCAACATCAATCCCGGTGCAAACACTTTGGGAATATCCAAAGTCTTGCAATGATTCAAAATTGAAATTACGAATTTCACTTCACGGGGCACGGTCACCGCATCATCTGTTTCCCAAGTGACTTGGTGTTCTGCCCGCTGTAACGCAGCGTAGGCCGTCTTGGCACCATACTCTACATCAGTATTGAGTACCAATGTCATATAGTCTTCGGACTGTAGAAGCCGCTTGGGCACCGGCCCTCCACAATACATTGCCTTATCCTTAAAGAATACGCCAATGCATATGTGAACATAAGATTTTGCATCCCACATGCATTGCTTGTAATATTCCTCTTTCTTATGGCTTTCGCCAGTTTCCTCCGTTTCACAAAAGGCTTCAGAATCAAATTCTGAAACTTCAGGTTGAACTTCATCTTCCAAGTCGAAATCTTCCTGATACGACACGTCCTGCGCATTCAAAACACTAGGCATGTAAATCTCCTACGATTTAGTTGTGGCATCCTGCGATAAATTATTAAGCAAATTCATTACCAACGTCAATACATATATCAGACACACTATATGGGAGGACTTTTATGAAAAAATTCATCGCTCCGTTATTAATCGCTCTATTATTCCTTTCTGGTTGCAGTGGCAATCTTTCGCCACTTAGTCCAAATTCCAAGAAAAAAATTCAAAATCAAAATGGCAAAATCGAAGAACTAAAAGACAACCAAAACAGCGTAGCTGCTGAAATTGGAAAGTTGCGAAATGAAACCCAAGTTACTGCGGAAAAAATTAATAGTTTCCAGCAACAACAGGGCATGCTCAACAAAGAGAATTCAGGCATACAAATCCTCCAGGGCGATGGAGCCCTCATTGCCCTAATCGTTTTAACGACTCTTGGCATGGTATTGGTCTACTACTATCGAACGGAAGCATTAAAGGCTAAAAAGGTAAACGATATACTCGCTCACCAGATCGTCCAAGCCAATAATCTTGACCTGGAGGACCAAGTTTTTCTAGCAGGCATGCATAGTGACGTAGAACCTGATCTGTATCATCTGATGGTGCAAAAGCAAACCCAGTTGGGCGTAATACGACACCGTGGCCTAACAAGTCTCTAACTCTGAATTTTCAAATTATACGACTTCTAACGGTTGTGTCAAGGTGACCTCATGGAGAATCCTTGTCGTACCCTTGCTCAACGTGTCTCAGCAGGGGATATCCGCTACAATTGTCTCCAATTGGCGAACCTTGAGAGAACGGATCGGTCCCTGCTTTTCTGCATTCTTCTCTATACTTTTCCACCGTAACATCAATTTTGTCTTTCTTGGACCGGATTAATTTCTGACAATACCACTTCTTCCAATCCACCTCATCTTGTGCTAAATACCTGCACTGAGCAGATCCCCCAGAGTAACACAGACACACATCTTGCAACTGCTTGTTTGATAACATATCACATCCCCTTGCTAACAACAATCTCTTCGCCTATATCTGAAATCAAAATGCCTTTTGCGTGATCAATTTCATGCTGATAAACGACGGCCATATAGCCGTCAATGATTTTATCAATAGGTTCTAAATGTAACCTATCATCCGCCAATAATTCCTGTCCAACCACTCTGATTTTTTCGTGCCTTTCCACCTTAAAGTGTCGTAATTTACCCATCGAAGTTCTTAATGACAAACACCCTTCTACCGACTGCCGCTTCACATCATCTACTGGTTCGTACTCGCAATCGATCATGAAGTGTAAATCCGTAGGCATCCGACAAATTATGAAAAGTTTCCACGGAATACCAATTTGTACGGCAGCTAAACCAACGCCATCATTTTCACAGCATAGCTTAGACATTTCCACGCACAAATTATACAATTTTACAAGATTGTCTTTAGGCGGAGCGACAACCTCTTCTTTTTTTGAAATTTTATCCACTAAGACAATGGAATATTCTGACATGGATTTCATTGCTTCTCTGGGCAGGTAGATAAAGCTTTAGTAATGCCGTCAACCTTGTGCGACAACCATTCTTGAAGACCATCCGTATTACCCTTCAAGTTGCCGGGCACCCTCAAAATTACTGGAATGTCGTCCCCGTCATTAACTAATAAAGTCAGATGCTTAGTGATTAGTCTACGCAACAACTCTGAAACCGACCAGCCCATTTTCTTGGCGGCATTTTCCAGCATATCCTTCATCTCTGGCTCGACCGAAATGCTCATTACTTTATATTTTACATTTGACATATGATTCATCCTTACTCTTTGTTATAGGGTTTGCTGTACATCTCTTTCCGCTTTTTAATCCCGGCTTCTTTCTGCTTGCGACGACGCTTTTCACTATTGCTCTCATGGCGAGACTTAACCTTGTATTCCGTTAAAATACCGTAATCGTCTACCTTTCTTTTGAAAATACTCTTCAACACCTTGAAGCGATCATCCTCAGTTCGAAAATACTTTCCACCAAGATCTTTTTCATCTACTCTGGCACGCACTTTATGAGCCATTACATATTCTCCTAATCCCGTTCTATTTTTATGAATTTTGTGCCAATGCGTTGTACTTTTCTTTTTTTAACATCGGCATAAGGCATTATTTTATTAAATTCTACTGTGGACGGCAAGCGATCCCGATCTGTGTCCCTTACCAACGCACGGCACTTTGCTATTATATTATCAAATAAATTCACGTTCCACAAGTATTCATTTCCAGCTTTTATTATAGTAGCAAAATTGAAAATATATTCTCTAGGAAGCGATTTCTCACAACATAGTCCGTCCACTTCATATTCTTTCAAACCCACGTATCTAGCTCTTTCATCACAATAAACAAATGGAGATCTGGCCGCAATAGCTAATCGTGATATGCCAGAAAATACGTCTAATACGCAATCTACACTTCGCATTAAAGCTAATACTTTATTAATGTCTTTTTCAGCCACACAAAGACATCTGCCTAATACATCTTGCGAAATATCGTGAGTGGAAAAATTTTGATAAACTACAGGCATAAACCCTTCATTTAATAACCTATTAACCAATTCCATCCAAAATCTTCTATCTGTCGCTAACCATTCCACGTGTCCATGTATCCACTGCTGCACATTACGAGTTGGATGAAGCAGTATCTTTGGTTGGGTTTTAGATGTCAATTCTTGTAAAAATCCATGCCCCATTATAGACACTGAAGAAATAGATGGCAAGAACACCTTAACATGCTTAAATTTATCCCAAAACGCCTGTTGTATTCCTCTCTGATAAAACGATTCTAATGCCGTTGGTCCAACAACATCCTCAAAAAAATAATGCAACTGACGCACGTGAGATACAGCCTGCGAGGATTCATTTGCAAATTCAAACGCCTCACGATGTAATGCAAGTAATGATTCATCCTTGACCGACCAATATTCATCTACATTTGGAAACATAGATTCATATCCCGGCCAAGTACACAAAATAAAGTATTTGGAACCCTTCAACTGTTCTCTATATCTTCTTAAAAGCATAGAAGATAAAATGCAAAGAGAACGCACATCACCAAAAAACCACATCACACATACATCAGACATTGATATGGGCATACCATGAGTAGGCACTCTACTACGAACAAATCCAGATTTATCCGCAGCCCTCTTTAATATAGCATTTACATCAATATCACCGCTCATTATTTGCTCCAATTCTTATGGAGTTATCATTAATCATTGATTGAACTGCCATATCTGATTCTAACATACCAAGCACCTCAGCATAATCACCGTGCTGCATTTCTTCTATACATTTTTTAACCAAATTAATAGCAGTATCATTATCTTCATGCACGCTCTTAAAATGCGACAAACAAAGCTTTCTAGGACCAAAATCACATAGATTTCTTCTATACCCCTCTTGTCCATTACCATAAATCTGATCTGGACTTTCAAATAAAAGATAAGGTACGCCCAACATGCCCGCTAATCGTGTAGATGCCGTCCAAAACTGAACTGTAAAACTTAATCTAGAAACAATAGCCAAAGTTAACTCTAAATCCTTCGCCTCTTCCATTCTAGAAAAATCAATAACGCCTTCTACAGGACACGGTTGTGTTGTTTGTTTTTCTCCCAACCATACCGGACTATAACCCATTTCCTTCAGCAACCCAATCAACTTTACATAAAATTCTGGCTGTAAATTACGTCCATAACATTTTCTGCCTCTAGCGAAAATTCCAACTGAATTCGATTTCAAATAACTATCCGCCTTTTCTAGCTTCTCCCTAGAGGGCGCAGGTAATCGCACTACCATTTTTTTACTTTCTTGCACATTGTCAAAAAGTGACCTCATAACATCCTTGCTTTGACATGCTGGACATTCCGCTTTATCCGCCTCTGCCCACACGGAACGACATTTCTTACAAACATTGCCTACAGTATATTGTCCAAGCATTGCCGATTGCAACACGTGCCCATATACCTTAACTTTCTCCTCTACTTTTTTCAAATTACGAGAATCATGATGAAAGGCTCTGCAATACTCCCGCAACCATTGATGCTCCTCTTTTAACTCCCAAAATTCATCCGCTAAATGTCGATAGAAATATTCTCTTCCATACCAACCCATAACGATTATGTAATACCCCGGAAAATTTTGCGCAATTCTTGATATGCTGTACAATACCCCCAAGGTCTCACATCCGAACTCAGAGAAACACGAAATAATTAACGTGTTTTTAGGATTCGGCCTAGCACGATTGTTAAACTTGTGAATATTAAATTGCACATCTTCTATGCGCTCATGTTCCATGCGTGTCTGTGTGCCTGGATTAATAGGTTGTGGCTTAATTAGAGAACGTGGCTTAATTATCACTGTTGTTCCCCATTATATTTTATTTTCATCATTTTGGCATTGCCGCCACACTTTAAGCACCTAAATTCCCTTGGCCTACCACAATGCGAACATTTCCTCACCTCGGTAAGACCCTTGAGATCATCGGCTGTGCCGTCACTTGTTCTACCCCAGCGACAACGAGGGCAGCGAATTATAAACGTCTTTGGTAAATCCATACCATAATGTAGTAATCAACGAAAAAAGCCCACCCGGCTGTGCCGGGTGGGCTTTGTGTTTAATCTTCACCAAGATCGGAAAACGGTTTTTCCAGTAATAATCCCAAAAACTCTTTCATCCATTTATAGATTTTACCCTGACGAGGAATTCCGTACTTAGGCATAGCATCTTCTTTGATCCATTCCCAAACATTAGTTCCGAATTCTGTTGCTCTAGCATAAAAATCACAACACATCTCAGCCACATACAACCTGGGCATATTACTTGCACTTCCCCAAAATTCGGGGTGGTGTTTATTCGTTCTCTGATGATGAGATACGGCCAATGCTAAGGCTCCATTGCCATTAGTACGAGAGCCAACTAGATAATCCCATTCAATGCCAGACCATTTAGAATGATCGTGAGTTTGTCCTGCGGCAATAAGATGAATGCCCAAATCGATCTCACCTTTATCAATGAGTCGTCTACCAAGCAACTGACAGGCTTCTTGGACATTAGATATGTGGCGAAGGAGGGCGTCCACTTTTTCCTTAGCCCTAACACACTCTTCAAGACTGGGTTCGCCCCCGTCTCCCTCTAATTCGTTCAAGATTTTTCTCCTAATCCCAAGCCAATCGTTTGTCTCGCAACCATTGCGTTAAACTAATGGGGGAACAAGATTTATCATTGACACATAATACAAGTCGAATGTCAACTAGCCACACCCCGTCTTTCTTTTTTTCATAAAGCAACACTTGTGGCAATTTAGATTGGTTGATCAATACAACCACTGCATCGTGTGATTCCTTAGGAGTTTTGACGGCCAACTCCCCTCGAATACGACGACCATCCTTCAACATAATATCAAATTCGCTTCCTGCTCCTTCCAATACCCCAATTGTAACAGCATCATGTGTACTGACAAGAGGTGGCAGAACTCTAGCTTTATGGCAACCCGCCAAAAGAAGTAAACAAACAATAAATATACAAATTCTTTGCTTCATATCAATCGCCTTGTGGTAGCACCGTATTTGGGAAAGCACGACCCAGTGCATCACTCAACTCATCTATTTTACTACGCAAACTACTGATTGTAGACTCTACTTTTTTGTCGCCCTTACCTTCTCCGTCCAACGCTGCTATTTTGTCTTGCAGTCCATGCAATTTAATTTTCATCTCGGCCAATTCTTGAATTTGTTCTGGAGTGAATGTAACTCCCAACGGACCCGGTTCCATAGCCTGATCTTGCCCCACCGAAGCTGCCCGAATAGGGTTTGGTGATTGCGACATTGCTTTAGCGGTAGCCGCTGCTTGCTTTGCACTGTCTATTTTATTCTCATGCAATACAACATCTGGAGCGTCCCCAGCATTGCGAGACATATCATAGACTGTATTCCAATATTGAACATCGGCATCTTTAATGTCTTCGGTTGGGTGGGTATTGGCTGGACCGAAATAACTCACATCTGCCGTTTGGCATGGAGTTGTCCTTTGTTTAGGTGCATCATCAAATGTTCCATTTGACATTGCTTTTTCCCACTTATCACACCATGTATCAAACTGATCTTTCTGTGCTTCTATACTCATACTATTATCCTCTATTCTTGACTGGCCTTCTTTAATCTATTTAGTGACCAGCGACAAAATAATATCGGCCTATAATAGGTATAGCTCAGTCCACGGTTTTCTCAGAGACAACATCGTCTTCTTTGATTTTCTGTGTTTTTTCGATAAACATATCAAGATTTAAGATAGAAATCGAAGTCCAATGCGGATCGTCTTTGGGGAAATATTCAGGTTTAGTGTAATAATAAATATGCACTGTATAAGGATATGGTTTTTCAAGAATTTCCTCATCTGTCATACCAGCGAGCATATCTTTCAACATCATCTTTGGCACAGTATAAGCATCTCTTTCGCATGCATATAAAAGCTTTCGCATGACCTGTGTTGCAGCTTCCATTTTATTGGGCAGCTTTAACAAATGAATCATGTGCCGTTTTTCATTTCCGGTCACAAATTCTGCTGCGTTGGCATAACAAACCATGATCTCGCCCTTTTCGGGCTTGTATCTCCGCACATCCCTGAAATACTGGTCGAAATTTTTGTCATCAATTATTAGTTCTTCTGTTTCCATATTCTATCATAGTTTTATTTGATAATTTCTATCGTTGGTGACGGCCTTTCCATAATTGTCAATCGCACATCGTCTTTCTTTTCTTTAGGAATCACCTTATGTCGATATGCTTTGGGCGGGCTTTCAAAGGTGTAATTCTTAAATGGTGGCTTTGGCCGTTCCAATCTGACTTTTAATAAATGTCCCTTTCGTGAATCGGATTCCCAATACTGCAATTCAGATTCGAACCGCTTGTAATCCTCATCCCACATTGTCACCCCTTCTGTCTGCCATTCAGCATCCTCGACCTTGAAAACATAATAGGGATTTCCCGTCTTGGATTTCTTTTCAACAGGCCGTTCTATAACTCTAACCTCCACCACCGTAATGGCAATATCCTCTAAATCAACCCGGCGACGAAATTCTCCAAAGGTATATCCCTCATAATCTGGACTCTTTTCCAGCATATGTTCCCAACCAAATCCATAAAATTTATCTTCTGCCTCAATAGGATCTGCACGGAAGATCTTTGCCAATTCCTCATCAATCTTGCCAGGAGGTTCAAACCCCTCTAAAACAATAGGCTTATCCTCAGCCTGTTTTTCCCGAATGGAGATTACATTCTTCTTGTATTTGCCGACATACTTCTTCCACTGTTTGACATCAAATTTATCTAAACAATCCGCCATCCATTCATTTAATGCAATATTGCAACCATCATCATCTAACTCAACACATTTATCTAAATGGGCAGCCGCCTGTTCTCTTATTTCGGCAGATTGTTCTGCTGTGATAATGCCCTTCAAACCTCTAGCATCGACCGCCAAAAACACAAGATCATCAACTATTTCATTACGGCTTTTGACGTTACGCTTATCTCTGTCCACACGCTTCTTCATCTGCTCTTTGTAATATTCGGCAAATTCATAAAGTGTAACAGCACTCATACCAGTATCTTTGAAAACTCGCAATCCAATCAGCGGCTTGATTACAGCAGCGTCCGTACCAAATCTTGTCAAGAAATCTTCAAAACTGGCATATGGTTGGCCAGCAACGATCCGCTTGGCTACTTCTTCTCCAATTCCTTTGATATTGGCAAAACCAATATAAATTGAATCGCCTACAATAGAAAATTTAACCTTAGACTTATTCAAATCCACACGATTGACTGCAATGCCAAACTTTTCGGCTTCCAGTTTATATTCTTTAACCTTTTCTTCATCCTCTTCACAACTCAAAATAGCCGTAAAGAATTCCAAAGGATAATGAGCTTTTAACCAAAGAAGACGTGAACTGATATAGGTATAAGCCACCGCATGGCTCATGTTAAATCCATAATCTGCAAACGCTTCAATATAGTCCCAAAGCTTAACAACGTCCTCTAATGGCCATTCTAATCGCTTCTGTCCTTCTTCCAAGAATTTATTCTTGTACTTAATAAACTTATCAACCTTCTTCTTGCTAATAGCCTTACGTACAAGCTCACAATCCTTTAATGGAATATCACCTACGATATTCAAAATCTTCATAACCTGCTCTTGATAAACAAGAACGCCAAAGGTCTTGCCAAGTACCGGCTCCAACAACGGATGAATTTCGTAATGTTCCAATCCGTTCTTTCGGTCGCAGTAGTTCGTGGCCATACCCGAACCTAACGGCCCAGGACGATACAACGCAGTATAGGCCGCAAGATCATCGAAACTATACACGCCACCACGTTTTACCAATTCCCGCATTCCGGCCGAATCAAATTGGAATATGCATCGCAATTTACCCTGATTGGCTAAAGCCAATGCCTTGGGATCGTTAAGATATGAAATATCTGACCAACTTTCCCGGCCGGGCAACGCACAGATATTTTCAATACCATGCCGAAGCTTAATTTCTTCCGCAATTGACTTAGTGGTATTATCTGCTCGTTCAAGAATGATTCTAGCCGCTTGCGCAAGCTGTTCTAAGTTCGTTAGGCCAAGCACGTCATATTTAACCAATCCCACAGGCTGCAAGTCTTGTGCATGTAACCCTTCAGTCCAAGCTGATACTGGGTTGCCATCCGAATCTGTGCATAGAGGGACAAGATCGGCAATGGGGATTCTAGAAATAATCAATCCCCCGGCATGCTTGCCACGACTCCTAATACGATTCAACATCCGCTTGGCAGCCTTGGCAATATCGGGATGTATTTTACAATACTCTGCAAGATCCTTGTTTAACTCTAATGCCCGTTCCCAAGTCAGCGTCTTGCCTTCATCGTCTTTCAAACCCAACTTGGTCGTCACATTCAATACTTCATCACGATCTGCACTAAACACCTTAGCCATATCAATCAAAGAACTTTTGATTCCAAATGTATTATAACTTCCAATGTTACACACATTCTCTGGGCCAAATGTCTTAGGTGCCCACTCATCCTTGAGATACATCCGCACGTCCTTCTTAAAATCTACGTCAATATCAGGAAATTCGCCGTAAATGTAGACGGGCTGCTGACTCTCATCCCAGTCTTCACAAATACCCAACAGCAATGCGATCAACAAGTTATTTTCATTCCTGTCAATCTTCACTCCACGGTCATGCAAGTCCAGAAAATAATCGTGCTCATTGAAGTCGTCAACCGCCTTCAATTCCAACTTCATTCGCTTTTCATGTTCTTCACCATATCCGGCCAATTGTGCTATCGTAGTTTCGCACAATTGGATCAATCGTTCTTTTGAATCCATCATTCATCCTCTTCGGTATCTTCATCCTTCACAACAGCCTTAACCGCAGCCATCTCATCATCCTGCCAATTGCCGTAACGACGATTGATACAAAGGAATTCTTCCATGTCATGCGGCACAACACGCTTCTTCACAGCATCTTCACTAGCATCACCCTCTTCATCAGCATCATATTCTACACCAATATGACAAAGTTCGTGATCCACCAAAGCCATCTTTCCCTTCTGAGAAAGAGCCGTCCAAATAATCTCGGGCACAATAATTGCATAAAATTCTTCGCCCTCTGGATTATCCGATGCTTGAGCGGCATTGAACCCCGATACCTTGCGGCATAGGCCCCAAACTTCCTTACCGTTTCTTTTGGTCACTTTATCCGTAAACCAATAATCGACTCGAATCTTATAATCTGTAACTTCCGCATGAAACTTGGGAATCAACTCTTCCGCAACTTCTTGTACTGAATCTGCTTTCCAAAACTTAGCTTTTGCCATTGTTATACCTTTCTGTAAATGATTGTTTCCATACAAGACTATAGCAAAAAAGCCCCATCTCCGCAAGGCGGAGATGGGGCCAGGATTATGGCAATGGGCTTAGGTCACGTTACTGGTTGAAACCCCATTGCCTCTAGCAACTTGGACATGTATTCGGTTACAAACTTGCCGATGCCCAAGCTTTTAGTTTCACGGTTCCCCGCTACATTTAATGTCTGAATGTTTTGATCCTTAATCCAGGAAATCACCTCCTCAATAGGAATTGGATTTTTAACATCCACATCAATGATTGGTTTCCCGTATTCCCGCACTGCTTTCAACGTACATGTTTCCCCTGGAGACCGCCAATCTGAAGCAAATCGTATAGTACCATCAGAGTCTCTAGCGTTAGCCTTAGTCCTTAGTACATATGCTATATGGTCATTGACTTTTCCAGCAACCGGTTTGTGTTCTTTCAATCCGTACTCTTGCTCGTATTCCGGCTTAGGTCCATTCTCTGTAATCCACCCCAGCGGCATCCATCCACCGGTTTCGACACCATACTTCTTGGCTGCAATCAAACCAGCAATGTCCGATCCACTCTGCCCACCACTGACTACACGACTTAACATATCTCTTTCCTCAAAATTTCCTCGATGTGATTATACTCAAAAAACGGTATTCGCAGAAGCCTAATCTTATTATCTGCACAAAATTTTGACTTTATCTCATCATGATGTTTGACTTTCTGTAAATATCCCCTGCCACCAAAACATGCTATCGGCCTATAGTGTTGTTCTCCATCATACTCTATGCATAAATTCCGTTCACTAAGATAGAAGTCAAACGATAATTCTAATTTATTTATACAACCTTGGAACTTCTTTTCCGCCTCATACTGAAATCCATTAACTTGCAAAAACTTTTCTATCTTCAACTCGCCTTTAGATGCATCGCATTTAGGACAGCCTTGTTCGTGATATAAATGCGCACCTGCCAACTGCATAAACACATAATCGTGTTTCTTACATCTAATCTTTATTTTAACACGATTGCCTCTGTAATCTCCATAATACTCATACCGATCATCGTGTAATATTCTACATCTGTCCTCAAACACACTCACTAACATCGGAAGATTTTGCGGTAAACAACGATACTGACATTTTTTGCAACCGCATCCAGATAAGTGGCTACTAGCCCTTTGTTTGAATATGTCCCCGCATATATTACACTTTATACGAACCGGTGCGTGTACATTCTTGTACATTCCTACATATTCATATTTATCTCCATGCACCTTCTTGGCTGCTGCCACAAAATTTTCATGCCCTTGAGATTGGTTTTGTGACAATTTCTTGTATTGACATTTTTTACAACCATTGCCCTTCAAATGATTATGTGGTAAAATTTTCCATTTATGTCCACACTTATTACATTTTACTTTAACCTTTACCGTAGATTTCACATATACGATTTCGGAATAATCATATGTATTTCCATGCACCGTCTTAGCTCGCTCTATGAACTTCTGTGTATTTAATCGTTCCCACTTTGCCATACGCCTCCCAATAATTTCTGGTTATCAAACATATGTATGCTTGTAAGCCGGAAATTATTTCATCTCCAATAGTGATAATAGTAAGGGCTGTAATAAGGACTGTAATACGATTGAATAAACGGTGACTGTCGATCTGAAAATGGCGTAGGATAACTAGGAAGAGCAGGATATGGATATGGCAAAGAGCCTGGAGTCACTCGCACAGCCCGATTCCTCTCCATATCTTGATAAACCGACTCTATCCTCATTGCAGGCGTGGGGTGCAAAGGAGGCGGCGAAGCCCCCAATAAGGCACATAAAATAAATGCATACATACATATCTCCTAATTTTATTCATGATATCCAGTGTTTGTTTTGCATAGTCCATTTAATAATGCGATCTAAAGTTTCATCAAACGATATTGGTTGTCTCCAACCAAGACTTCTCAATTTACTTCCATCTAAAGCATAACGCCTATCATAACCTGGACGGGCAGATTCACTGGGTATTAATTTATATAAAAGTTCCTTTCCCATAATTTTAGCAACTGCCCGTGCCAATTCCAAATTATTCAATTCGGTATCGCCACAAATATTATAGCGATCTGGTCGTTTTGCTCCTTGACTATAACGAGCAGGATGCAGGTTGGACGCAATAAATTTAATGGCATCAGCTTTATTTCTAGCATCCAAATAAATTCTAGAGCCAATATACCAACCTTGGTTATTTTCAGCATGATTTCCACCGTGACCACTAAGATTAGTCAATGAAGGGCCATCGGTCTTATCGGCATACACAGGCATTTCTTTACCTGTAGCAACGTATTGAATAATCTTAGGCAAGAATTTTTCTGGATCTTGCCATTCCCCGATTATATTCATGCAATTTGTAATCACCACAGGCAGATCATAAGTACGCCAATAAGCAATCGCTAAAGCTTCTTGGGCTGCTTTAGATGCCGCATATGGATTAGATGGGGCAATTGGCGACCATTCAAGATGCCCTAGACTAGGAAGCGGTGGTGCTTCTCCATAAACCTCATCTGTACTAATATGAACAAATAGCTTTGGCTTTGCCTTTCTGGCAAACTCCAACATGTTAACCATCAATTCATAATTGTTTCTTAAACAATGTGTGGGATCAGTGGTAGATCGCTCTACAGCAGAATCAGAAGCCATGTTAATAATATAATCAATTGGCTTTTCTGTAAGAACCCCCCGATCATCAAGACTCCTTCCCATGATTTGATTCTCTAACGGCCAATCAATCGGAACCGTCAAATCATGCATATAGATTCTAACCCGCTTTGAATTTCCATATCTTTTGAAAACCTCATTACATCGACTAACGATTCCTTTGTGACGGAAAGAATCTAAACCAATAATTTCCCAATCTGTGTTTTCTAACCAGTATTGGAGACAGTGCGACCCAATAAAACCACCCACACCTGTTAAAAGAACTCTTTTCATTATTACTCCCACAAATGTATACTATATGGTTTTTTAATTAACGATTCAATTTTGTTAATCAAATCATGAACCGTTACAATTTCATGACAATCTTGTATCAGTAAATTTATTCTAAACTCATGTTGTAACAATAGCACTATTTCCATGCCGTCTACAATAGAGCAACATCCAAGGTCATCAACAACTCTAGACTCAGGAACTATATGTTGCTTCCCTAATACCTTTTCAAGAATTGCAATTATTTTTTGTTCAATCAATGATCGGCACCTTTCCAAAACCAATGCCCTTTTCTGGCTCCGCTTCTGAAGAATCTGGCGGATTCTCTACCATTGCTCGCAAAGTCTCTATAGCATCTCCATAAGAATCACCCTGAATACATACCGAAATAAACAACTCCTTTAGATGAGCAATGGACATCCCAGCCGTATCCTTAACCCAACAACTTAAATCATACTTGCTGGGATCGGTAGCACCAAAACTAAAGAGATGATCAAAAAATATCTTCCTAGACTTGGCTCTCGGATGTGGCATCATGAATCGTTTATCAAATCGACTAGGCCGATTAATGATTCTGTCACCAAGTTTTTCTGGATAATTAGTGGTCGCCAAGAAAACCACATTTTCAATTTTCTCTACGCCGTCCAATATATTCAATACTTCTGACTCGCAATATTTTTCAAGAATTGAGTCCAAATCCTCCATCAACACCACCAACCGAGTTGTTGGTTGAATGACACGAAAATGACGCATACATTCAACAAACGTAGATGGATGATTATCAAACTTAAAGACAACGCCACCACGCTTCATAACATCCACTACGACCAATTGGATTGTGCATGATTTACCAGATCCCGGTGGCCCCCACAGAATGATGCCTCTCTTATAGATCACCCGATTTAATCTGAACAGTTCCTCATTTTCCCAAAAATTCTGAATTTCACTAATTACCTTTTCAGAATTTGTTTCAGGGAAACGAATCAAGCCATCTGTCTTGGTCTCTAATTTTTCAAAATAATGTCCCTGAGTAGGAATGTATTTTGGTTCATAGACACCTGGAGGCAATTCCTTAACTGTTACGCCCGTAGGGAAAAATCTAACCCCATCACATGTGTTCCACTGGCACATCTTGCCATACTCTTTTTCTGGCCCTATTCCACAATCGCCCGCAAAAGATGGCGATTCTGATACGTATCCCTGCTTGGGTGGCCGAGTTGGCGTGCCAGTTAGAAGCTTGTTTAATTTTCTTTGTTCAGAAGCAGATGACATAAATTACACCCTGAAGTATCTTATGTCATGCAGTATAGCAGAAAAGAATTGTAAATAAAAGGCTAATTGGTCACAGGTTTGTATAACTGAGCACACTTTTCACAAGCATTGACTTCTTTGGCCGTTTCATGCCCAACACCACCATAATCGTCCATTTTATCACTACTGCGATTACTTCTAAAATTACCGCCATCTCGACGGTCATATCCCTGATTAGCCTTTCTTCTGGCAGGATATTCTTTGTTTCTAGTCTCAAGGATAACCTTTCGACACGCTGTTCCTTTTGGAACGATCTCTCCACATAGTTGGCATTTATACATGCTTTAATATAGTATTACTCTTGAGGATTCCTTTTTAACCATGCCGCAATAACACCATCGGGATCTTCCGGTGCTTTATAATCAAAAATATTATCACAACACATCTTTCGTAATTTATCAAAAAATTTCGGATCAGAAGGATTGGCTGCACGTGTTGGAATTACACCCATAATCTGCCGAAACAATTGATACATGTCACCTATTCGAGTGGTGTCTAACATGCCCTGTTGTGCAAGTTTTAATAGCCCAGATAATCGTAGCTTTTGAGCAGCACCAGCAGCCTCTAACATATTATGTTCGGCAAGATATTCTTCAAATAATTGCATGTATTATATACGATCAGCGCACGAAAAAACCCACCCGGCCGAAAGGCCGGGTGGGTTTATCACAATGCACAAGAAGTGCAAGTTACGACTGGCAACGGCAGCGATGAAGTCTACCGTGCTTCTTTTCTGCGCAACCACAATCGGCTGGCGCACAAGCCTGAGGTACAGGTGTTACCACCACCGCTGCACAAGCCTTGGGTGCATCGCAGCACTTGGGAGCCTCACAGCGAACCTTACAACGGCAACGAATCTTCACCTTGCAGCACTTGTCGCATTTAGCAGGCTCGCAAGCCTTGGGTGCAACTGGAGCACATGCCGGAACGCAGGCCGCTGGGGTACATGCCTTACAGCAAGTAGAGCAACGGCACTCACGGTTGTGCCTTGCCTTCTCGACAATGCACCCAACCTTATTTACTACTGCCTTCGGCACTGCCACGATTGCATGCAAAACCGGATGCTGCACGCACGGACAGGTTGCCCCAGTGCTAGCCGCACATGGAGCCGGGATGGGTTCGACTGCGAAAGACATGCTGGCTACACAAACCAACGCAATCGCACACACCGAGATGATCAAACTCTTCATAACACTTCCTCCTTTGAAGGGGGTTAAAAAATGGGCCTGCTCATGCAAGCCTAAACAAACAAAAAACGAGTGTTAGGTTGGGGGATTACGAATCTCTCAGCTTCGCACTCGTTTTTAATCTCAAGCAGTATGTTCAACAACCGCTTTACAAAAATCTATTACGTCTTCTCTATTCCAACCGTTCTTGGCAAACTGTACTATCATCGCCACAAATTCAATATTTCCTTTTTCGTAACCTTTAGAAGAATCAATTCTGTCTACACTTGCTCGATCAGGGGTCTTTGGCAATTGAAACTTTCGACTACCACAACTCATTTGCTTTAATTGCCAACCCGTATATGGGCATATCCCTTGTTGAGAATCCCATTGTAACTGCAAGTCTTCTAATGTTACCGTGCATTGTTTGTGCCGTCGTCTCATATTTCTCAGGTGCCATCTGAACGGTGACAACTCATCAAACCGATTATCGGGTATTAAATTTTCAGGATGATATCGCCTGTCCTTTGGGAGATTATCCAGCGTTCCTTTTCCAGTGCATTCAAGAGAACAAAATACTCGTCTGTTAAGTTTCTTGTTCCTATTAACCTCCCCTGCATTCCTCTCAAACTTATTTCCACAAATCTCACATTGTAATTCAATTTTCATAAACGCCTCCATACCGTATAGTAGTATGGAGGCGTCCAGAAATTTTAGTGGAGGCGGGCGTAATCGAAACGCCGTCCAGAGGTACTCTTGCTCCGACCTCTACGTGTGTAGTTTGTTGTATTTATCTCATCGCATTGAACTACAGCTAACAAAAGCTCAAATTGACCAGCGACTTTTTTCTTGTTTTGATTCTTGTCGCCCGTACCAAAACATACCGACTATTACGGCGAGACTTCGGACTTCATCGGTTGGAATTCCTTGTCTCGGCTGCCCAATCTCTTAGGCCGCAACTGCAAAAGTGTTTGCAATTAGGTTTTGGTCTGCTTTTAACGTGGCCTGCTGACCAACCACGACACGCCATCTGAGTTCGACTTACCCTGTCGAAACCTTGTCGCCCCCTCAAGTTGTCAAAGAACTTCAACATTGTAGTACAGGCCGTAACCCTTGTAAACCCCAGCCAAGTTAAGATGGGCAATTTACGACCGGATTGCGGCTAAACACTACTGAGGTATTATACGCTCCACTAACCCAAATATCAACCCCTTTTCCAGAAGTTGTTTTGGAGAACGCACTTGCGCACACTAAAATAGGATTGTGAAGAAGAAACAACTATTCAAAAAACTAGACGGAAAATGTTATTTTTGCCCTGAAACAGAAGCTCTTGATGCCCATCGAATTCTACCTGGGGCCGAAGGTGGCAAATACAAAAGGCACAATGTCTTAACGGTTTGCCCCACGCATCATCGTAAATTACACATGGGGAAGATCGAGGTTCTTGGACGACATTATTCCACCGCTGGGGTGTATGTTTTGCACTACTTAGAGGATGGCGAAGATAAGTGGGGCTAATTCATTGAGATGGCACCTTTAGAACATGCCTCTACACATGCACCACAATCTGTACAATGATCGGCATTGAACACCACAAGCAATTCTCGTTTCAATGCTCCCGTTGGACAAGCCTCAACACATCCCTTGCAACATTTTCCGCCGCCACAAGAACATGAAGTGCATGCCCCATTCTTCCAACAGCATTTATCATAATCGATTGTTATCATCCTTATCCTCTTCCTGGTAAAAGCACATAATCTTTAGCATAGCGTCCTTGTGGATTATTTCTGTCTACCACGGGTATCTTTCTGGCTAATTGACCGGTTAAAACAAAAGTACAATCCTCTTCTTTCAAGAAACGATAGATTTGTTTCAAAGAAGTCCAATAACCCATTTGTCCTCCACCTCTCGAACAAACTCCAATTAATTCCCCGTTTTCTGCAAACAAACCTCCTCCTGATCTACCTCCCCGTGGGGCATTGTTTTGAGTAAGAATCTCGGTCACCCCTCCATTCATCTGTTCATGCACGCACGCTACCAAATAATGTGCGGTATCGCTCTTGTTATCACAACCAGTGCTATGATACCAAGTGCCAGAGGTATATTGAAAATCTAATGGTGCAATGGGTGCGCACACTACACCCTTCCAATCCGGCTTAAATCTAATTAAACTACAATCATATATCGAAGAACTGTCATCTCCCCACACGTGACACATCACCTCTCCCACGTATCGCTTGCCAGATTCTAATTTATATTGCCCTTTATAAAATACCTCTACATAAACTTGCTGTGGATTTTTGCGATAATATTCAATACTCCCCCGACCTCTGGAGAACAAATGCCCGCAAGATATAACATATGCATAATTGTTCTGACTATCGTAATATACAATTGTGCCTGATCCGCTACGTACATTTGATACAAGCACAGTAGGGATTAACCACTTAGCTACAGACGGCCCTCGTTCCTCCCATCCTGCACCCGCTGATTGCCTATAACCATAAGGCAATTCTATTACAGGTTTTACTTCTTGAGCAATTGTTAAAGAAGAAAAGGAAAATAGCAGAGCTATACCAATAATAAGCGATTTTAGAAATGTTTGCATTTATGCCTCTGATCGTAGAGGGATCTTAAATATCTAGGGATTGCGGATACATAAATGCAGACAGATTCCATAAATACTGTGGAGATTAATATGATCAAACGTAATATGTCAGATAAAATTATCGGTGGTGTTTGCTCTGGATTGGCAAAAGAAATAGGCGTTGATTCAACGTGGGTCAGATTGGCTTTTCTTTTTGCTTTTTTATGGGCGGGCGTTGGACCGCTAGTTTATCTTATAATGTGGTTATTAATGCCCCCTGATACCGAAACGAGGATATAACATATGAAAAAGTTCCCTAAATTCTATGAATACCTAGACCAGAAAGGAAAGCTGGTAGAGAAGCCGAAAGAAGAGGATGTGCCGGATTACCACGGAGCGACTGACGCCTCTCCTCCTAATCCTGTAACTAAGGGCAAAAAATGGGATGCTGAATATGCAGCACCTCTTAAAGATAGCCAAAAACCTTACAAAGCTCCTGGCAAAGACATGACTGCGCAGCAGAGTATGGGTAAAGATAATGAAGGTGGATTGCTTTCTCAAGGTGATAAACGATTGGTATACAATCCAAGTCTGAAAGGCGGTACATCTAAAAACATCAATGGCGGAAAAGAAGTACATGGTTGGGACAAGAAAACCAAAACCGAACAATTCATTGACAAGACCAAGAACATGTCTTTTCAAGAATTTACAGCTTACATAAAAAAACTAAATCGTTTAGATGAAGACGTAAGCGACATTCCAATGGTTACTGCCTATGCTCCTGGAAATTTTCATCCGCATCCAGTAGAAGCCATACAGTATATTGTAGCATTAGCTGCCAAGAATGATCGTATACTAGAGCAACTCATTCATGTCATGAAAAAAGAAGGTGTGCTTGATAAGCTTATTAAAACCGTAATGGAACACCCTGAAGCCGCTGACGCACTAACTGGATTGTTAGGCGATGAACAGCATGGTCCAAGATTAAGCCGTTCTTTAGCTAGATCTATGCACAAGCAACATGCTGATTTCCTTGATAAACAAAAGGGCATGTATGAATCAGTAGCTCCACCATTTGGCGATGATGATGAAGATGAAAATTCACCAGAAGATGGTGAAGGAGAAGCTGGAGAATTAGATGATCAGCCCGGCGAAGGCGAAGAAGACGGCGGCGACGAAGGCCAAGAAGGTGATGAAAACCAAGAGGGCCAGCCAGATGATCAAGGTGGCGAAGAAGATCAAGAGGGCCAGCCAGATGATCAAGGTGGCGAAGAAGACCAAGAGGGCCAACCAGATGATCAGCAACAACCTCCTCCGCAAGAAAAGCCAAGAAAACTAAAGAAGAAATTTGCACATCATAACATGTTAGATGCTCTATCTAACTTTGAACATATGAGAGATGCAATGAGAGCATACTAATAACGGAGAACAAAAACGCCCGGCCATTGGCCGGGCGTTTTTTATTTACTGTGTCTTCAATCTGTCATACATGTGTTCGGCATAGCCCACATCGGACAGTTTACGACTACTAAAGTCTCCTGTGTATTTTCTGGGCACAGCATGCAACAAATATCTCTGGATTAAATCTGGAATAAATAGAGGTTCCGCTTGTCCTTCTGGCATTTCGTGTTCGGCCTGTACAAAATAGCAACGACCATTTTCATCACGAAATAAATCTATCTCCCACATATAATCAGTCCCATCTCTAGTGACATATAGAAAATGGCGGTCCTTAATCAAATGTTCGGTGGAAGTATCCCATAAATCCTTAAAATCTCTTTCTGGGATTTCTGCCTCTACTTCCACCGTTCGATCATTAAGCTTTTGTTTAAGCGTCAACGAGAAATGTTCAACGGCATGATAAACCCCACGGATGCGCACGCTTAAACTGGTATCTCCGTAAAGGTATGCTTGTTTAATAGGATCTGGTTCAGCCAGCAGTCGTTCCAACTCTGTGATCTGAACCTTTTTATCTTTTAGATCTTGCGCAAAACTAAGATCTAGAACGAATTTTAACTCATTTTCTGTTGGCATAATGTTCTTATTGTTCTTCCCAAGGGGCAATACTGTTATCAACTATTTGTGCGGCTGGTTCAAACTCTGGCTCTTTAGGTTTTGGAGGATCATAATTTCCACTAAATCTTAGTCGAATTGATTTACCACCACGGGCAGGACTCATAAACCGTGAAAACAACAAATCATGCAGGATTGGATTCACATCAGTAATTCCCAAAAGGTAATTGGTTAGTGCGCCCACTCCTGAACCACGACCAGGACCAACAGCTTCGGTCCCATCTGTACCGTACTTTTCGGCACAATATCTCCGAGCTTCATCAGTCATCATCTTTTCGATCAAGAAGTAGCTGGCAAATTCTTTACTACAAATCAGACCTAGCTCTTCACGGATACGGTCCAAATACAATTGATTTGTGGGCAAACCACGCTTTTTGAATCCTTCCATCACATACTGCCGCAATTTATCATTAGCACAATCAATCACTGGCAATTTCAAGGAACGATCCAATTGTACGCCTTTTGCTTTTTCACAAATTCGTACTGTATTTCGTTTAGCCTCTTTGAACAGTTCGTAATCAATGACATCGCTATACTTCTCTTCCCACTTTTTATTGATCTCGTCCTCTGTTTTCATAAAGAGGTTCTGATCCTGCAACTCGAAAAGCTCTCCTGCTCGGCCCTCTGAAATCTGTTCCTGAATTTCCGCCAAAGTTTTGCCGGTCTGGATCATGAGCATGACCCGTTGCATAAAGCTATCTTCTTCTTTACAGTAATGGCAATCGTTTGTAAGAACGAGAGGAATGCCAAACTTCTTATGGGCTTCGACAAGAAATGCATTATAGGGCTTTTGTTTATCAAAGTCCAGCAGCATCATCTCCAAGTAAAAATGCTCGCCAAACATTTCATGGTACTTGCGTACCACGTCCATTGCTTCGTCTTTTTCCTTGGTGTCAAAAGTATATCCAATTTCACAGTTGTAGCAACCACTGCAAAAAGTGATTCCTTCCTTATACTTCGTGAGTTGTTCGTAATTTACTCTAGGTTTATAATAAAATCCATGTAGCCATCCCCAAGAAGTAAGCTGCACCAAATTCTTGTACCCGACCTCATTATGAGCTATAGCAAGAAGGTGGCACGACTTTCGGAAGCGTTTTTTATCATCTTCGCCCATACCTTTAATGAACTCACCAGTCGATTGACCGATAGGTACATCTGGTTGCTGGGAATTGAGATATAATTCACATCCAAACAATGGAAATAGCCCATTATCTTCACAAGCTTGAATTTGGCGTGGGATGGCTCCCATCATGCCATGATCAGTTATGCAAAGATATTGCTGATTAGCGGCCTTAGAATACTCTGCATACTCTTCGACCATAGCATATCCATCAAGGACACTGAAATCAGTATGTCTATGAAGGTGCTCAAACCCCGTAATTTCATGCTGCATTATTTCACCTTATGATACTGGCTTGTCTTTCTTAGCCTTCTTGCCAAGATTTGCCTGCCAATCATCATAAAGTTTTTTGGCTTCTGCGTCTAGGGCAGCTACCTCTTGCTGAAATTTTGTATAAATTTCCTTGATCTCAGCAGCCTTCGCCTTTTTGATATCATGGATCTTTCTAATCTCATCAGCAAACCCTGCAAACTCATCAGTCAACAATAGTTCGATTTCGCCTAACATTTTCTTTCTCCTATATGTTCGCTTTGTGTTTCCGACAAATCCGTATCTTGTCTAGATTTTCAAAGCCTTTTTCACCTAATATACCATCGGCAAACCCGTAGTAAATTGCTTCATCAGGAGGTAGATACCAGTCACTTTTATCTCGAATTTTTCTATCCAAGAATCTGGAAATCTGCCCTTCCTTCCACTTTCGTTCTTTGAAGTATGGACCGATTATAGCTCGTCTGGCGAAAATTTGCAACATGCGTTTGCAAAGGCGTTCGTTGACATCAATCATTTGTTTAGCGGCAATTGAATTAGCATCAAAACTGATAGACCCATGATGGATCATGAAATCAGTATCCGGCATCAGAACCCGATTGTCAGCGGCTTGAAGTACCACTCCACTCATTGAAGATGCAACAGTGTGAATCAACATCGTGACAGTAGATCTAGCAAACCGAATAGAATTAAAAATAGCCATACCATCATTCCATTCACCACCGATGGTATGGCTATGCACTAAAATATTTGTATCTCGTTGACTATCAAGAACATGCATGTTCTTGACAAACCCTGAAGCCATTCTAAATTCAACTCCTGGCTCTGTTCCAACATCATCCATTGGAGCCGCACCATGCAAATACAATTCTCTGGAGTGGTAATTGATACCATAAGTGTGAATATCACTAATCAACTGTTCCAATTCTGACTTCTTACGCAATGAAGGGGCCATGTTGATCTCCGTCGTAAATGATTACTGTGTAAATAGTTAGAGATTGACACCTCTGTTTAATTTGCACAATCACGACTCAAAAACACAACTCGTTACCCAGTCAAGACTTGGCGACAATTAATAATTACTCTGGACCATACCCATCTTCGTATTTTTTACGAGGAATTACGTCAATGTCATCCTCATCCGGCCCATGACAATGGAATACTATTTCCTCCCCATCAGCCTTTTGAGTAGCCAAACATACGTCTCTACCCCACAAAACATACAACGATTGCAGAGTAGCTGTAGTGTATGATGGATACAACATGCGGCCGTCGAACTCATGTTGTAAGAACAAATATCCCTTGCCCTTATGATTCGGATCGGTCAATCTGATGTTGGGCAATCCACCATTAGTATACATCTTTAACAACTTCTGCTTAATCCGTTTTGGATCTCTGTCTTCGATACGATACTCACCATTAGGATATCTTTTCCAATCAAAGAATTCGTATTTATTACAAAATTCCGGCGTAAAGAACTCGCCCAGTGCAAGCATGTCACTATAGTAACGTCTTACATCCAAAACCTTTTGGTGACCCAAACCCAACTTCTGATCCCAGTCCTCACGCTGCTTAATATCTTCACAAGCTTCCCATTCCGGCCCAAACTGACCTTTGTCCCATCGCTCTTCAATATCCAAGAACAAACAAAAGCCTAACTTGTAAGGATTGAGTGAATACTTGCCACCCAACACCCCCATCTTATGCTTGCAATATTCTATAATTCCACAATCTCCAGTCTTTTGTCCCAGACCTACCAATCCCCTTTTGGCAATGATGTTATAATCTACAAAACTAGCCCAACCCTCATTCAACATATGGGTCATTCGCTGAGGAGCAAAATATACCGCCTCAGCATACAACATAGAAATAATATCAGCTTGCCACGGCTTAAAAGGAGCGTTGTCTCGTAAGAACCCCATAACGTCTTTCGTAGGATCACGAAAGACATCCATCTCTTCGGCCACTTCTTCCTCTCGCACTATTTGATTTTGTCTCTCCTTCCACTCCTTCGGATTTAGATAAGCATCCATGTACTCATGATCATCCTTTACAGGCAACCTATTGGGCTGATGATAGGTTCTAGTGTCTCTCACTATTGGATCTTTGATCTTTCTAATATCCCATGCCTTCGTAGGATCAATCAACGTTTCTATTCTTAATACATGATCAATAAACTCTGTGACTTTTTCTTTGCCCCAACGAGCAATATAGCGACGAATCCTAGTTCCATGATTAGCCAATTGGTTCATCATATTTTCGCTAGTCGGACTAAAAAATACATTGCTCTTAAAGAAATCATTATGCCCAATAGCGTGACTGATAACCGTCACGTCATCTACTAGCGTATTAGAATCCAAGCAATAAATATAACAAGGATTAGTATTGATAACCATTTCGTATATTCTATGCTTTCCATGTTCGTATCCCTTCTGTAATTCTCCATATTCCATTCCCCATTTCCAGTGCGGAAATCTTACAGGAAATCCTCCATAAGACGCTACTTCACTAATTTCATCATATGTCAACTTTTGAACAACAATAGGATAAAAATCTAAATTAAAATCATGACACTCTTGAATAATCTTTGGTATTAATACTGATAAATCCTCTGGTAGCTTTAACCCAGGAACCGTATTATCTCCAATCAAAAGAGGCGTACCTCGCATGAACTTATTCGTCGCCATTATCTTTTAGCTCCTGTCTTGCTTTTCTTTTTAGTGTTTTCTGCCACGCCTAGCAAATCTACAATCGCTCGCTTAATCTGCTTGTTTCTTTCTTCTTCCCCTAATTGAGGTGTATACCAACCCCAACCACCACTATCAGGATCTTTACGATCTGGCTCGGCAATGCCAGTAGTTCTCACATTGGGCAAATGCCCAATGTTTTCATCTACATAATGTTGTAGACTTCCATCATATGAATATGACAACACCTGCGTAATGCCAACGAAATTTGCAATTTCTGGCGGGAACTGTTTCTTGATTATATCACAAAACTTAGCATTATCTCCATCGTAGTTTTCTCCATCTGTAAAGTAAAATACATATACATTCCACTTTTCTGGAGGAAATCTATTTTCTAATTGTTTAGCAATTAGCTGTAATGCCGAAGAACAAGTTGTTCCGCCTCCATACCGATGACGATAGAATTTATTCTGATCCACTTCAGAAGCGATAGTGTCATGCCAAACATACATTTCTTCCACACGCTTATAAAATTTTCTAAGCCAAATGTCAATCCACCATGCCATATCACTTACAATGTCACATTTATATTGGTCCATACTTCCCGAGCCGTCTCTAGCAAAGAACACCACTGCATTAGAAGCTGGTATCTTTATTTCACGATACTGACGGTATCTACGATCACTGTTGATCGGCGTGATCAATCTAATAGGATCTGCGAACCCTGGAATCTTGTGAAGATTCATAATCTCTCCACTGGCACACATTCGTTTAAGAGCCTGCAACATAGTCCGTCTATTATGTCGTAATGATTCCGGTCCCTGCATAGAAATGTCATTGTACTTAATCTTAATCTCTTCATAGGTTTGATTAGGCTTCGGTTTAAGATCGGGAAGTTTAAGTTCTTCTTGCAAGAACTTGAGAACTTCTTCCAAATCCACATCAATATCAATTCCATCACCTTCTTCCTGCCCCGCTCCTCTGCCCTGTCCTTTATCAGGATCTTTACCAACAACGTCACCCTTCTTTCCAGGACCACGACCAATACCCTGCCCTTCCTTGCCAAATACGAAATGTGGTATGTTTATTCGAGGGATGGTGATTCTAACTTTGTCGCCCTTACCCCTAGTTCTAAATATCGATCCATCTTCAATGAACTTTTTTAACGCCTTACGCCGTCTACCAGCGTAAATGTCCATGAAATCTTGATAATCTTCTTCGACCCTTCGAGGCATGTTGTTTCTCCTTTTGTATATTTTATTATAGCTGCAATGTTCAGATTTACCAAACCCATTAATGAAAAAGGCTCGCCGGTACTTGTACCGGCGAGCCACAACCCAACCCATCCCAACAACAACTATCTATTACTTATTATCTGCAATATCGCCTCGGGCAAATATTGACCCTACGTAATCAAGAATATCCGTAGCACTTTGATCATTATAACCTTTATGCTTGATTAAGCGTTGTTTAATTGCATCGATCTTCTCTTGGATATCAGGATCAACTACGGCCGCACCACTAACGTGCAAAGCAGACAATTTAATATGATCTTTGGTATCTTCGAATAACTTGGCTTCCAAAGCCCGCTTTAACTCAGGATTTGAATCCCACTGGAACGTCTTCCCCTTGGTGGCCAAACTACCAATAAAGGCTGCCAAACTTCTACGGAAATCGTCCACACCCGTTTCTGGAATGTCAATCTTTTCTTCAATTGACCGCATAAGGCGTTCATCCGGCTGTTGATCCTTTTCGGTATATGGATTACGAACCTTAGCCTTATTGATATAAGCCATCATGTTGTCAATATAATTCGAACACAGCCTAATAACTGCACCTTCGTCGCCCACCAAAGCCTCCTGAACTTCTTTCTTGAGGATTTCGTCCAATTCCTTCATGGCAAGATCAATGCAAGTAGAATACTTGCTAATCTCATCCTTGTTAGTAATCAAACTGCTTTGGTCCAAACCCTCACGTAGTTCATTAAGAACCATGAAAGGATTGATATAATCCTGGTGTGAACTGAGGCAATTCGATATCTTGTCCTGCACGTATCGGCAGCTTACTCCACCGAACATGCCTTCCATTGGATATTTATCCCTCAATTCCTTAACTGAATCTTCAGTTTTTCCGGGCAGACTCTTTCCGTCATATAGCTTAGCCTTGTCTACCAATGTTAATTCACCATCCTTATCATCTTGCAATCTGGTAAGAATAGCCCACAACCCGGCAATTTCCAATGTGTGTGGGGCCACATGCTGACGGACCTTTCCATTTCCGTAATAATGCTCCAGCACCTTCTTTTCATCGCCCCACCGCAATAAATACGGCACATCGATTTTAACGGTACGATCACGAAGAGCTTCCATCGACTGGTTGTTCTTTAATTTTTCGTATTCTGGATTATTCGTGTGACCAATAAGCATCGTGTCTACACTAATCTGCGAGAACTTCTTCGGCTTTATCTGCTGTTCCTGACTTGCACCCAACAGATCATACAAGAACTCCTGAGCTAATTTGAGCATTTCAATAAACTCAACAAGACCACGATTTCCAACACAAAACTCGCCATCGAAATTGAACGCTCTTGGATCACTATCCGAACCAAAGTGCGGCAACTGTGCAAAGTTAATATCGCCTGTCAATTCCGTACTGTCTTGATTCTTTTCATCTTTAGGTTGGAATGTAGCGATTCCCATTCTATCTGCTTCAGAATAAACTTTACGAACAACACGAATGTGCTTGTTCACTACAGTTAACCAATCGCCATTATTGATCAACATTAATTCTTCCATGAACTTCTTGCTACGAGGATCTAAGTCTCCATCGCACTTTAGAGTATAAAGACTAATGCGATCCTTCTCTGGGGTCTGTTCTTGAAGAACATCATTCAACTCAGCAACAATCTTTTGTCGCACACTTCCTGCGATTAATTTAATCGGGTCTTCATGCATGGGGGAAAGATTTTCACTGTGAGTAAAAATGCCAGTTTGTCCAGTAGGCAAATCTACCCACTTGAATGTATACCACGATCCCTCTGGAGTGCGAGAGTATCTTTCTAATCCCTTCTTTAACAAACGACAAATGGTAGATTTAGCTGATCCTACAGGGCCGTGCAGCAATAATACCCGCTTTTCCGTGCCATATCCACCCGCTGCACCTCTCATGAATTTCACAAGATTTTCCAATGTATCCTCAAGTCCAAAAATAGGAACTTCGAGATCATCAAAAAATGAATAATGCGTATAAGTCTTTCTGTACCGCTTAAATTTATTGCAACCCTTTGACATAATCATGTCGTAAGCTCGCTGATAAGCGGTGCGAATAAGCCGAGGATTTTGATACACTCGGTCTAAATATTCAGCAAATGACATTTCCTCATGAAGTGTTTGAAACTCTTCTTTATTGAAACATGCTGACAGTTTCTTTAGTCTATCAGGTCCAACTGCATTTTCCATATCATTAATCCTCAATGGGTTTATGGGTTTAAGTTAAGTATATCCAATCAAAACTTAGTATCCAAATGAAATTATTCAACGGCTCCAAAATGTTTTCCAGAACTAATATCATCAATCGGATTGTATGGTTGAGTCCCCATCTTAGAAGCTCTTTCGGCCATTTCACGTTCCTTCATGGCTTGAGGAAGTTTATTATTATATTGCCAATCATGAGAATCATGTGGCACTAGAACTGCGGTTAAACTCATTAACTTCTGTTTTTTGTCTGAACCGCACTTAGGGCAAATAACGCCTGGATATGCACCCGTTTCATCAAACTTTGTCAATTCAACAAATTCGGTATTGCACTCTTCACATTGAAAATCATATAAGGCCATATTAACTACTCGTCATCTTCCTGAGCATCATCTTTTGGATGCATTAGCTGACTTAAAGTAGTATATGCCTGAGAAATCATTTGTAATTTTTTCTTTAATTGCATGGCACTCCATGCAGGAGAGTCTTTTGCTACCTCTATGGCCATGTTCATCAGATTTTGATCTAACGATTCAGACATTAAATCTGTCTGCATCATTGCCACAAAAGCGGGATCTACACTGCCTTCCATTTCTTCGTCATCTTGACCGTAGAAGTTCGGCTCTTCACGTTCTTCATCTCCGCCGTAATTAAATCTTCTAGCCATTGCTCCCCCTTAAAATGTGAATAACTGACCCGCCTTTTCCCAAAGTTCTAAAACTTTCATTTCGTTCAGTGTTGGATCAACATTTCCAAACCTCCCTATCGCATTGTGAAAAGGATGTTCTACTCTATTTATCCACTCAGATAAGATAAACCCGCCACATCTATGCTCATAAGTGACCAATGTTGCCGGTTCATTCGACTGCACATCTACCGGTCCAGGAATATCTGGGTGATATGTCCTTAACGCCATCGTCTGTGGTGAAATTATTTTTACCAAATCCACTTTCTTGGAATCAAACACTTTAGTGTTTGAAAACACAGCATTAGGATCTTTACTAGAATATGTAATAATGTCTACCCCACACGGATGTGCCCACTTAAACATATCCCATTCCGCATGCATGCGATTGTATGCTAAAACTAATTTGGCATCAGGTAAATTTTTATGAAAAGAATACCAACACGCAAATGCTGACCAATTATCCGAAGTGTGCGGATAACAATTAATAATTATTCCTAATCCATCTCCGGTTTCATTAATTTCCACTATCTACCTCTTCTCCCGTTTCCACATCAATAATAACAAAATCCCCAGCTATTGGTCCGTAAATCTCTGCACATTTTTTACAAGCTCTTAACATATCCGCTGCCTCTTCTATCGTTGGCGCACACCATAGGCCATAATGAGGATGAATCAATCTTTTATTGATGCGTTTGTTAAAAAGCGTATACACAATCACTTACCCTGTGGTTTCTGCGTAGGAGACTTTTTGCCCTGCTGTAGTTTAGTAGGGTTGTCAGCAAAACCAGATGGATTGTATTTCCCAGGTATGGGATTAGAAAGAGGACTAGGCGGTGGATTGTACACTGGTTTTATACCAGGAGAATATGGACTAGCTGTTATAGGATGTGGATTTTTCTCTGCTGATGACATGGGACCAGCGGGCGGATTAGGAAGACCCTTCACACCAGGAGTCATTGTGCTTGGCGGTGGTGGATTAGGTGATGCTGCTTTCTTTTGAGGATTAACATGCCCTACAGGATTCATTCCAGCCATTCCCGAAGCCTGCGGACCACCTTGCGACCCACCAAGCTTTACTTCGGTTGCATAAAAGAATTCCCTAAACGTCACTGATCTTCTCCTAAATCCGATCTAAGTTTCTGACTGGCTGTAGCTATCTGTGCAACTACCTTAGGATCAGCATTGGGAGCAATTTTACCTGCTGCCGCATCTACTGCTTTTTCCATATCCACCTTAGGAGTTTTGTTATTCTTGTTTTGAATAGCCTTTTTGCCAGCCGCCACCACCTGCTGATTTAAGAGTTTAGCAGCGTCTTCTTCTAACCATGTTTTGAATGTTAATGTTCCCATGAAAATATATAGCTATATAAACGAAAAAAGCCCACCCGGCGTGCCGGGTGGGCTTTTGAAACAGTCTTCATTTTCGATGTCTTACTCTATAATCCCAAATCAGTGTCCAAATGGTTATGATTAACGACAAAGACACTATTATTACAAAGCTCCACATGCGTCAATCCTTAAAATTAACGGCTGCATCGATACCTTTTTCTTCCACATACCGCTTAATTCCTGAAGATGCAAAATACTGATCTCCATAAATTTTGAAATCTGCCTGTAGCGGCTGTCCAGACTGCACATTCTCTTGCAGTACCTTTTCCATCATACCGTTTCTGCTGGAAATGTAGTCTAACCGACTAATAATTCCTGCTTCTAACGACTGGGGCTCCTTGATACTTCCCCATGCAACAGTCCCGTGATGAGCAGCTATGCAATGCATTAATTCAATTACAAATTCTGGTTCCACTTGAATCTTACCTTCTTCAGCTATCGTTTGAACCAAGAACATTCCATAAGGAATGTGACCAATAATCTTCTCGGTAATCAATTGATGCGTAGTACCGATTGCATTGAATGAATATGTTTTCACCTTCCCAATATCATGCAAAATAGCTGCGGCGTACAAAACATCTTTATTGATGAAACCATATCTTGAAAAAGATACATCAACATATGCCCTACAAAGAGCTAACACCTCTGCTGAATGCACTAACAATCCACCATTGTAAGCATGATGAATTAATACGGCTGCTGGACTCATTTTAAGCTTTTCTAAATCCAATTTGCCCAAACAAGCCATAACAAAACGATGATGCTCTGAGTTTTCCCAAAAAGAACTATCCTTCAACAAGGCAAAAGCTTCTCGCATTTCATCGTCTGAAGCCTTATAAACCTTAAAAATTGCACTATCTTCTTTTGGAACTGATTCTTTAGTAATATTATGCCAAGCATCAATAACGATATTCTGGTACTCCGCCATCTGATCCTTGAAAGCATCTAACTGGATTATGTCTCCAACGTGAGGATAATTAGGATTGGTTTGTACGTCATTGGGCACTCCCCACATAAAGGATTTGACAACCCCAACCTTTGTTCGTAGCATCACTTGCCAATATAGCTTGTTTTGCTTTGTCGTGCGTAATTCTTGGTCGATCACAACCGCTCTAAGCGGATTCGGTAAACTCATTATGTATTTTCCTGTATTTTGGTTCAAATGTTAAATAATCGTAATGCGGAAAATTAAGGTGACAATCACCAAACAACCTCAGTGAATGATAGTCAAAATTCTTTGCTGCGTCAATAGGATTATCAAAAGACCCCAAGTATAACTCCTTGCCATCAATTGCGATCCGTGCCTGCCATGTGTTCCCACGTTTTCTTACACCCTTATACATGGCTTTTGTTGGCTTCAATCTCATGGCTGCTTTTTGTTTTTCAATAGCTAAATCACTTTGCTTATGGCCCATCTTGGCTAACGACAATTTTGCCTTAGAATCTTCTGTCATATGTTTTCCAACATTTCCCAACCCTATCTTTCTTTTTATCTCATCTGTATGTTTCATACCCATGTGTGATGCACTCATTTGTTGTTTTGTTTGATTAGTAACCATTCGTTTACATTGCGATTCACTTAATTTAGCTCTAGATTCCGCAGACCACACCCTTCTGCTGTTAGCCGCTCCTATTTTCCTTTTGGTTTCTTCCTTATGTTTTCTACCTCTTGGACTTCCACCAGATGTTGGTTGTATATTATAACACCACCCCCACACACAATCTATCCAATACTGTTCTTTACCATCCAAATTATTTTCATTACCCACCTCTTCCAATATATAAAATTCAAAATTACATCCTCCATACTTATTCCAAGCATTCTGCAAATGATTGTTATAATGTTTATTCGATTTAAGTAATGATTTATGTTCACAAAATCTGCGATGTATTCCTTTTCTCAAACACGCCTGCCCGACATATATTTTACCGTCAATCTTGTTTTTTATCCCGTATATACCTTGAATCTTGTTCATGTGTTATCTTCTCGATATCTAAAAGACTATATCGTCTATGACCACCAAGCGTTCTAATTGGGCATAACTTTCCAGCAGCATCCCAATTTCTCAATGTCTTTGTTGTTACACCCAACAACTCTGCTGCTCGCTTAATGGTTATTAATCTTTGCATATCTTATATATCGTCTTCATTACAAGTTTTTCTAAGTTTTTCTATTTTTTGTGTTGTGGAATCGCAAATAATGGTGCCAATAATCTGCACGGGCACAATGTCATGTCCAGCTATATCCTCAACCTTCCAGTCTCCACCCTTGACAAGCAGATCAGGCATAATTTCTTTAATCAAATTATAAGGTGTATCTTCATTAAAAGAAACCACAAAATCTACACTCTCTAAACCAGCCACCACATCCATTCTGTCTTCTAATGTCATAACCGGTCTATCATGCCCCTTTAATCGCCTTACGCTTTCATCGCCATTAATTGCCACAATCAACCTGTCTCCAAGCTGTTTAGCTTTATCTAAATATCTTACGTGCCCTTTAGTTAAACCACAATCAAAACATCCATTTGTAAAAACTAACTTGTAATCCCGTTCCTTGGGTGGCATACACAACTTAGCCCGCACAGGGTCCACATGCCGCATCAATTCATAAGGTGTCACCGGCTTATTATGCATATTCTGCACATAAACAGCCCCAGCCTCGAATGCCACTTGAGCTACGTCCACCACATCCATCCCATGTGCTAAACCCATAGCTAAGAAAGCCATAAAACAATCACCGGCTCCAATCACGCTATTGGCAACAACGCTTTTTCTTGGCCGATATTCAAAATATCTGCCTGCCACCTTGCCTACGACTCCATTGCCTCCTTGGGTAATGACTACTGCCATACATTTTGCACTATCTTGAATTAAATCACACTGTCTCTCCCAGTCCTTAATCCCTGTCATTAATTCGGCTTCTTTAGAATTTGGCTTAAAAACAGTACACCCTTCCCACTCCCCTATGTTCAAATTTTTAGAATCTACAATGGTAATGATATCTTCATCACGCATGCTTTTCAACCATCTCTGTTTGCCCCAAGGATATCCATTAAATACACCCTTTTGATAATCTGAAAAAATAACCACTTCTGGTTTGGGGGCCGCACTAAATTTTTCTTCCAACGCTTCTTGAGATGCAACAATACTTGACATGCCATAATCTGATTCTTCCACATCCCAACGACACAAAGGAAATTCTCCCTGATAATAACGCTTCTTGATGGGTACGTGCCCATCAGGAATCGTATGACAATTTGCCGTACCAATCCTAGATTCCATCAAAACCCATCTGGCATAACTATCAATCATAGCAAACAATTGCACATCTATATCGAAATGTCTAAATTGACACGCAACATTACCAACGCCGCCTGGAACTGCCACCTTGCATACATCACTAGCCGATTTCATTATGGGTACTGGAAATTCTGGGGATACTCGATTGGCATCCACCTCATAATATTGATCAATTAGCATATCACCCACTAAGGCAATTTTTGGCTTGCGTTCTTTTGATCTTCTTAGAAATTCATGTATAGCTTCCATGTAAATATTAGAGTGATAAAAAAGAAAACCTGCTCGGCCATCGGCCGAGCAGGTTTAGGGGGACACACGACACTTTACAATAGTATCATTTTGTGAATTCTACCACATCAAATTCCTGTCGTTGTTCTAACACTGATTTCTTCCATTCTGGGCCTAATTCTGGGAAAAAGATATCCCCCTCATAATCACCATGTACCTCTGTAGCATATATTTTATCCACCACGCCATCCTTGAGTGCAGTTTCATAAATCTGCCTTCCTCCCACAATAAATGTTTCACTACTATTGGGACAATACCAAGTGGCAAATTTAATTGCTGATTTCAAATCTGGATGAAAATAGACAAATTGCGACAAATCATCCTCTATGAACAATTCCAAACTTTTCTTGGTTTGGCTAACAATAACGTTAAGTCTTCCTTTCAAAGGACGCTTTGGCAGACTATCCCAAGTTTTTCTACCTAAAATTACAGGATGCCCAAGCGTCCTAGCTTTGAATAGCTTTAGATCCTCTGGGATATGCCAGGGAAGAGCATTGTTAGAACCAATTAGACGATTTTTGTCAAATGCTACAATTATTGAAATCATGCCATTAGTATAGCACGTTATTGAAATAATGCAAGTTGCCCTGGAGCCGGGCCTCTTCTACGTCTTGGTCGCAAAGGCTGTAATCGACCGATATCTCTAAATCCTGGCGGTATGGTTATTCCGGGCCTGGGAGCATCGCTTGGATCACCCATTACTTTGTTCAGAGTTTCTTTGGCGTTTGATGTATCCAAAAGAGCCCTATACTCTGGATATCGCAAAGGCATTTTCTCCACCAACTTCTTAATTTTTACAGCATAATCCTGTAGTGTACCCATTGGAATTGGATCTATACTATGACTGTAAATATTCATCATCTCTAACGATTCACCAAGATTGATGACAATCACTCTGTATTTATTATCCGAAGCAACACCAACTATTAAACCAATTGTATTTCCAGAGCTACCTCGATATATTCTCATGATCTTACCGACATTAGCTCGTCTCTCCATAGCCTCTTTTCGCAGTCTAACTTTATCCGTTCGAATTGACTGCAACTGTTCCTCCGTATGTTTCTTTTGTACTGCGGATCTTGTGTTAATAAATTCCTGCTTGTCTTTTGGCAATGTTTTGATATATTCTTTACGCATAAACAGACCTTCGTCAACCTGCACAAACTTATCCTCTAAAAATTTATCAAAAAATCGCTTGTATATTAAAGCCATTGAATGTTCGTATGGAGAAAAATAGATTGCATTTGGATCTACTTTATTAAAAAACAACTTGATGCCATAAAGCATCTTGCCGTACACATCAGTTGCATTTGCATTATGCGTCAAACTCCATCCCTGGGGACCATACAGCGATATGTCCCAAGAATTTACTGTAAGCTCGCCACTTCTTGTGTTGGTTTCTGGATCTCGCTGAACTATTGTGTGATCTAAATCAGACATAGCCAAACTGTATTCATTTGAGTGCCCGTCATTGTCAGTGGAAAAAAATTTACACCTAAAACTTCCGGCCCCACCAACTAACTTGACATCTGGATAATTCTTGGCCGTTAACTCTAAAATCTCATTAAACTGCCTCTTTTCTATCCATTCTTGAAAGCACTTCATTTAACCTCTCCCCTACAAACCGTAACGGCTGCAACATAAGCTGGTCTATTTTTACACATTGGATACTTGGGACAATCTGGGTACACTAACGCCATCGACTTTCCTGTTAATATCCCTTTCCGCTTACAAGGCATACCCGTAAATGTCGTCTTCTTTTTGGGTATGGGTAATGGAACAAACGGTGGTGGAGTAGGCTCTCCACCTATATCCACAGGCATATCGCCCCACTCAGCAATGTCCGTTCCATCTACCCATTCGTTTAATGCTATATTTGTCCAAGCCATGAAGTTATATACTAATCCATCAAACAAAAACGCCCGGCCGAAGCCGGGCGTTTTTTACCCTCTTAGAGAAGATAATCCTCTAACTTCTCACCCTCATTCCCTTTCCACGTGCTTGGATCATCCGTTTGTTCTCCTGATCTCAGCATAATACACCCGCAATTTTTGAATGCATCTACTGAAATATAGGCCAAAAGCTTAGCATATGGTTTGCCATCCGATCCTTCGTCTATTTTCAACCATATTTGTACTCCCTCCTTCTTGAAGGCCACAAAAGATTTGCTTCTTTCGTTGTTGTAGGCGGGAGTTACCCACTCATTGAATATTTCTTGATCTTCCTTGTCCACCACTGTACATTTGCTTCCATTCTTAGTTTCTATGACCTTGGTAGCTACACCCCAATCTTCTAGGGCCTTCTTGTATTGTTTAATAACATCCTTGGTTCTAGGAAGAAGCAATCTATCCTGGCTTACCGGCATGCAAATAGTATATTTTGATTTTCCATGTGCATCCCGACCTTCAACAATCTTATATGGCGGTACAACCGTACCCACCTTTTCCGAGATAAACTTAACTCCCTCAAAAATAACATCACTACCATACTTGCTATATCTTACCTTGCATTGAAACACACCAAAGTCAATTCCATCATGAATATCTCCTGGTGTCCCACATAGATCGGGCAAATCCTCCCCAAATCTATTCATTAAATAACGTCTAATAAAATCTGCTTGTTTGTTACCAGCGGACAACCTCTGTTGAAACGATTTGCATTTTAGATCCATAAATTTTCCAAATAAATTGTGAACGACGATACTATATAATAGCAGGCAATGAAAGGAAGTGCAAGATGATTACAATTAAAGGTGAATTACCCCGCCCCTAAAGAGGGCGGGGCTTCCGTTCCAACTAACAGCCCATCTTTGACGGGTCTTATGTCAGGACAAACGGCTAATCCTCGATTCCAGCGAGGAGTTATACCTTCATTGTGAATATTGGTGGCAGCATTTTCATCCCTATCGTGATTAGTCCAACAATTCCAACAAGTCCATTCTCTATCTTCAAGAGTCAAGTCCTTGTTTTGCCAACCACATACAGAGCATAATTGCGAAGATGGAAACCATTTATCCACCTGTCGCAACTCACGACCATACCATTCACATTTGTATTTTAGTTTTTGAATGAACGAAGAAAATGAGGCATCATTTTGTTTCCTATGATACGCTCGTTCTCTCCATCGTTCAATTTTCCTAATTTCAGGATCAGCGTTCTTGAGCATATCCTTGACCGACAATGTTTCTAAAACAATGACTTGGTTTTCGTTCACTATTTTAGTGCTAACTTTGTGCTGGAAGTCCTCACGAATGTTCCTGATGCGTTGCTCTAACTGGTTTAGTTTGAGATACGCTTCTGTCCTACCTTTGCTTTCTTTTTCAGTTCTATTCTTTGCTTTCTTCAAAAACTTCAACCGATTGGAATATTTGGTTCTCGGCAATGGGTTTTTGTATTTTGTTCCATCGCTACCAACAATAGCACTAACATTTAAGTCAATACCGATGGTTTTATTTGTTGGTTTTAGTTTAGGAATGTCTCGGCTAGTCGTAATGCTGATGAAATATTGTCCCGCTTTGTTCTTACTTACCGTAGCAAACTCAATCTCGCCTTCTAATGGTCGGTGAAGCAGAATACGGATGCCTTCCTTGAACTTTGGAAAACTTACTTTGTTGCCTTCCACTTTGATGTTTTGTTGGACACGGAATGATTGTTTGCCGTGTTTCTTCTTGAAACGAGGAAATCCCTTTTTGCCTTTCTTTTGTTTTTTGATGTTGTTGAAGAAATTATCGTATGCGTTTTGTAAGCATCGGGCAGAGTATTGTAATGGTTGGCTTGATGGTTCTTTGAGCCAAGGTAGTTCTTTCTTCATTTCGGGAAGCGAAGTGGCATTGTCATAATAGTTGAGCGTCTTACCTTCACTTTGATAGGCGGTCATACGTCCAGCAAGCCAATGATTATACAGAAACCTTACACAACCGAAATGCTTATTTAGTAGCACTTCCTGTTCAGATGTTGGTTCTAATCTGTATTTGTAAGAAACTAAACTCACTTGTCTCCTGATTGTTTGATATAATCACGAATGAAATCACGCAATGCTTCCGACATTGTTTTGTAGTTCTTGACGCACGCCAACTGAAACTTGTGCATCAGTGTAGGTTGTATCAAGATGGTTAGGTGCTTCGTGGCTTTTTCTTTGTCTATGTTTTCCATACCAATATACATAGTGTTCTTGGTATCAATTTTTGAAAGAAATCCGACAATTTTTCCAAAATAATTTTTCCAAGCCGTTTCAACTGATTTTCAGCCCATTTTGATGGGAGGACATTGACCAAACTAAATCAGCGTCAATCAGTGGTGATTTTGACTAATTTCCATTATGACGCCTTACATCCCGCTACCCTAAAGAGGTTTGCCCTGTTCATTCGGTCGTTCGCCTACGGCTCACTTTCTCACTCACAGAGCAAACAATCCTTTGGATTGTAGGGGTTTTACGGCGTCCGAGATAAAACTACAACGAGCATTTTGTAAATATGGTGAGTCAGCATTTATGTTTGAAATAATAGAGCACACATCCGAAAACACATTGTTGGAAAGAGAACAATATTATTTGGACACTTACTGCGATCTTTATAATATTGGCAAACAAGCTACGGGTGGAGACAATCTAACATCTCACCCCAACAGAGAAGACATAATCCGCAAAATGAGCGAAGGCTCTAAAAAAGCCAAATCCGAATGGACTGAAGAAAAATGGATTAAATACAAGATGAACATTACTGGCAGCAAAAACCCAAATTATGGCAATCGCTGGGACTCCAGCCAACGTGCCAAAATGAGTGCCCGCCGAAAAGGAAGCAAGACAGACATTGAAACCAAAAATAAAATAAGTGCCGCTTCAAAAAAGATGTGGCAGAATGATGAATACAGACACAAAGAGGCAGAGAGAAGAAAAGGCAGTGGAAATTCATTCTACGGAAAACACCACACCATAACCTCAAAAGAAAAAATAAGCAGCGTCCAAAAAGATAGATTTTCCAAAATGACGCCAGCAGAAAAGAAAAAAGCAATTCCTAACATTAAAAAAATAAGCATCGACGGCGTTGTTTTCAACAGTGCCGTCGATGCTGCCAAATCACTTAACATATTAAGATCTACGATCTGGTATAGGTTACACTCAAAGAACCCAAAATTTGCCCACTATCAATATATCGACTAAACAGCAATATCTGCCTTAATCGATGGATGGCACTGATAATTTTCCAGCACCGTATCCTCATACGTCCAGTCAAATATACTGGTAAAATTATCAGTTCTCACAGTCGGTAGCGGATACGGCTCTCTTTGAATCTGTGTCTTTGCGGCATCTATGTGATTTTCATATAGATGCCAATTACTTAGATAGCCAGTCAAAATTCCCTCTTTGTACCCAGTCTCTTTACACAACAAGTGCAAATACAAAGCATACGAACAAATATTATATGGGAATCCCAAAAAACTGTCTATAGACCGCATGAAGAAACACAAATTCAATTTATCTCCAAGCACAAATACATGATGGAGGATATGACACGGAGGGAGGGCCATCTCTCCTGTTTGGCATGGATTCCAAGCCGATACCACCAATTGTCGATTACTCGGATTGGTTTTCAGTTGATCCACCACAAATTTTAACTGATCAACCCCTTGTGAGTTAAAATTCCTCCACTGATACCCATATACAAAACCTAAATCGGGTTCTTCTAGTTGAAATTTCTTCTTCTCTTCGCCAGATAACCCGGCAGGTATCTTCGATGGGTTGCACCATTCATTCCATATGTTACACCCTCGCTCTTGCAACCATCGCTTGTCAGTCAAACCTTTGATAAAAAACTCCAGTTCTACCTTTATGGACTTCCAAGCCATCTTCTTAGTTGTCAACAGAGGAAATCCTTCAGACATATCGTGTCTAATCATAGCGTGTGGGTAAGTATAAGCACTCACACCGGTTCGGTTGGGCACCAACTGCCCATGATCCAAAATCAATTTCAAACCATCAAGATATTGTTTCATTCTATTCACCTTTCATTACTTTCGATATGCTCGTTGAGCACTCATTATTTGTCTACCCTGCTCTTCGGCAGAAAACGGATGTTTGTAATCACGATTGCGGTTTCTATCCAAAGAAAGTCTTTCAATATTTCTTTGACGATCTGCTTCTCGCTGTTCGTCAGAAACAACCTTTTTTGGTTTACGTTCTACCGTCTTGCTAACCTTGTGTTTAGCCAGAGATTTTGCTGATTTCGTCATTATTTTCCTTTCATATGAGGGACATCGAATCTACGCTTGAATATCTTTTTACATGTGTCACATTGATATGACATCTGATCGTAATAACCATCTTTGCCTTGGCAAAGCTCTTGCATTTGAAAACTTAATTTACCACCACACGTGCATTCTGTCAAGGCGTGTGAATGAACCATACATACATGCTCTAATATTTTTTGAAAATTTACATTATCATCCATTCTGTTGTTTACTCTTTTCGAATGTTCCAGGAAACGGATAAGGCATTACTGCAATAATGTGCGCCAAATCGCAACCCATTTCTTGACAATTATGTTTATGCTCTTCTCCAGTTCTTGTAATAGGCGGAGTTCCCAATATTACAATCTCACGACCATTGGTATAAGCTTCGATGGGATGCCAACCATCAGGCGGATTGCGTTCCATATTAAACTCTCCATCACTCTTCTTGTTGAGCACATTGTTCGGCAAGCATAGGCATTAACTTCTTGAGAGCTTGCGTTTCATCTGAGTTGAAAGTGAAACAAGATTCATGTCCATCTAAATACACCCTATAGTGCTCATATTTGCGGCTATAATCTGGCGGGGACAATTCCGCTAAAATTATACGATTAATATCCAAGGTCAAATTTTCCGTCAACTGCACATAATGTGGATTGTAATGCATTTTGATTTTCCCCTATGGTATTATACTTGAGATAGTAATCTAACAAAAATTGACCACAACTAGCTCCTACGTCTAATCCCGGTGGTACGTAATATTCACAATCAATTGCTTCGTCCCATAAAATATCCATAAATCTTTGGACACGACTATTTTCAGTGGTGTGATGATTGATGGTCTTGCGTTCATTATATTGCAGCAACTTCACTGGGATACCCCTGCCCTGCAATGCATCTACAAGTGCATAAGCATTATCGTCACTGTCATTCACACCATCAATCATCGCATAATGTGCTTCAACCGAATTGCCGGTCAAGTTAGCGTAGAACTCCAATGCAGCAATGGCCGTGCGATATGGCAACGCCGCTGGCATCCATTCTTTACGAATGTCATCATCCGTAAAGTGCAAAGACAAATGCATCTTGAGATCGAACTTATGCGTTTGTACCATTTTGATTAAATGGAAAAAATTTGTCCAAGTGTGACTTGGAAGAAGCGTGGCAATGGCAAATCTAATTAGAGAATACTCCTCCCTGAGCTTATGCATACTCCCAAGCACATGCCAAGTGTTGCACATGGGTTCACCACAGCCCATGTAAGATATGAGAAGCATCCGTTTATTCTGCCCTAATTCGAGCAGCGCATGTGATGCCGAAACCACATCTATCATTTCTGTGGCTTCTAAATTTCTAGCCCGGATCTTGCCAATCGCATCTGTGGTATGACAAAATTCACAACCCAATGGGCACGCAGTCTGGCACGACACGCAAATTATATCTTTGCCGTCGTCCTTATTGATGTAGGCTGCCTCGGTAATGAGGCCATCCTTGAGTTGAAAAATGAATTTTACTGTCTTATCTACTTTTGAACTGATTTTATCAATCAGACGCATTAACCCATTCCTTCAACTTTCGCAACTTTCCCGTTTTCAACACGCACATTCACACGATCCGTATCGTATTCACACGTGCCCACGAAAGCTTGCTGGTCCTGTTTAGTGATTCGGAGTCTGACCCCAACCTCTTCACAAAGCGTTCTTGCTTCTTTAACGGGCATTCCAATTAGCTTATTAATGTTTATCATATAACCTCTTTTCATGATCTAGCGTTATATATGCCTAAATTTGGAAATCAGCCGGGGATGTTTTAACCTGTTTGAGCAACTTAATAAGCTCCGTCATAGCCTTGGCTATTGTCTTAGCCTTCTCTTGATTTCTAGCCCCATAGACTTTAATGTCATAACCAGAAAGAGCTTGATCATCTATTTCTGTGCGGCAATAACTAGGAATGACTGTAAATTCAACACCTACGTTCTGCACCGTCTGTAAAAGATCTATGGGAATGGTCACATCCAAATTTTCCATTAAAATCATATCTCACCTTTTGCAAACTTCTCAAGATAGTCCAACCCCTCTTGATAGGTGGGGAAGATTACGTCAGCCATGTCTAAAATAAAAGCATGTTGATGAATGTTGCCCTCTTCCATGATAACAATCGTGTGTTTGCCCATATGATGTGCCCAAGCCATCTCAGCAACACTGCCTATGGATACCAATTTAGCACCCACAAGATACACAAACAGAATGTCGCAGGATTGAGTCATCCAGCGATCACGCTCTACAATAGCGTGATTTGTAGAAAGAGGGTTGTTATACCCATGTGCCTTAAACTCAATCTCATTACGAAGATAGCCCTTCCCACACATGGGGAATAAGACTTCATAGCCCATTCCCTTGAGAATGTCCACGGTCTCCCTGTAATAGGTCGTTACTTCATCAAAACTACATCCAGAAATAGGTCGAGCGCAATATACTCGCATGATTGGTTCCTTATCGAGAAAACGTACATAGAACTTCAATTCCACCAGCATAGCGAAATTGTAAAATAATGTCAATAGAAACGAAAACGCCCGGCCGTCGCCGGGCGTTTTCCTCATTTATTCAGCCAATCCTAGCTGCACATATTTGGTAAATTCATCAGTGTGCCATGATCGATTGTTTACGTCGTCTTTTCATTTTCGACATTAAATCATTTTTTCTATAAAATCATAAATATCGACCGCCCACTCATTGGCTCTACCGTACCACCGACTATTACGTCGAGTGAACCTTACATAAAAAATTATTTTGACCATCTATCGGTCACTTACATCTTATCACGTCTATATAGAAGTGACAAGGGGTAAAATTATGAATATATTGTTCATCAGTCCTACTGGATTTTCTTCTCCAGGATTGTTCGAATGGATGCATTTTGAAGCATTTGGACATCACGTTGTCACAGATCCTAATCATGCAGACGTAGTGTTTTTTGATAGCCACAGTGGATTTGCGCCATATGATTGGAATATTCTCAATGTTGTGCTAACAAGAAAGATTCCCGTAGTCTACTTTGATGCCTTCGATTATTGGGGCTGCAAAGACATGCAATCTTCATGGATTGGTTTCAATAACTGGAAGTCACTAGCGGAAAAAATAGCACAACATCAAGAATGGGCTGTATTCCTTGGTCGCACATTAAATGCCGGTACTTTGAAATTGTACTTCATGCGTAAAATGCAAGCCAGCCAACAATATCCTGATTTTGTGCATCCTCTCGAATATTGTCAATTTCAAGACCACATGTTTCAACCTATTACAAAAGAGCAGCTATTCTCTAGATCCAATGATATTTGTTTCATAGGAGCATCTAGTCCTTGGCGTGCCAATCTTGTATGCAGTTTACTCCAAGACAAAAGATTAAAAGTAGACTGTTTTTGGCCATTCGTAAGAATCTCGCATGATGAATGGCTCAATCGCCATCGCCAAGCCAAAATGTTTATCGAAGCAGATGGTGGAGGATTTGGTAGTGAACGACCATACCAACTCATCACTATCGCTCCCATGTTGCGACAACGCAATGACGAAAAGATGGCCTACCCCTGGACTGGAAATGTTAATTGTGTTGAAGTAGGTGACGTTTGGGGAGAAGTCACTACATCGGAAATTGAAAACATCATATCGATTATCAGTGATTCAGATCGCCTTTACGAAATTTACATGAATGGCATCCAACACATGAATGCTAATTATTCAAAAACAGCCCGCACCACGTACATCTTAAATACAATGAAAGCCAATACGATATTGTAGAATCATCTATATCTTCCTAATTGCTCCCACAAATAAAGGCAAATCCACACCTACAGCGTGCCAAGTATTATTGCCATTTTCCCCACCTATAGAACTCACAAATGCACGAATTTCACTAGCTGGCACCGCCACCTCCTGCCACTCACCGGTTGCTAATAATTCATTGTACACTTGTTGAGGTCCAACATACTGATTTCTAAAATCATGAAAAGCAATGATACCACCTACCGCCATTCTATTTCTAATTAATTCACATTCTGCTTTTACTAATTCATATTGATGTTGGTCGCTATCTAAAAAAGCATATGCTATGTTATCTTGTATTAAAGGGATGGCGTGCAATGAATAATCTCCCATAAGATGCGGACTTACATTTCCGTTACTTGCCTGCAAAACTCTATTACATACTTTGTCGCAGAAATCCACATCGTTCACATAAGCCCACGGCATATTTTCCGGCGATTCTTGGCACGCATGTTTCCACGCCTCTCGATTACTCAAATCGTAACAAGGATCAATTAAATGATGAGTTCTTCGCCCATTAAAACCACAACTTGCCGCAATAGAAGACTTGCCAGCATGACTTCCGGTTTCAAATGTTGAGCCTTGCGGAGCCTGTGAGGCAATGTTATAAATTGCTACCATTTCACAAACAGAAATAGCTCCTGGCGTGGCTTTGAATAATTCAATAATGTCTATTTTTGGTAAATTCATCATGTTCCTTTTACGTCTGCTGGGTAGTGTATTCCTCCAGCTAATTTTACAAAATTCAATATTGCCTCGTATGGCAATACATTCAAATGGCCCAACACTCCGACCCTATATGTGTCCCAACAGAAAATCATATATTTTTCTATTTCTATTGGAGGATAAAATACATTAGATCCACAAGTAATTCCCAATACATGTTCCATCCATGATAATCTTCGCCTTTTGTCGCCATACTTAGACCACATATAATCTGGATTTACTAAACATTTTTCAATTTCCGTAAAATCTAAAGTTGAATGATGGCATGCAAAAAATCTAGTAGAGGCCCACATGTGATCAAATTGCGGATCATTGACAGCATGAGGACTCCACGCACTAGGATACGATACAAATTTATAATTGTCTAATAAAGAAATAAGCCATTGAATATGCTGTGGACCGCTGGTAAATGCAGCACAGTCAGCATCAAAATGAAAAATATAATCACCTCTCGCCATCATAAACGCATGAAGATAATTAATATCATTGAATTTATCGAAAATTCCTCCGTGATAATATTTTGTATGCTTTCTCAACACTACTACATCTGCCACCTCTCGTAATGTTGCCAAAACATCTGGTGGCACGTTATTGTGCTCATCCACAAAAACAATTACTTCTATATCGAACCCATCTAAAAAAATTTTCTTGTTCTTAACTCCATCTGTTAAGAAATCTACAGATCGACACCCTTCATTCATTTTTGTAAATGCGGTCTCTTGTTGCTCAAATCCACTTCTGGTATCGCAGTTTATAATACATGATATCTTCATATACTATTTCCTTTTCAGAACCACTCTTTCAAAATTATATACATTCGCCATAACTCCACTAGACGACGTAATGATATAATCATGCTCAACAATAAATTTTTCTATATCTGCTAAACTATCTCCTTCTTTCTCCAAATGCAATGGATGCAATTCCAAAAAAATAATGGGATGGTTTTGTTCAATTACACTCGCAAGACCTTGAAGAACTTTTAGTTCGTGCCCTTCAACGTCTATCTTTATAACATCTGGCATAAAACTCTCTCGACCGCACAGAGAATCACCAGTTGTTTTTTGCACCACAATCGCTCTGGTATCAGCCGTGTTCAAAGCCTGTTTCACAACAGCATGATCCCACTCAAAACCCATGTCTAAAGTACCAAAAGCATTTGATAAAGCTACATTCTCTGCACGAATCTTCAAATGACAATTAGCTTGTATATTAATAGCTAATTTCGGATGTGCCTCTGGTGAGGGCTCAACAGCTACAGCTTGTTTGTTCTGTCCACTAGCTGCAAACGCAAGCGAAAACACCCCATGATACGCCCCAACATCTAATAAAGCATGTCGATCTCTTGTCATAGACAAGAACCCGTCCATCTCTTCAACCATTGGTGGTGAACGGAAGCAAAAAAATTCAAATGGAAATCTTGATTCTGCACATATCTTGAACTTTATTCCGTCTCTTAAATAAAATTCATCTAAGGCCACGTTTTTATTCAAAGCTTCGTGCGATAATCTATATCTTTCCAACACTTCATCCATTATCATGGGTTTGCCTCTCTCCAAAGTCTAATAAACACCGGCATCACTTGTCCCGTCTTACCACCGCCGTTAGCATGCACGACCATAGGTTCCGTTCCTGTTATTTTGTTCTTAATGCCGGTATTGCTTACCTCGTAATTTTCGAGCAACTCATCGTGCAAGGTTTGTGCTATTTCACACCTAACGTCTAATTTCATTGGCACCGGCTGCTGTGTGAACGCCTCCAAAAAATTATCTTGATCATTGGAATGGAACATTGACCCATCTGGTTTTCTATAATCGTCCGGTTGTAATTCAAGTCTCAAGTGTTTCAACAACGCTATAATCGCCTCCGTCTCTCCTATAAAAAATCCAGAATTCAAATGTTTGAAAGGAGTGCCAACGTCTGGATACCTATCCGCCAGATCCGTTCTGGGGAATAAATTTCTTTCTGCATTAAAAACAATAGATGTATTAAATGGTAGATATCTATTCAGAAGTTCTTCTGGATTTCTAGTGATCACCACGTCCCAACAATCCGAAAACACCATGTATTTATCTTTTACATTTCCGGCTAATAAGTATTCCAAAAGAAGCTTGGGTTTAGAGATCAATCCATTAAATCCTCCATGTTCCCCCAATACAATTGGATTGTTTCCATACTTCTTACACGACTTAAAAAAATCATCATAGCAATAATATGGCTCTACCGGCTTTCTATTAGACACAGTAATTATTTTTATCATTATAATACACTCCTAATGGATGGAATAAAATATTCGTCCACATATCTTCTTGGGCGATACTTATCTGCTGTTTCTTGAGACCTTAAATATATTTCATATAAATCACTTCTTCGTGTTGCCTCTAGTAAATCGTCATGCATGCAATCCCTACGAATGACTATACAGTTTACTCCGTGCTCAAAAGGATAAGACCACGCCAATTTATCATCTGTTAAAGCCATAATAGCCCCCACATTGGCTTCACTATGCCTAAAGCATTTCATACCACATCCCGGCAAACTCACACTAATTTTAGATCTACTTTGTGCCCTGATAATTTCACCGTAATGCACACGTGAGAAATGGGGTGTGAATATGCTAACCCACACCTTTCTTTCAGATGCGTTGTGATGGAAATATGTGTCTAGATGATCCCATTGTGAAATAATCCCGTAATTCTTTTTGGTAAAAATTTCACCATGCAATCTCGGACGAAGCGGATTTGACTCTCCCCAATTGTAAAACACATCTATTGACCTAGCATCGAATTCGTCCCTATTCTGAATTGGCTGAGCGTCCATATGGCAAAGATACTCTATTGGCTTCAATCGATTATTTGCATCTTTGGATAATAACTCTCTCTTAAAATACATAATGGGAGGACGGTTTCTAATAAATTCGTCAAACAGCATCCATTGATCAAAATTACTTTCCCACCTCTTTCGGAACTCACTTGTATTTTTGCCAAAAACATGCGTATCCACTGGCTGCCAATCCCAACAGTATTCGACAAAATCCACCAATACCCAAGGTTTGTTAATCCCTCTCAACGCCTCATTAAATCTATAATCATGAAAATAAGACACTCCCACAATTACAATATCGGCTTCATTTATATTAGAAACCACATTAAGATGACTGTATAGATGTGAAATTACTACCGACTCCATCCTATTATAGGAATCTGCATTTAGAATGAATACCCTCATTACTCTGTACCTTTCAACGTTTGTAAAAGCTAAATGTGAAATGTTGTGTGGCGTTCTATGTGCGTACTTTGGGAATATCGTTGGCTGTCTATGATTTGCGTTTATCTTTCCGTTTCTCTTTCCGTTCATGCGGCCACTCCCGTCTCACTGGTTCACCAAACACGGGTCTGGCAAACACGGCTACGCAATTCGTGCCTGTTCCCTCTTCCCTTAATTTAAGCCACTCTTGAAATGTAGTGTGTTTCATTTTTATTTCCTTACATCATTCCACCCAATGCACCCGGAGGCCCTGCCGCAGCACCACCCATTGGGCCACCACCGGGCAATCCTCCTCCACCAGCACCCGACAAACCCTGGGTGACCATTTGGTTGAATTGTTGAATAGGTATCGTGTATACCCTTGTATCTGATTTATCGTCTGGAATTTTGGCGTACTGATCTCCGAACTTCTTGTACACTTTCCTGGTCTTGATTGCCGGATCATTGTTTAGCTGGACCTTTACGGCTGTAATCTTGTTATCACCATCCCGCATAATATCTACCACTGTATAACCACTCAAATTATACGTGTTTCCGCCCAAAGTGAAATTGCTTAAAACTTGCGGACTTTTCTTCAATAGGTCTGGATCAATACCCAATTCGTCCTGTATTTGAGAGAAATAGTCCGCAGGTTTTGGGGCCTGCAATTCCATGAAATTCTTAAACGACAGATTGTTCATCATGAAATATATATCACTGAAAGCTAGATAATAACATGGATACATTGTCATTCAAACTCTTCATGAAAGAGGCTGTAGAAAAGGACCGCATCAAAGATATGATCGAAGGTAACAACTTCGTTCTTTTCTTTCGTAAAGCAGGAGAGATTTACGGTGCTCCAGAAGAAAGCCGATTAGTCTTCGCTAGGATGAAGAATCCTGATAATGACCTACCATCCGGCTGGGTAAAAGAAGCCAATTTTGTAGCCGTCAACTTCGACAAGGCACTCAAAGGAGAAAAGGTTCGCAACATCTTCACCCATAAAGATTTGAAATCCATCGAAATACTCGATAAAGATGAAGCTTGCAAGGCCCTCTGCGCAAAGGCCGACAAACTTCCCGATGACAAGAAACAGATCAAAAAAGATCTCAAAGAACCAAAAGATTCCGATGAGTCGCCCGCCAAAGCAGCCAATATGGACAAGCTAGGAGAAAGATGAGCCTCCCATTCGAGCCAGAAAAAAACAAACGCAAATACCAGTGTTTTGTTTGTGGCGTTCAATTCGATGATTTTTTCGAATACAAAACCCACATTCCCGAAAAACACGAAGAGGGCCGGGAATATGTTCTTTGCCCACTAGACAGGTGTAAAGCCCCAGTGCGAGATGTTAAACTGCATTTTAAGGTAGCCCACCCTAAAGAATCATTGCCCAAAGGCTGTATGATGAAAGCCATGATTTGGAAGGATTTCTCCTCAAAAGGTAAAGGTAAAACCAAGAAGCCCAACTACAGAGAAGGAGATTACGCTTCAGTTAAAATGAACATGATGTTCCATTATCGATCCGGCTACGAAGAACAGGTGTATAATTGTCTGGACATTCTAACAGAAGTCCACGCCTTTGCCGCCGAGCCGTTCAAAATCCCCTATATATTCAATGGAGAGACACATCACTATACGCCAGACATATTAGTCTCATTTACTAATGGCAATAAAGAAGTCTGGGAGATTAAACCAGCCAACCAAACTAATCTTCCAGTCAATAAGGCTAAATGGGCCGCAGCAGAAGTGGCTTGTAAACTACGTGGATGGAACTTCAAAGTTATTACCGAGCAAGAAATACAAAAGCTCAAAAAACAAGTAAATGAACAACATGTAGAGATGTGATAGTCTGGCCAATCTTACAACATAGGCACTCCTTTACGACGAATAATTACCAAGTCGTCATGCCTTGATTTTACATTTCGTAAATCGTATAAATCACAATTCGCAAAGGAGCTTTTAAGCAACAAAGCTTCATCAATAGAAGCAACATCTTCTATGATAATTTTACCGTTTGATTTTAATAATTTATGGTAATGATTCAATGTAAATTTTTGGGTTTCAAAAGAATGAGGCCCATCATCTATGATAATATCAAATTTACCAAATTGTTCCACAGTCGCTATCTGGTAAGCGTCCCCTATTACAATGGAATAGTTACTACCCACTTGCGGAATCAATAAATCACTAGCATTAGAATCTATTCCTGTAATTCTTCCATTTGGAAAAAACTTAGACCAAAGTAGAACACTATGCCCTTTACCGACTCCAATTTCTAACAAATCGATTTTATCGTATTGGGATAAAATCTTATCATAAACCATAGAAATGTAACAGTGACGGGTTTCTTTATCGGTTGTTGGGAAAAGACTTGTGTTTTCTAAATAGAACTGTAATAATCTCATCGCTCCACCATAACGTAATAGCAACATCCTGCTACAATAAGTATGATGTCGTTTGTCAGTAATATATCGCAATGTAAACGAAAACGCCCGGCCATAGGCCGGGCGTTTTCTTGCATTAACGCATGCAATGCTTGCGATGATGTTTGTGGTGATGTCTATGGTGTCCGTGATGCTTGTGGCCTTTATGGGCCTTGCCTTGACAACCATGATGGCGATGATGCTTTCCAGCCTTCTTCACTACATCCTTCTTGGCTACGTCCTTCTTGGCTACGTCCTTCTTGGCTACGTCCTTCTTGGCTACGTCCTTCTTGGCTACGTCCTTGTGACCATCCTTATGCTTTGCCACAACGGGCTTAGATTTGGGATCGGCCTTGGTGGGTTGATGCGGAGCACCAAATCCAACAACAGACATACATGCAAACAAAATCAATGCTAATACGTATTTCATACGTTTCTCCTAAAAAAGGTTGATATTAGTATTAAACCCCGGATATGTAATAAAGTTTCGAAAATTATGTGTCTCTACTAACATTTCCCTTACATTGACACCCGCTACCGCACTTTTGGACCACTTTATTAACTTCTTCAGTCTCCGCCGCTCGATCATGAAGGTGACGAATAGCCTTTTCCGACTCCTTACGACGTTCTCCGAAACGTCGCATTAACGTTTCGGATCTTTCCATATCGAACTTCTGATACACATCAATGTCGCCATTAACATCAATAGCATCAGTTTCATATGGTCCAGCCACACGGCGTTCGTATTCTGCTTTAACCGCCGTAAGCACACCGAGAGTCCTATTGATGGCATAATATCTCCAACCGCCTTCTGGTTTCATTACCCTATTAGTAATTGTGGTTAGCACATAATTTAGCACACCCTCAATTTCGTCTTCAGAAAAACTCTCTAAATCATTAACAATTTCTCTGATAGAATCTTTAAGTTGTTTGCGGTATTTTTTCTTTATATAAGGCATGATTTCTCCTATCGACTTATTACTTGGTACATTGGTTCAACATACACTGGTTTTGGCGTATCTTTAACGGTAAAGTCATTGTTGTTCAATGCCTTTTGTGCTTCTATCCACTCTTTTTGAGCCACATCCAATCGGTCATAACTCCCACAACTTTCTGTTCCATCCTGTATATTCACATATACATGATACTTCCCATCCTTGTGAATGATTGCGTCTCCGCTAGCACATCCCAAAAATGATTTCCCTTCATTCACATATAAAGGCACAATCGGAGCTACTTTGCTTTTTAGCTCCTTGGTGGCAAAATTGACAAATGCCAATATGCCAGATTCTTGTTCTACAGTAAATCCATCGCCCTCTTCAGACAAAAATTTGTACATCAATTTTTTAAGTTCGTTCATTTAATCACCTTTCGTTACCCTAATTGAATCACTATCCAAATGCTGAGTAGAAGTTTCTAAAAGTATAGAATCTTCCTCAGCAAACATCTGATGTCGCATTCCTGGCGGAACATGGAATGTCGTCTCTGGCACCAAAATAATTGTTGCAGCTTGGGTAATATCATCCACATTACCGTAAGTCAATCGCAACCTTCCCGACTGTAAGAAAAACGTCTCATCTTTTCTTACATGATAATGCCAAGAACATTGCTTGTGCTTATTGAATTTTAGTATTTTACCACAGTATAAATGGTTGTTTGTCATCCATGTTTCTGATCCCCATCCTTTGGGAACATATGTCATTCCTCTCGACAGACTATCTTCATCTGTAATTAGCACATCACTTTCTGGCAACTCGGTACTTGCATCCTCATTTACAACCGACGCAGGCAAATTATCTAATTCCTTCGGCAACAACCCGATCCGTATCATCTCCTGTGTTTCCAAAAGGCAGGCAGAGTTCCACATAATTGCACTCAAATGATCTTCATCTTTCATTCCGGCCATAAATTTGAATGCATGTCGCATCATGGAATCTAAGTATCGACGCAATGGAATGCCTTTACGCCAATTGTCATCTCCATACTTTTGGCTGCCGTTTTCAAAATGCTGTGCTAAACGAGTAATAGCATAGTATGGCAGCAAATCAAAGCGACCTTTCCCCTCCTGGGTATCTCGAACAGCACCGGTGCCAAATTCCTGTCGCTTACCAGAGTCTACAACTTTATTAAATTGTTGCATAAGTCTCACCTACATAAAAATGTATATTCGGAATGGATAATCGTTAATTGTATGCTATGATAGAAGAAAGGTCAAGACTAACATGAAACAACCAATTTGTAAAAATTGTAAACTATTCGACGCCAAGCAAAAACGCTGCGCAGTCATTGTCATCTACGAAGGCGAAAAGTACAACTTACCAGTTGAAGCCAATGATTCATGTTTTTACGAAAATGAATTCCTAGCGTTGAATGAAGAAAACCAAATTGAAACCTTCAAACCAAACATCCAAGAAGTGAAGTTCTGGGTTGAAGATCCGATAACCGGCGAAAAGACGGATAAACCGGGCAAAGTTCGCATTGAATATCCCGTTGGATTCTTTGGAGACGAAAAACAGATTATTGATCTACCATAGAGGTCATTTTTGCATAAGCTACCATCTCCTCGATAGTTTCCTGTTTCATTTTCAGTAAACCCTTCAAATAACCAACATCACTAGCTCCTACCTCGTCCAAACTCTTGATGCCAGCCTTAAAGAGCTTCTCTGCCCGCACTTTACCAATATTGGGAATCGTACATAGATCTACTAATTCTTCACGTACTCCATAAGTCATGCGAAGTCCTAATCGTTTTAACCAATCTTGTTCTCCCCACTTACAAGCCATACCATCCAACGCTTTCAATACCGCATTCGCTCTAGGAAAATCAAACTGTAGATTTCTAGCCAGCCCCGACACTGCACCAGGGTCCATCCCACGCAACAAAGTAAAGTAAGCATACGCCCCTTTTACAGAGGGCTCCTTTGGAGAATTGGCTCCGAACATTTCACTGATTTTAGCAGCAAAGGTTGCCATATCATCACGCTCAGCCCTGCTCACAATTCCCTGTCGCAGGGTATCTACATTTCCCAACGCAACCGACACAATGATGTCATTATTTTGATAACCGTTCTTGAATAAAATATCAAAATTTCTCTTGAGATCCGCAACATCAAATGGCGAATAATAAAACATGCTGGATATAACACCAGTCATTGTTGCTTTGTATACATCATCTTCCTTGAAAATGGCTCCACACTTGATAAGCAATTCTAGCGTCTTTTCCACAATTTGATCATCCAAGTCCTGTGCTTGAAAATGAGCAAAACTTTTCTCGTACCATGCATACACATCTTCCTTGGTCTTGATATTATTGTGATGAATCTCACTCACTAAATGAAACGCCAGCGTCTTATAATGCGGCTCTTCTTCAGTGCCAACATAATCCAAAAGTTTGGATACTATATTTTCTGGCTTACTCAATCGCACTTTATGACGTTTTTCTTCTGACCGAGGAAGCAGCACATAAACATCGCCCCGTGGATCAAGACCAACTCGTCCTGCTCTACCCGCCATCTGTTGAATATTATAACTTTCCACTTCATCTAATCCACGATGTACACCCGTAATAATCACCCTGCGAGCGGGCATATTTAATCCCCACGCTAAGGTACTAGTGGCAATAACGATTCTAAAATCGGGATCGGTTCTGAATGATTTTTCCAAAGCATGTCTTTTGTCTTTCTCTAAATCAGCATTGTGAAAATCACAATTGATACCTAGCTTCTTTAGCGATGACTTCATTAACTCCCCAGTTCGCTTAGTATGAACAAATACTAAAAATTTATCATTGGGATGATCTTCTAAAATAGACAAAGCAGCATTAACTTTACTCTCTTCCTTTTCATCATAACGACCAACATCATAATAGCTTTCGTAATGAATTGCCAAAGGACATGGACGATATTGAGAAGCAAGCAAGTAAGTATCTTTGCCTGTTAAATCATAACTGACCCACTTGGCAATCTCATCTACATTCGGCATAGTGGCCGACAACAATACAATACGAGCATTGGGTGCGAGTTGGGAAAATTTCATCAATCCCACTTCTAAATGGTCACCACGTCCGGGGACTGTAAGCAAATGGCTTTCATCAACCACTAAAGTACCCACTTCTTTTAACCATTCATTATGTTCGGCCTTGAAATTGCGACAGCGGGAATTAAGCATTTCACTGGTCATCAAGATAAGATTGGACTCTGCCAATTCTTTCTTGCGAGAAGCTGTCAATTGATAGTCGCCAGTACAGATGCTCAACTTTAGATCTGAGAAATGATGTTTCTTCTCACCTTCGGCTGTAGTCCAATCATCAATCTTTTCTTTTGCTAGGGCTTTAAGAGGAGCCAGATACATAGCTTTACCGCCACGAACCCTTGCTTCATGAGCCATTAACATCTCTGCACAAACGGTTTTTCCAGCACTTGTAGCAGCCGCAATTACAAGGTTGGCATCCTTATCATGAATTTCCACCACTCGGCTTTGTACCGGATTAAAAGTGGCAAATGGGAACTTTGCATACTTTGGAAAATCTTTGCACGCAATACAGTTGTTTTGATCATCAATTTTAATGACAGGTGGCATAAAACGCTCTCCCATAAAGCGAAACAGCGTGCGGAAATATAAATAATGATCCACACGCTGCTTCAATAATGTTGACAGTTACGCTACTTCGGCTTCGGTATCCATACCGGCTCTATGACCGTATTCCTCTTTTACATATCGGCCGACCTCATCAAACATTTCAAACCATTCGGCGGCACCAGACGCTCCTGAAAGGAGCTTATCTACACTTTGATCACGCTGTATCAAGAGCGTGATTGCGGCTACATCGCCGCTTAAATTCTGTTTGAATCTCGACCCCAAGAAATACAAATCCTCATCGGAAAGCTTTCTCACATACTCACTTAAAATTACATTACTCTTTTTCATTGTAATACCTCACATTATGCATGGACTTCTTGATATTAAAACACTCGAACATACCATGATTACGAATTGGACTCATTTCCTCGATATGCGCAAACTAATGGCGTTTGCCAAGAATGCAGTGGTTGAACACCACTATATCGAAGCCACTTGTACAATTCAACAACTCACCATCTCCCGATTTGAATTCAAATCCGTAGGATTCATCCTTTGGATAGAAGTCAATATACAGAATATGGACAAAAAGGTCAAGGCGACTATTGAAGCTTTCTTATCCGATAGTGAATTAGTTTACATTACCAGCACTACGGACTAAACAACGGCCAATCGGCTCCTTTCTTCTTCGTCATGATCCACAAAAATTATGTTGTCATGATCTGGATACCTTAGCGATAAATTATAAGTGTCTATAAATGCTGTACGGTCATCTTGACAGGTGTTAACCCAGCAATATCCTGGATCTTTAACCTTTTGACCATCCTTGCCTTCTTTTGTTATTCCTACCTGAAGTGTAATCCCATCCGGTAATTGTACCTCAATTTGGCCGTCCTTCAAGAGCGAAGTGATGATGAGATGTTGAAGTTTATCTTTTTTAGTCATGATAGGTATCCTCCAAAAAATACTACCATATCTACTCGTAATAAGCCCTAGATTGCCAAGGTCTAAAATATTAAAGCAATCATTTCCCCACAAAATTCTATTAAATTAGATTGACTTGATCCGGTTGCATGTGGCTATATTTGAATCCCTCATAATCACACATTTCCACCTTGCCATCATAAGGAGAGTTAATCGGCCGACCCCTCGTATCTAAACAAACCGTCCAACAATAGATTTTACGATTCATGCCAGGAAGTTCCACTAAAGATAGATTATGCCCACCTAAAAACTTCTTCGCAATCTTTGTTACTAAAGAAAATGGCAAAAAAGGAATAGTTTTACCAAATATCTGTACGGTTTCTAAGAAATGTGTTTTATAATCTGCACGACTGAAATACAACACCACATCATACCCATCCACTACAGTTTCTACTATTTTTAATAAATGGATATCGTCCTCTAAACGTGGGTCATTAAGAGGATAATTATAAGGAACTAATGCATCCCCAACGTTTTTTATCTGCTCAATGATGTCATCTAAAGTTTTGTGTTGCATAGAGTTATTCCCCACCATATATATTCACGCAAATGGCTAAAATTCGTATTCACTACCATATACTGCATTGGCGTGATCGATGGGGTTAAGATATTCCTGTAATTTGTTGCAATCCAAATGCAATTGAGAAATAATTTCCTCCACTTGTCTTATCGCTAATCGTCTCGCTATATGCGACCAAATTCCATTACCATCTGTCATTATTAAGTTTTTCCATATTCTAGCTATAAACCAATTTCTAACCTGCTTCATACCTTGTGATAGTTTACACTCTTCAAGAAACTCCAGCAATCCCAGTACGTCTTTTGGCTCCAACCATAACAAAGAAGACCAACGATCACCCTCAGCATATGGCCTAAGAATTGGCTTGTTTTTCACCACCTCTACAAAATGCAATAATAATCTAATCCAATTTTTTAACAAATATGAATCCACACATCCATCATTGCCCACAATGCGAAATTCTACAGTTTCTCGATTCCTCTTCTGTACCTTCTGATATGTGTTTATGGTGTAATATTTGTGTTCGCTCAACTTCTCTATAAGCTTGTCAGGCACGATTAAATCATTGTGTTGAAACTCCTGACACGCTCCTATGCATTGACAAAACCTGTTAACCTTTCTATGAGCTTGAACCGAATCCATAAACACCGCTTCACATTTAATCCAGTACGATAATATAGATGCCAATTGATAATCATCACAATCCCTTACCTCTACATGTACATGTGCTGCACATCTGCCATCCGCTTTTATGTTCGAGTCTTCATTTAATACATCTACCGCTTTACAGATTTGAGACAAAGCATGACAGCCACGACTTACCGGCGAACAAATTTCTATACCACAACTAGCGTCTGGCTTCAAAACCCAACAATTATTGTTATCCGTATGGCCCCATTTTCGCACCTCAACTTTTTCTCTAAAAATTTCTGAAAGCAATGCTGCTATATAATGTATCCCTTCAGGAAGCTCTCCTCTGTCCAGAGGAGCAGCCCTAAAATCTCTGTCATCGAATGCATTTAACTCTATTTCTACGCCGAAACGTCGATGTGAATTAAATGTTATGAGATTCAGCGAGTCCATATATGTTATCCTATCAATAAAAAACCCAAAAAACAAACCAATTCAATCGCAGTGTATTGACTTGGACGTTTTTACATACTATAAAAGTATTAGGAGAATTGTTATGCCCACATACAAACCACATAAATGCTTAATGGTAAAAACTAAAGACAATCGTAGTTTTTTCACCCACAGCAAGTATTATCCACAACTTACTGAATTTTCTAAGACTTTCGGAGCAGAAATCTCAGTTGTGAAAATCAAAGAAGGTGAAGTCCTAGACCTAATTCAACTGGCTCCCGCCATTTGTAATTCGGACTATACCGCCAAACCAGAATTTGAAATTCTAGAAACAAAGATACCCATCAAGAAACGATGCCGTTCTAAACTTCTAAAGAACTCACAAAAGATCCGAAATTATATCGAATCCCAGTTCCGTAATGGAACCACCGTTTCTCTAAAGATCCTAATGAATCGCTACAAAAGATTGCGAATCACCTCGGCCTGCCTTTGTAACCACATAAAAGTAGTCCGAGAAAAACTAGAAAAAGAAGGTATGAAAATCATAAAGGTGGGTGGCGGAAAATATCAGATGAACACACAATAATCTTCTATGTTTTAATACAACTAATTCTTTTCGTTATTTTCTGAATAAGCTGTTCACAAAAGATCATATAGTTTTTATTGAGATTGTCTATCCATGACTGGCGATCCCCTTCGTACTTACCAATAGGATTATTGGCATTTTTTATCTGCAATTGACCCGTACCTAAGTTCGCTATACATAAATCTTTCCAATCCATAAACTCGATTGGCACCACCTCGACCTGTTGAATGTCAACTGTCGTTTCTTTATGCTGATAATACACAAATACATATAATAAGTATTTGTTTGCATCTGCATAAAGCTTAGTAAGCCTGCCAATCGAGATTAAGTTTGGCATAGAAAACGCCGCCCCTATATGCTTAGATTTGACATCCACAAAAAATTTCATGCCATCTTTAGCTACCAACACATCCTCAATGGAACGTTTAGATTTGGCCTTTTTTGCGGTGTAATCAAAAGACTCAATATTGTCAATAACATACTGCGTCATCATCCCTTCAATGGAATCTGCTACTGACCTCTGCATGGCAAATTGATCTACCTTAAATCGTGTGCCGATCAATTGGCTGCAAATCGTATGTAATAATCCTTTTGTATTTTGCATAATGAAAAAGCCCACCCGGCAAAGCCGGGTGGGCTCGATTCGTTCATTCGTCCTCATCACCCTTTCCAAGAGCTTCCAAATCCACATCCATGTCTTCATTGGTAATCTCTTTTTCCTCAGTGGTATCACTGACGGACAAGTTAAGAGCAGCACCGTAAATTTCAAGATAATCACGAACTTGTTGTTCGGAGTCAGCATCAATGACAGCAGGGCACTTTAGAATTGCATCTGCTGGCACATCATTGCGAGCTTCTGTGCTTTGGAATTTAATTTCCTCGCCACCAGCCCACGGCTCCAAAATCTTGTAATAACCCTTGCCACTCTTTTCGATACGACCAGCCGCCAATAGTGCGCCAAGCAATCCGCCCAATGGCGAAATTCCATGCTTGAAATATAGCTGCACTTCGTTGACAGCTACGAATGGAGTGAAGCTACGATTCTTTTTGTTTTGGAACGTTAAATTAACGCCCAAAGGCATTTCAGAATTTTTCTTCTTCTTTTTCTTGCCATCGTCTTCCTTGTCCTTATCCTTATCGGACTTCCCGTAAATAAGGGCATGAGCCGATGTACGAATACGACAACTGGCATAGAATGGCAATGCATTTCCGCCACCGGCCGTAACTTCCGGCGATCCATACAATACGCCAATGGCTTGACGAGTTTGATTAATCACAAACAACGTTGCATTGTTTTCACTCAAAAACGGATTAATCTTTCGTAGAAAATCACCACAAGCCTTAGCACGCTCGCCCGGCTGCGTGTTTCCACCCACGATCCGCTTAAATTCCTCTTTAGAGAATTTCTCAGGTAAATTTGTTTCTCTAAATTCACGTTCGGTCGGCGTTACACCAATAGAGTCCCATACAAACAAAATGGGAATATCTTTACCTTTGTATTGACGGATCTTTTTAGTGGCAGCAACAATCTTTCGCTCCACCTCTTGTATACTAATGGGTTCATAAGTCACCAATTTCTTGGTATTGACATGACCCGCCGATTCCGCAAACATCGGATTGGCTGCACGCTCGCAGTCCAAAAGAATGGCAATGCCGCCCATACGCTGCACACTGCCTAAAACGGTATACCCCAGCAAAGATTTCGCTGAAGCCGGTGGCCCATAAACTTCAATAATCTTCCCACCGGGAAGACCACCAGTTATAAACTTGCCACTCGAAGCGAAGTTGAGACCTAAATTTCCGGTATCTAAATGATAGTCACTTTTACTGGCTTCACTTAGCGTCTCCCCACCGGTACTACTTGCCAACTCTGAAAAGAATTCATCCTCTTTGTTTTTCTTGGCCATATTAAATTGTCCTTATGGTTTCATATGATTACTTTCTTTTATTGATTTATGAAATGACCCTCCACGGCCGAACGGCCGTGGAGGGTCGTAAAATTGAACCTAGATGTTATTCGAGTTCAATATTCTTAATCTGATTCATAAAGTCATCTTCATCCAACGACTTACTGGGTTCAGATTCAACGACCGGAGCTTTGGCAGTAGTTGTAGACGCACCTGCACCAACAATACTGTCAATGTCGGCTTCGTCCGAAACTACCGTAGCCTTAGAACCACTGGAATGATTCCCGCCAGCCTGATATTGAGTGGGATCAAAATCACCCGTCTCGTCTTTTTCAATACCAAGATGGACCTTCAACTGGTGATCAAGAGCCTCATACTCAAGAATACCACGCTCACGAATTGCAACAAGATCATGCAAATTCGTCAGCCATTCCTTAACCTGATCCGGCTCACCCAAAGGCGACTGGGCCAGGAATTTGGAATCGTTGTAAGTCGGGAAGGAATCCTTACCGGACTGCTTCATGACCTTAATCAACTTAAAGTCACGACCGGTCTTAGGATCGGTCACATCACCCAACGATGCGATGTCCATAGTCTTATCGCCCAAAATAAATTTGAGGATAATACCATGAAGGGTCTTTCCAACCGCCCAAATCTTCGGACCAACATTCGTTTCGACTTCTTGAGTCTTACTGTTGACCTGTTGGCGAACAATTACGTTGTAGTAATAGCGATCAATAGGCTTAATCGCTCTCGCCTTGTTTTGGGTCTGGGTGGCAACGTCGGGGGACTGTCTTTCCGACTCTTTCCACAGCCAATTGTAATATCGGCAAACCGGACAATCGCCCTGCCACTTCTTATCGACCAAGACCTTGAGACAGTGGTAGTATCGGTTATTCAGTCTGTGGACACGGGAAGGTGCATAGAACGGGTTCTTGGGCCGTCCAAACATCTCTTTAGCAGCGGGTGGAAGCAACCGCATTGCAAAATGGCAATTCCCATCGGGAATCAGGACGTAATTGTCCAAATAGCTGTTACCTTGCGTATTCAGCCGTTGATTTTCTTCCATCAATTCATTCAAGTCTAAACTCATAAATCGTTCTCCTAGTAAATAAAGTTACAATCGTGATGTAGGATTAATCGGCAACAGACCGAAAATTCCAAAATTATTCTTCACTTTCAAAAACTCTATCATATTCCGCAATGATATCTTCCGCAATTTTTACCATCTTAATCCTGGTATAGTCCTGTCCATAATCGCTATTTGTACGACTTACATAAGAAGCCATTAATTGAGCAATCAGAAATTCCCGGATGGTCATTTCTACTGCTGGTACATTCGCACGTGTTATTCGTTCTTCCATATAAATCTTGCATACATGCCTTACATTCTTAGAGCTTATCCGAATTGTAAAATAATTGCAAGGGCTGTTTTCAGAAAAACAAAAGGCCGTCAAGAAATCTTCTTGACGGCCTTCGTTTCAACTGGAGGTATCGCTACTAAAGGGGATTATCGTGTGCCTCCTCAACCTCACCTTCTTCTGGTTCGGTCCCCGGTTGTCGAATTTCCGGGTGCTTCTCTACCCACTTCTTTGTTTTAATTTCAAGAGCATCCATTTTCTCTTTCAATGTCATATGTCCATCAGCTTCAAGCTCAGCGTTAGTCTGCTCTCTTGCAGCCTGTTCCTTGAGATATTCTTCTTCAAGAGCTTCTAGTATCTTCAAATTATTTTCTAGTTGTTCCAAAGCACTTTCCTCCTTATGCTGATCAAATTCGATCTGTTTTTCAGTACGTACAAAAGGTGGAATTCGCTGCCTTGTGTTTCGCTCAGCCTTTGCTATTTCCCGATCCTTTTTACTTTGTTCTCGTATTTTGGTACGCTTCCTCAATACGGATTCCTTGGATTTAGCTTCTCTTTGCTTCTTTTTCTTTTCTTCCAGTTTTTTACTAGCCATTGAATGTTACCTTTTCAATTCTTGTGTCACCTTGTCTAACTGGCATCCATACAGATTCCCAATCTTCCGGCAATCGCTCGGTCATCTTACTGAGTTTATCTTTCATACGATCTATCATAGACTCAGCATCACCAAGAGACAGTTGACCAACATTTATATAAAAAATCAAGATGCCTTTGAGTTTTGTATTCTCTTCATAATAACCATTATGTCGTCGATTGCCAATAGAAGAAACATAGCCCTCCATACAACTTTTCAAAAAATCATCCCATTTATCATTTGCTTGATCAGCACCTTCTGCTAACTGTGGATGACCTAACTCTGCTGAATTTGCATCTTCCTCCTGGATTCTGGCTAACTCAGCCAACTCTTCTTCCTCAGTTCTCTTCTTTAATGTGTAGGTTTCCGGCCCTTTCATTGGTGGAATTGGTCGATCCCAATATCCTTGATACCCCACTTCTTTAGTCTGCGTCTCTACTTCTGGAGCTTTGTCACAATACGAACAATTACATCCCTTAGGATGAATTTCTTCTTCTGTATGGCAACGGCCATCGGTAATCTCCGCTGTTCTATGGAGATTGGGCAATCCCTTTGTACAGCCCTTCCACTTCTCAACAAGTTCTTTACTGACTACTACGTCATTGACCTTGTTAGAAAATTCTATTACTGCTTTAGCTTGGTCTCTTTTCTTAAACGACCTTTTTTTAGGCTCCTGCATTTTTGGATCTAATTTTCCCATATCTTCTTCATCATAACTGTTCATATGTCTCCTTATCCTCTTAAATTTACCATTTTTGAATCTGCGACCATCATGGCCTCTTGCATAGGCTGCTCCACCACGCCATCCCACATGAGTTTAGGAGCCCCCACATCATGCCGAGCATCCATAAACTCGGCGTCTAAATTAGGAGCAGGCACAAAATGCTTGTCGCTAATTGCTTGTTTTTCACCATTATCATTTACTGTTGTGTAAAGCATTCCGGCTGCGAAATTTGGGGCTGGTCTTTCTTGATAGATGGGGTATTTCTTCTTAGGAGTAAACGCAAGATTGCGTTTTTTAGCCTCTGCCAGAAGCCAAGGTTCTGGATCGTAGACCTCCTCCCGCAAAGGTCTTCCGACTCCTGGCAAAAACTGTTTTGGAGGATGTTTTTCCGGGACTGTGTTACCTCCTCCTTTTAATGCTGCGGCCAACCCTGGATTGGCTTGCAACAATGCAGCCAACACACTCTGCGGATCTTGTGGCTGGGGTTGCTCCTCAGGTACGTCCTGTACTTGAAGATTAGCTCCATCATCAAAACTAAATTTCTTATGTTTGATCAAGATGCCGTCGTCTGTTTCCTTGTAGCTCAACTTCTTCTTGGTAAACTCATAGATCTCTACATCTACCACCAAGATGTTTCGACGAGCTAATTGAGCCATGATTTTACCAGCCGCCACTTCTAAT